GTGAACGAAGTCTCGCTGTTCTCGACGATCTCAAACGTGCTCTTGTACATGCTGTACTCCGTGAATTGGTGCACCCAGCCGGGCTCGAACCGGCGCCAAGAATTTTAGAGATTCCTGCTCTACCGCTGAGCTATGGGTGCTTCTGATACTTTGAAACGGATTCCGGTCTGACGCTGCAGCTCGTAGGCCAGCGTGCACGCCCAGTCCCAGTCATGGTACTGCTTCCTGTAGAGGGAGCGGTCAAGACGAGACTCCTCCCAGGCCGTGCCTGAATAGGACTCTTCGGCGGGGATACTAGCAGACTCGTGGATTACGTACATCACTCGTACTCCCGCTCATAGATGACGATGGCAGCTTCGATCACCTGAGACTTCGCCTCTTCGGACATGTCGATCAGCCAGTCTCCGACGTACGACGAGAAGATCATGTCGTCTACCGACATCTCAGGGTCATACGCGGAGATGTCGATCTCGACCAAGTGAGAAGCGAGAAACTCTTCGATCTCTGCTCCCTCGTCAGAAGAAACCAGATCGTGGAACTCGTCAGAGTCGTCGCCCGTGATGAAGGTGATGAGTTCTTTCTTGGTAAACATGCCGTGATCCTTTCCGTTGATCAAGTACAGTTTATCAAGATTGCTCGGCGGTGTCAACTGGTTTTCTCAACCACACCGTCGTCTCTATCACTTTCTTGTGTGGCCACACCTGGGCGTAACTGAACTCGTCTTCACGGATGCCGTGCCACTCGCCGTCTCCCGAAACTCGGTAGGACGCTTCCCAGTAGGTGATTTCTCCTCCGGGTACCTCGACTCCGTCCTCGTCTACGGGTACGTACTCGAACACGGTCTCGTAGATGTTGCCGTGTCGCCAGGAGTCGTCTATCTCCTGGTGGACCTCTACGAGGTACCCGTCGAAGTAGAGCTCCTTGAACTGCTCCTTGGTCTCTATCATAGATTGATATCTCCTCGAGTACGCTACCGGTCTCATTTCCATGATGTCGGCATAAATAATGGATTTCTTAGTAACACGATCTTCTAGGGTGTTTAGATAATTCAGCACCCTATTGAAGGCCGACCATTCACCCCCGAGTAAACTCAGTGGTCATATCTCTCCACCATGACGGTCTTGAGCATGGCCGAGACCGGGTTGACGTCCCCGCCCAGCACTGACTTTACTACTGCGGGCGAGAGGCCCGACACCAGCACCATGCCGCTCTCGTCGTAGCGGACAGGGGTCGTGTCTCCCCGTGACTCGACGTTCCACCAGACGATGCCCGGTACGTCGTAGCCCGCCGCTTCGAAGTAGGACTTCGTGCGCTCAGACGCTGACGTCTTGCCGTGTTCACAGCCGGAGTCGAACTCCATGTCGCTTATGACTATCAGGAACTTGGGCACGTCACTCGCCGGCACGTCGTTCTCTACCGCGGTGGTGACTATCAGCTGCATCGCGGCGTCCAGGTCCGTAGACATTCCCCAGTCCCGGCCCGTGACGTAGTTCACTCGGTCGCGTATGCTGGAGGTCTTCGGGACCCTGAAGAGAGTCGGTACAGAAGTGAACGTGACTCCGAGGCCCTCGAACGCCGACTTGTTGCGCTCGGCCAGGTAGATGCCCAGCGAGACCGCCACGTCGAGGCACGACACGCCCGAAGAACCCACCATCGAGGTCATCGACCCCGAGACGTCTACCACGGGCAGGAAGGAGACCCCTTCCGGGACGTAATCTGGCAGAGATGCCCAGAGTGCGTCAGCGGTCGCCCTGTCCACGCTTGACTTGGTGACGTCGTACGGGAACAGAGCCCCGGCGTTGATCTTTTCTTCGCCCCTGAGTGCGGCCGCAGTGAACTCCGCGTAGCGCTCGGGCTGCCTCTTGAGGAACGCGTTCGAGTAGCGGGCCGCGGCCACGGACGGGACCCGCGAGAACTCTATCGCTGACCAATCGCGGGAGCACATCTTCTGCTCGACCGTGTCAGACAGGCGCGACACCATCTTGCGGTAGTCACGCGGGGTGAGTCCCATGAACTCACGGAGGCCCTTGGCGAATGCCCGGTTCTTTGACGACTCGCGAGGGGCCCACTTCGCAGCGAGTCCCTGGCCGTCGTGGAGGGCGTAGGCGAACATGGCGTACGCCGCGGTCTTGCCGGCCTCGGAAGTGAGCGCGAACAGGTCGTCCCACCTGCCGACTGCCGGCACTGACGGGAGCACTCGGGCCAGGCGGGTCGGGTCGCGGCGCTCAAGGTGTACCAGCACGTCACGGAAGACCTGGCGCTCGCCGGCGCCCCCGCGCACGTCGCGTGCCCAGAGCATGATCCTCGACGCGAGGTCGGGGTCCTGCGCGTAGGCCGCGTCGAACAGGGAAGTGACACGGCCGGCGCCCTGTCCGCGGACGGCGCCGACCTTGAAGAACAGGTCCACGCAGGCGTCCAGGGACGTGCTGTACGTCTTGTCGCCGTTCTCGGTGAGCGTGGTGGTAGAGTCCCGGGTGAGTGCCTGCGCGAGTGCGTTCATGTCGATGTTCCCTCTCAATTCAAGACGAACCAGCCTGCGAGTTACACCGCGTTTCGTGTGAAATCTGGCATGTAACTCGCAGGCTGGTTACTGCAAGGTCCGTTCTTTTGCTACCGGCGCGTCTACTGGTTTCGCCACGACCGTCATAGGATGGGACGGTCGGCAGGACTCGCACCTGCAGTTGCCCGAAGGCTCCGGTCTTACATAGCGGTTTCTGCTGTTAGGACCTTTCCAGAGTGCTCCGGTGTCACCCGGGTTTTCGCCAATGAAATTGTTGAGTTGCTGTGAGCACTCTGGAAAGGTGCACCCTCTGGGTGCCGTCAAGCCTGCTTCGGAAAGGAGCGACCCGGGGCTTTCCGGGTAACTCTGTATTCGTTATCGTCAGTATATGTCGTCCCGACGGTCTTGTCAACTAGAAAGTGCAGGATAGCGGTTGATCCTTACGGGACCTAGATCGACGGGTATGAGCCCGTATCTGCGGCTGTGCTTCACGGTCCGTAGACTCCACACTTCGCCTCGCTCTGATTTATTGGTTGCTGTTTCTATCCTTGAGAACGGTGCCCGTCGCGGGTATCGCACCCACGTTTCCTCCGTTCGTCACGTGACTATAGAGGAGTCTTACTACATAAACGAACTGGGCATGGTGCAGCCTCTTGGTTACGCTCCAAGGTCTCTGGCTTTTCAGACCAGCGCTTCCACTAGGTTAGCTTAGACTGCATGCAAACTGTGTGAGGTGTTCCGGTACCCTCACTAACCGGCCGTTGTACGCCTCCTATGGAGACATCAAGTGCACTGCACCCTAGTACCTCGGCTTCACTCTCTGCTAGATGCACCGCTCGGGAGAGCATTTCTCGGATTTTCCAGCATCTTGTCGCAGTTCAGTCCGGTTGTCCCGTTGCTCCGGACTTAGTGTGAAATGGCGGGTCATGGGAGAATTGAACTCCCGCTCTGAGATAGACAATCTCGTATGCTGCCACTACATCAATGACCCTTGCGCAGGTCGAGAATCGAACTCGCCATACTACGGCTTATGAGACCGCATAGCCCACCAGGGCTTGTCCGCGCATAACTAAACTTGGTGCACCGGGGTGGACATGAACCACCACCTGGGGTCCAATGACCCCTGTACTACTTATACGACCCGTGCATGTATTCAGGCGGCGTAGCAGCTACTCTACGCATTTGCACCTTCCCACCGGCTCTCCGGATGGCGGCACCTGAATTCTGGCCGCCGGGGATGGTAACGAACCATCGTCTTTCGCGTTCAATAGCGTTGCTCTGCAATTGAGCTACCCGGCGTTGTCATGACAGTCTATCGAGAAACGACCGGACTGTCAACTGATTTCTTGAATTCTTTTGCTGATCACCCCGGAATCGAACCGGGCTAAACACCGATTAACAGTCGGGTCCCTGCACCTTGCTTGGCTTGTGATCAGCAAAAGAATTCGTTGTCAAAGAACGCTCCCGAAGGAGAAAGTGGAGGATGAAGGTGGTCTCGATCCACAGTCCCGTTAAGGACCCACTCGCTTTCCAAGCGAGGCCGGACCCCGCCCGGTTCATGCATCCGTGGAGGATGAGTGAGTACTCGAAACCCACACCTCTCGGTGCGATCTGCTTTCGAAGCAGTCCCGGCCACCTGACCGGTTACTCATCCATATGACTGGCGGAAGACGGGCGTACTCGAAACCCAAACGCAGTTCGCGCTGCGTTCCCATCGCTTTCAAGGCGAGTCCGACCACCTGATCGGTTCATCTTCCATACAACTAACTGAGAAAGCCCTCGTGAGCTTGCTTAGGCAGTTGGTGGGTCCACGGAGATTCGAACTCCGATCGCACAGATTAAAAGTCTGCCGTAATGGCCGTTATACTATAGACCCATGGTGTTGGTACGCGTGAGAGGAATCGAACCTCTTTGATCACCCTCATCAGGGGCGCTCCTATCCAATCAGACACACGCGTATGAAATTCAGTAATGGTATATTTATATCAGGTTTCTCGACGTTGTCAACTAAATTTTATCGAGCCTGACTATCTCGGTAGCGTGTACGCTCACTCCGCGGTCACACAGCACTTCTTCCTCGTTGACTGCGCTGTCTACAGACGACGGGTCCATGCCCAGCATCTCCAGCTGCGTGCCGCCCATGAACAGGACGAACCCGTGCACGTCGAGCACCACCTTCGAGGAGGGCACCCGTTTCTTCAGGAGCACCTTGACGCCCGGGACGAGGCCGTTCGACAGCGAGTACTTCTTGTCCTCTGCGAACCGTCGCGCGGCCTTCTCGGACTTGGCCCAGGAGCTGTACCTGTCGATGGTGATGACTCCCGACTCGAGCACCGAGGCGTCGACGGTCATGCCCCGGTAGAGGAAGCCGTCGTACTTGGTGAACATCGGAGGGACCTTGGACCGGACCCTCCTGAGGTAGTCGGCGTGCCGCTGGTCATTCTTGAAGAGCCAGCCGTCGAGGTTCGCGATGAACTCCGGCGTGCCTATGACGTACTTGGCCGTCAATGGCGGAAGGCCTGGCGCTGCAGGACGCGGACGACGAGGTCCTTCTCTTCTGCGCCGAAGTAGTAGACGACGAGGTCGATAACCTTGCGGACGCTGAAGTCCTTACAGGAGAAGACGTCGACGTACAGGTCGCCCGAGTTGTCACAGAAGTGACCGGAGACGTTGGAAGTTTCGATCATCTGGAACGCGCTGATGCCCGCCTTGTCTGGGTCGTGGGTGGCGAACCGCTCGACCCAGAGGTCACCGTACGGGACCATGTCGATGTCTGCCACGAGGCGCTCGAAGAATGACCGGACGACTTCCTTGTCCTGGACGAGCGTCTTGGACTTGGTGTACCCGTCGATGATGAGGTGCTGTCCCCAGCTCTGCATGTCGAGTCCTTACTTGTTGAGGTTGGTCAGTGCGCCGACGAGCAACGCGAGGGCCATCGCCGGGAGAGTGAGGACGTAGACCCACCACGGGTCGCGGCCGGCGTGCTTGTCACCCAGACGGGTAAGCAGGTACATGACGCCCAGGAGCGTCCAGGTGACGAGGAACACGGCCGATACCATCACTGTCATCATCACAAAGTCCTCAACGGAGAGTCACGGCTAACTGGTACCCCGTGAGGGAATTGAACCCTCGTTTCCTGGCTGAGAACCAAGCGGCCTACCATTGACCGAACGGGACTTGAACTTGGTGTGCGCCAGAGGATTCGAACCTCTTCACCGTACGGAACCGGGTTACAGCCGGTCATAGCTCTCCAACTCTATCGCGCGCACATAACTTGGAGCCCCGTAGAAGTGTCGAACTTCTGTCTCCTCCATACCACAGAGGCATTCTGCCGTTGAACTAACGGGGCATTAACTTGGTGCCTAAGTCGCGAGTCGAACGCGATCCTGCTCTTTACGAGGGAGCCGCTCTTACCACCTGAGCTACATAGGCATTAACTGGAGCGGTGGACGGTCTTTGCAGGCCGTCACTTGGCGAGGAGGCCAGAAGGGTGATCAAGTCCGACCGGCACAGCCGCTGTGCACTCGCGCACCGCGTAAATCTTGGAGCCCTGGCGGCGAATCGAACGCCGGATGATGCGTTACAAAGGCATCGTTATACCACTTAACTAACAGGGCACTCTGGTGCCGGAGCGTTGACTCGAACAACGATTAGTCCCTTATGAGGAGACTTAGGTCACCCGACCTACCCACCGGCTTATCTTTCTTCCGGTCGTAGTCCTTCTTGGACTTCACAACCTTCTTCGCGTACTGCTTGAGCCTCAGAGAGGCTGCCATCACGTTCTTCATGAGAGCCTCCATCTTCGGTAAGCACATAGTTGGTGGACCTCACGGGAATCGAACCCGTCGACATCAATCTTGCAAGGATCGACCGCAACCCCATTGCGAAGCCCAAGTGATGTCTTTCCATCAGTCAGGAAGGAGTGACCTCCCGTTGGGCAGTTGGCCCCAGACTGGTACTCCATCCGGGAGTCGAACCCGGTCCACGTGAGTGAAAATCACGCCGCTAACCGTTGGCGTTATGGAGCATGTTTATTCTAGAGCAGATATCAACTGCTCTTTGCTTGCGCGCACCCATTCACCACTGTGAACTGCGTCAGCAAATTTATTCAGTACTTCCTTCTCCTTTTCTCGACCATTCGAGAAAAATTTGGAGAACTCTAACATAAACCCACGATTTGGGTCGTATGTCTGATACGTACTTAGCCTAGCATTAACATCACGTGTAAAACCAACTTTGTAGAAACCATCAAACATTGGATTACTAATGACGTAGACAAAACCTGATTTCAGCTTTGTCTTAACTTCTATCTGTTTTCCAATCTTCTCTCTTTCACGATTAAGTTTCATGAGAGACACTGCTGCTAACTTGCGTCTGTAACGCAGCGCCGAAGGTGTTTTTACGTCTCTGTTTAACAGAAATCTCTGATCATAAATATGTCTATAATTAGAGATCAAATCTTCTGTTACTAGAAACGTTCCATCTTCAGGCAAATGGTTCCACTTTACGAGAACGCGAAATACTTCGTTTTCTTTATCAGAGAAAGCTATCATTGTCTTGTTTCTTCCGAGTGACGGGTGGTCCCGCCTCTTGCTGCTCGGTCAGCAGATGGTATATTTATACGCGGTCTCAGGCGGCGAGGCGGTAAACTCGCGTGCCGTTGTACTCGACCTTCGAGACCAGGTTGGCCTTCATGGCCGAGCGGAGGTTCCGCAGGGCCTCGAAGGGCACGATGGTGTTCTGGACCAGGACGTCTTCGCCGACTTTGAGTGCCCGGATGACCACCCACTTGCTGTTCTTCATGACCGTTTCCTTTCCGTCATTAGGAGTACAGTATAACTCATTTCTCGACTTTTGTCAACGTAAATTTTGAGTCGACTGCACTTACTTTCCAGACCTCGTCGAAGCCCTCGTCGTAGGACGGCGTGACGAACGTCATCGTCATGGACGCCAGCACTCCGATCGGTATCGTCTTGCCGGGACGCTCGAGCCTGCAGGCGTGCTCGTGGGCGTCAGGGACGTCGAACACGTAGGCGGCTTTCTTGTAGCCCTCAGGGACCATGCGCAGCTTAGAAGCGCGGGACTTCACGGTCAGGTTGGTCTGGTCCCAGACCACGTCGAGCCCGTCGATGAACGCGAACGCGGCTGTGTCTTCACACCAGCGCTGGGCGAGCTTGGCAGTGCGGTGAGACCACACGGCGTCGTAAGTGCTCCCCTCGTCTCGGGCTATCGCCTCGATGTAGTCGTCGGACGAGACGACCACGGGGGCGTCCGTCCCGGGTTCACTCCACCAGGAACTCGACCGGAAAGTACTCTTGCCGCTTGCGGGGAGTCCCACGAGCATGCTGAACGTCTTCACGTTTCCCATCTCAGTCCTCCCCAGAGGTGGCGTACAGAGTCCACCTTAGTGGACGTGCCCAGGCTGCCCTTGACCCTCGCGACCAGCTCGTCGTACACGAAGCGCTCGAGGGCGATGTCCCTCCCCTCGAGCCCGCCGAGGGTGTCGTTCAGGTAGTCGTACGCGCGAAAGCGGACCTTGGTCTCTTCCTTGCCCCGTACCAGCATCGCGAATTCTTTCTTGGACCCGAGAGTCGTCACCGTGTCTTGGATGACTTCCCAGGCTATGTCGTCGGCCGTCGCCTTCAAATTCTTGAAGAAAGAAAAGCCGAACTCGTCCAGCCTAGACACCAGGTCTTCGGGCAGGAACGGCTTCGCGTCGTCGAGCTTGTCGTCCACGATCAGGCGGATTAGGTCCTTCTCGTGCTGCATGTGCTCCATCGTCTTGTGCAGCTGCACGTAGTGCGAGCCCTTCATCTTGAGCATGTGTCCGTCGTCGAAGCGCACCACGTAGCCCTCGTCCTCGATGCTCGAGAGAGACTCAGCGGCCTCGTCTATCGTGAGGTCGAACTTCTTGATCACTTCTAAGTCATACATCCGCGCGAACACGACCATGGAGTCGTAGTCCAGGTACGCGCCGGTCTCGTTGTCCCGCATGGCGGTCAGCACTAACCGGTCTTCCGGGTAGTCCACCACGATCCTGTTCTTCCGTGAGCACCACTCGAACATCGCGCTGGCCTTGATGGAGACCATGTCCCGCACGAACTCGCCGTAGTCGAAGCGGGCCTCTACGAAGGCCGCGGCGTTCTTGGCCACGTCAGTGTCGCCCATCTTAGTGCCGCACACAATGCGGCCTTCACTGGTCTGGAAGAAGTTAATCATGCTCCCGTCGAGCTTCTCGAGGATGACGTGCGGCTCAGAAAAATCGATGAACCGTGTCTCTGTTCTCTCACCGAGGTTGAAGAACTTGTGGAAGCGGCGGCCGATGACCTTCCCGGTCTCGCGATCGAACACCAGTCCGCGACACTCGCGAAGGATCGCGCTGCGCTCGTCGGTGACCGGCGGGAAGGTGTCCTCGAAGTTCACCAGGTAGTTGAAGATGACGTGGTCGCCGCGGTCCGCCTCGATGAACTCAGAGCGGCCTGCTATCGCGTCTCGGACCTGGTCTATGTGGGTGATGGTAGGGAACGTGTAGTTCACGGGTGGGCCTCGTACGGTGCCAGGTCGAGCCACTGCGCGCCCGGGACTCCTAACTTGACGAGCAGCTGCACTACGGTTTCTGCGAAGTCCGAGAGACCTCTGTCTCTCGCGGCCTTGATGTCATCGACGTTCCAGGTAGCTCCTTCTACTAGGGAAACCATAGAACTCGCAGCCTGGTGAGCAGCGAGGATGTGCTCACCCTGTACTGACAGCGTAACTGCATTAGAGGCTGCCGAGACGGCGAACGATACCGATCCCGAGACATCTCGCGTTGCTAGTGTGGGGTCTGTCACGTGTTCGAGCTCAGCTTTGAGTGCGGCTTCCAGAGCCAGTCTAGACACTTCTCGTGCGAAGCGGTACTCGTGTAGGTGACCCTCACTGCCTAGCTGAACGAGCGCCAGGCGGCGCATGCCCTTAGCGCGCGCCGCCTCAGACGACCAGCTGCTGTCGTTGAGTCGTATCTTGAAAGCACGCAGAGCTTCGGCCACGCACGACGGGTCGTCGCCGTGAGGCAGTCCCATGGCGTAGCACACCGCGGCCTCTACGCACATCTGTCCAGGGACTGGCCGTCCCAGACCCGCGACGAGGCCTGCGTCTACGGTCTCCAGCACCTTCACTGCGATTTCTCGCGAGATGTCATCCATGATGTATATCCTTTTCTCGAATTTGTTACGCGTAACACGTCCCGTGCTTGATGTAAGACAGCGTGCGTTCGATCGGGCCGGTCTCGGGCTCGAAGTCTCCCGTGACGCTGTAGGCGTAGTTGTTGGCTTCTGCCTCCCAGGGCAGCGCCCTGTACCCGTCGTAGTCCAGAAAGCGCATCATGTAGAGCGTCGTGGCGATGTGCCCCTGCCACTCTAGAACGATGCCCTCGATCAGCCGCAGCCGGCCTGAACGCATCTGACGGGCGTGGTGCAGCTCGTGGAGCAGGCAGAACTCGAAGTCCCTGTACGCGCCGTACGAAGAGCTCATGCGCACCAGGTCGTTCAGTATGTCGTACCTGCCGTTGCCGGGATCGAGGGCGTCGTGGAAGACCACTTCTATCGGTCCCACGTCAGCGGCTATCTGCAGGCACTTCTCGATGATCCGTGTCTCTTCCGCGTCGAAGCTCATCGAGTGAACTCCTCGGGGAGAGTGCAGAACTTGACCGCGTTGGCCAGGAAGGGGTCCTTCGGGACGTAGGAAGACATCGCGTGGTGGGCGTAGCCGTTCGCGTCTGCCTCCCAGGGGAGCTGGACGTAGAGGTCGTCGGACCTGCCCGAGCAGTCATGGAGCATGACGAGTATGTCGCTGATGGGCACGGTGTATCCGTCTCTCCAGACGTTGGTTTCCTCGACCTTGTCCAGCTTCAACATGCCGCGGCTGTACTGGACGTGGTGTCGGAGTTCATGGATGACCACGAACAAGACGTCGGCTGGGTCGGAGAACGCCAGGTGCAGAGACAGCCTGACTGCCTTCTCGTCGGGGTAGTACGCACCGCCGGGAAACGGGAAGTTGTCCATCGTGACGCTGACGTCCGCCACCTCGTCCGGCTCGAAGAACTCGGCCGCACGGTAGATGACTGCCCTGAGGGAGTCCGACACTACGGGATTGCAGTAGAAGTACTCGTACGGGCCGCGAGTGGCGTTGGCCACTATCTCCGACCACTCCATGCACCGGGCAGAATGGGCTGCTACGCCGTATAAATTATCGCGTTCCATGAGAATGGGACCTCCGTTTCCGATGGTCCCATGGTATTACATCTAGAATGCGTTGTAAACTGAAAAGTTCAGTCCAGGTTCGACAGAGCCGACTTAGTTATGCCGTCGTAGACCCTTCCGAAGGCGCGGAGGATCGCGCGGCCCAGGTCTACCGTGACGCCGCGCAGGGCGGTCCAGACGACCGACGTCGGCCAGAGCACGGCCCAGTTGACGATCTTCCAGTTGTTCCCGTTGGACAGGCTGATGCCGTCTCTCCAGAGCGGGTTGTAGACCGCCGAGGCGTGGAACTTCGCGAGCAGAGCGCCGGACGGCTTCAGGATGGACGTGTCGGCCTCGGCTTTAGAGAAAGAACGGTTCTCGCTGTCCTTGAACTTGGCCCAGCCGGCCGCTATCGCGTCGGCAGAAGATACGGAGTACCTCCACCACTTGAAGACCGACCACAGTGAGCCTACGGCGACGTAGCCGAGGACCGAGAAGAGGTAGGTAGAGAACTCGACCGACTTCAGGGCAGTGAGGACGTCGACGCCGAAGCCGAAGTACAGCAGCGCCCCGGCACCCGCTACGGCGAACGGGAAGGCCGGGAAGGCCTCTGCCTCGGTGATGCTGACGAGTGACGCGAGCAGTATCAGGTCGAGGAATACGCTCAGCAGACTGAGCCCTAGTACTAGAGTGAACATTCACTTCTCCAGAGTTGAGACGCCCTTCGAGACAGACGACCAGTAGGCCGCGTCCTGGGAGGCGCATGATGAGAGCATGAACAGGGTGAGTGCGAGGAGGGCCAGCTTCATGACGAGTCCTAGTGGTACCCGAGGAGGGACTCGAACCCTCATAAACTACGGTGCTTGAGGCCGCTGCCTGTTCCGTTTGGCTGAGTCACTCGGGTGGGTTTGGCGCGGGTAGAAGGAATCGAACCTTCGTCCTCTGAGTGGCGCTCAGAAATTCTACCATTGAACTATACACGCGATTATGGTACGCCTGGGGAGATTCGAACTCCCACTACCACGTTTCTGAAACGTGTGACTCCTGCCGTTGGTCTACAGGCGCAGATTGGTCCGGGTGACTGGATTTGAACCAGTGATCCCCTGCTTCCAAAGCAGGTAGGGACGGCCAAACTCCCCTACACCCAGTTAAGCAAATTTTGGAACGGGCCACCGGACTCGAACCGGTTTCTCTTGGCTGGAAACCAAGGGCACAGCCTATATACCAGACCCGCATCTTGCTCGGACGGTGTGCGCAATGGTCGTCAGGGACCGTCCGAGGTTACTCTGTATTTATATCAAGAAACGGAGGACTTGTCAACCGTCTGTCGAGAAATCTTCGCGTTCATTTCCTCGTCTATCGTGACCGTGCACCGCTTGAACTTGATCGAGCCCTTGGTGTGCGGGTTGTCCGGGGTCTCCTTGGTGGAGAACGGACAGTCGACGTCTACGTGCTTGACGTAGTGGGTCTCACCGCCGAACTTGAGCACCCACATAGGGATGCCGGGGTCGGCCAGGTGCGCGCGGTTGAAGTGAAAGACGCATTCCTTGGCATTGACGGGCTAGGCGAGCATGACGCAGTTCCTTCTGCTGTGATGGCGCGATCCACCGGACTCGAACCGGTAACCTTCTCCTTAGGAGGGAGACGTTCTGTCCTGTTGAACTAGGACCGCATTGAATGCAAGATATTTATCAGGCTCCGGGCCGGATGTCAACTGGAATTTTCAGCCCGAACGCGGCGGCCACTGCTGAGAGACGCTGCTCGAGCAGGTCGGGTGTCATGTTAACCGTGCGCAAGATGTGCTCACCCGCATAGTGATACGCGTTGCCGTCGTGTGCGGCCTGCAGGGACTGGATCAGCTTTCGATACGCGCCGAAGTGAGCGGAGATTAGGGGCAGGTCCAGGGCCGGCGCACCCTCGAAGAGGGGATTGTAGTCATCGTCTGAGATCAGGTGGCCGACGGCGCACTTCAGGCCGTTCGGCCCGCGGTACATGCATCGTACTCCGAAACCCGAAGGAGTATCTGTCCGTGACAGCTGGAACCCCTGGCCCTTCAGGCCGAGGTAGGCCTCGTTGAATATCTCTTGCTCTGTCACGAGTTGCCCTCGTCAACGCGGACCAGTCTGTAGCCGTTCTTGTTGAGCTCTTCCTTGAGGAACGGCACGAGCCCGTCGGGAAACGGGTACGAGTCCAGCGGGTTTTGCGGACGGCGCGGGAAGTTGCCCCACTTGTCCACTGCGCGCGCCACTTTCCATTCTTCCAGGTCTGCGCGGTAGGCCAACATGGCCTTGTCCAGTGCCCGGAGGCGGGCCGCTTCGAGGCCCTCTTCCAGGTAGCGCAGGGCCTCCGCGTCGACGGCTTCTTGTTCCGTCTCAAAGAAAGAACCGAAAGTGGTCTTCCAGACTTGTGTGAGCAGCTTAGGCATGGTCTTCCTCCGTCGGTACTGTGAGGCCGAAGTACATCGCGGCGACTTCCAGGTTCTCTTTGACTCCCTCGGGCGTGGGTGCGACATTTGAACAGAAGTAGAAGAGGTCTACGACTACTCCGTCGTCGATGACTCGCCCGAAGCCCCCGTCATGGGCCTCCTGGAGGGTGTCGATGAACTTCATGACTTCCGAGTCGTATTTCTTCTTGAAGAAGTCTAGGTCTGAAGCCGGGTAACCCTCCATCGACTCTCGGTAGTCGTCATCAGGTATGAGGTGACCGGCAGCGCACTTAAGGCCTTCGGCGCCGCGATACGCGCAGCCGGGGTTGTCTAGCGTCACGGACGGCCGGAAACCCTGGCCCTTCAGGCCGAGGTAGACACGGTCGAAGATGTCTTGCTGGAGGTCGTGCAGCTCTTCGTTAGTCAGAAACATGTCAGTACTCCGTTGAATGTGGTGGTCCTCAGGTTGAACGTCGGTATGAGCAGGCGCCTGGCCAGGTTCACGGCAGTGGACGTCCCGCCCTTCACGTCTCCCTCGGACCAGTAGAGGACGAAGTCTACGGGAGACTCTAGGTCCTCGCCCAGCACCTGGTGGACGTTGCGGGAGTGAAAGTCCCGGTGAGACTGGATGAGCTTGTCCCACACCGGGTGCACCGTCTTCGCCACCTCGACCGCTGCGGGTGAGTAGAGGAAGAACTTCTCGCCGTCTACTCTCCGGCCGTTGAAGCCGTCTCGAGGCAGGAAGATCTTCTTCGCTTCTCCGGCACCCGCCTCGAACGCCGAGTCAGCGCCCGCGGCTCCCCCGGAATAGAGGACGTACCCCTGTTCCCGGAGCCGCGTGGCCAGTTTCTGCATGTGGTTGAGCATCGACGGAGGCGTGTCGCGAGAGCCTATCCCGGCGTATGACTTCATCGGTTGATGGTCTCCTCGAGGAGCTCACCGTTCGCGCGGAGGGTCTCGGCCTTCTCCATGGTCTTCTCGACCAGGCCCTCGGTGTCCTTGCCAGCTTCCACCTTGGTCTTCTTGGCCGCGGAGCGGTTGACGGCCCCTACGAAGCCGCCCTTGTCGATGTCGGAGTTCAGCAGCTCCACCTTGTTGAAGATGTTGATCTTGATCTCGTCGGCCCTCGAGCAGATGACCGACTGGAGGTCGTGCGTCTTGTCGAGGAACCACTCGATCACGTCCGCAGCCTCGCCCCGAGTGTCGAAGTCGGGGTACCGGTCCTTGACGCGCCGTAGGGCCCGGATGAGCTTCTTGTCGTTCGCGTTCAGCAGCGCCGGGTCCATGAGGACGACGTCCGCGGTCTTCTCGAGGCGCACGCCGTGTGGACGGAGGTAGTCGTTGAGTTCCTCCAGGCGTCCCCGTACGGCGTAGTACTTGGCAACCTTGCCGACCGCGGAGAACGTGGCGTCCACCTTGGCGGGGGAGTTCTCTCCGGGGTAGCCGCCGGTGTAGTAGTTGAGGTCGGCGAGTTTCTTGAGGAGCCCGCCCGTCTCGCCGAAGAGGGCGTCGAAGACGTCCTTGAGCGCGTTGTAGTCCTTCCAGAGGACGTTGTTGAGCTCCTGGCGTATCTCTACGGCCTCGTTGAATTCTTTCTCGATTACCTTGAGCATCGTCTCTCCGTTTCTGATTAGAGTTAATTTATAACGCGTTCTAGACGTTTGTCAACTTTATTGACGTCGCCTTCACTCGTACGCGCCGCTTAATTTCTCGAACCTCGGACTTCACGACGCCGCCCGAGCAGCGGTTGCACGGCACGATGCCGCCTGACTTGTGTAGGTCTCCCGACATCTCGTACGAACCCGTGCCCTCACAGACAGGGCACTTGTACCACTCGGCCGCCTTGAGCTTGACTGTCTCGTACTTTCGAGGGCCGGCGATGGCGTCGACCTCTCGCCCGAACTTCATCTCCTTGAGGTGTTTCCTGACCTCTCTGAAGTCAACCATCAGTCGCCTCCTTTGAGCAAGAACGCGTTGCTGATCGCCTTGAACGAGACGTTCGGGTCGTCGAGAGACTTGAAGACGAGGCCCTCACGCTCGGGGTGGTTGATAGACCCGCCGTCGAACGCGTACTCGGCGTACTCCAGGAAGCCGTCAGCAGAGTCGAAGCCGTAGGTGCAGGTCTCGTAGACCGGGACGTGCTTCAGTCCGAGCTCGTCTTCTACGAGAGACCGGCGGGTCTCACTGTCTAGGTAGACTTGCTGGTCGATGTCCCACACGTCGAAGACGAAGAAATAGAGTTCCTTCAGTCCCTCGCGGTTGCCCTGGATGCCCGGGCCAACGAGCTCACCCTGTATGGCGTAGCTCGACCCGCAGCCATGATACGCGTGGGCCGCGCGGAGCTTTTCTTCGAGATTGAACTTGCGCGCGACTGTCCAGAACGCGTTGTCGTCGGTCTCGATGAGGTCGAGGTTCCGCGAGCAGACGCCGAAGCGGTCCTCAGGTGCGTAGTAGTAGACGGTCATGGAAGAACCGTCGAGCTTCAGGGAGCACTCCCAGGTGTGGTCCCGGTACTTGCGCATGAAAGTACCGATGTAGTTCTGGATTCGCTCCTGGTCTGTCTTGCGGAGGAAGCCCGGGAAGTTGCCGCGGACCTTGCCGGCGAGCTGTGCCGGGATGACGCGCTCATACTTCTTGACTCCTAGGAGCTCGGTGACGTCCTGCCCCTCTTCAAGCCAGTCCTCGTTGAGGTCTCGTTGGTCGTAGGGGTCTGCCGGGTCGGCACAGAGGTACTGTGTGAGCTCTCGAATGGGCACGATGAGGCCCTGGGACACCTGCCCCCGCATGCGAATGGTCTTCAGTCGAAAGCCCGAGCCCTCCTGGGACGTCTTGACGTAAGAGGTCTTCCGGAGGAACTCGAACTCGGGCAGCTCCGGGAGCAGGCTGTCTATCTCGAAGTAGACGGCCAGGTCTCCGACTCGGTGGATGCCCTTCTGGGTGACGACTTTCCAGCCGTCGACCTGGGCGACTTCGATGCGGTCGGCGCCCTCGATGGGCGACAGGGAAGTGATGCGACGGACGGTCGCCAGCTTACGTGACATGATCGCGCTCCTACAATAGATTAGATTTTCTTAACAATTCTCGAAATACCGCCTCTGTATTTCTACCAGAGGTATCAGGTCTCTGATCACTTTCATGAACCCAGTTTCCGGGCACCCAATGTTCACGATACCCGTTTGCTCTTAGGGCAGCTTCAACCTGTTCATGCGTGAAAGAAAAGGTCATATCTTGACCAGCTGTTCGGGGTCCTGCAGGAAGTGAGTCTCGTAACCCGGAAAGCCGTAGTTCCAGGTGTTCATGAACCTCACGCGGACTTTCTGGGGAGTGAAGGCCGTGATCTCCGCTTTCACCAGGTGCCGGTAGCCGGGAGCGATGAGCACCACCGTGTCACCGACCGCGAGCTCGTTGTGCAGGAAGTCCGTCAAAGTATCCCCCTCCGTGTCAGCACCTCGGTCATGGCCTCTTCGGTCGTGCGCGCGATCTGTTGCGGGTCGAGGTCGTACTTGTAGATCCACCTGTCCCGCGCCCAGGACACCCTGTAGCCGTTGTTCTCGAGGCAGCTCCTCTGCTCGTCCACCCCGATGGTGAACGGCTTCTCTTCGTGCTTGTTCATCATTCTCTCTCGAATTCTCGTATGGGCTTCCAGGTCTCTCCGAAGAGGTCGTCTACCACTCGGTAGAGCTCCTGGAGGGTCTCGTCGTAGCCCGTCGACTCTACCAGGTGATAGCGACAGCCGTACTCCTCGAGCAGGTCTACCCAGAACTGCCGGGTGGACTCTCGAACGTCCCCGCCGTAGCGAAGGGGGTCGGGCACGAACGGCACCGCGTCGTTCATCACGACGTAGAGGTCGGCCTTGGTCACGCGGAACCAGTCTTCGATCCGCGGGTGGGGCTCGCCGCCGTAGATACGCCCGTAGCCTATAGTGGACAGCAGGTCGGTGTCGTGGAACACGAACGGACGGTCGCCCTTGGACCGTGCGACCCTCTGCAGTGCGTACTGGCCCTCGGCTATCCGGTGCATCTTCTCGTCGGTGACGGTCTTGTCGTCCATGGACTCGAGGTAGGGCCTGGCCCACTCGTCAGTCATGTAGGAGCAGTACTCAGCCGCCATCTCACGGGTCATCGTGGTCTTGCCGCAGGACTCCTGGCCGAAGAAGACGACCTTCTTGGACACTCGACGACCGAACTCGGGCAGCAGGTCGTCGAACCTGTACTCGAGGTGCTTTCGAACGTCAGTGCCCTTGACGGTCTCGAAGACGCGACCCGGATCGAACGGGATGAACTCTGCCCCGATCAGCTCGGCCATCTTCGCCCCGTAGGGCTCGCTCGCGAAGAGGTAGTCATACTCGTACTCGCCGTGTCCGACCACTACGTCCCGCCAGTAATTCCAGTCATGGCGACTGGAGGGGTTCTGGGGAGCGAAGTCGTCGGCGTGCTCGATGATGAAGACGTTGTCTCGGGAGTAGTGCTCCTTGAGTGTCATCACTCTGAGTGAGCCCGCGACCGGCTCGTGGGACCGGGTGCTGACGATCACGTCAACGATACCGTTAGGCCCCACGAATTCTCGCGCGAAGTCGATGAGCGCCGCGTGACCCTTGGTCGGGACTAGCGCGGTCATGAGGATCACTCCGTTGGTCAATACGAGTCCTCCCAGTCAAGGCCGTCCTTGCGGCGGTAGTTACACTCCGTGAGCGGTGACCACTTTGGGTGGTTCGCGTCGTCCTTGCCCAGTCCACCCCAGGCGCCGCCGTAAGGCCATGTATCACCACGGAGATCCTGCACTGGTTCGTCCACCCTCATGGACTTCCTCCACTCGTAGTAGCCCCAGACTGCGTTGGCCGTGAAGAGCACGTACTGGAAGGCCGTCACGGGAAGCCCGAGCGAGAACATGTAGGGGATCGAGACCACGTCGACTCCGATCCACACGAGCCAGTTGGAGCTCTTCTTGTTGTCGAGCAGGAACTGCGCCACTCCCGAGAAAGCTGCGAGGCCCACGTCGATGGGGCTCAGGAGAGAGGTCGCGTCATAGAAAGACAACGTGTGGTTGAAGGCCCAGTTGGCGCCCAGGAAGAGGGCGGTCACGCCGACACCGAGCAGAGCGTAGAGCGGCCAGGACTTCAGGGGCGTGTCGGTCACGGGGCGCGTCTCCGAGTCGGGCCTCCACCGGAACCAGCCGTAGGCCAGGGAGAACACCAGGTAGAGGTTGAACGCCGCGAGAGCGGGAGCACCCGTCTGCCAGAAGACAGCCGACCAGGCAGCAGTCGTGACGACCCCGACCGGGTAGTTCCAGCGGGTCTGCTTGACGCAGAGGTACGTGCAGCTGTAGGAAGTCCAGACCGCGAAGGCCTCGAGCCAGGACACCGAGTCGATGAGTCCGAGGGCGTAGCCTGCACCGTACGAGGCTGCGGTCAGCACGGCGCCGAGCGCCAGGGAGAACAGGAACCTATTCAAGTGATTGCTCCTCTAGGTAAGCATTGAGAGACATGCTGAGCGGTCGCTCAGAGCGGGCGATCAGGGTGAAGACCGCGGTGAACGCCACTGCGACCGCGAGAACGAGGAAGCCTAGGCGTCTCATGGGCCAAACAGCTCCGTACGGATCGTGAAAGCGAGGATGGCCGCTCCCGTTACGAACCCGATGACGTATGACGGATCGAAGATACCCAGCATGAAGTACGCTATGACCATGCCGGCCGCTCCCGAGAGGTACGTGTAGAGCAGGTTTCTCATCGTGTCTCCAGCCAGGAAAGGAAGAACGCGTAGGCTCCCCCGAAGACGAAGCCTCCGGTCAAGCGGGCGTCGATGGGTGTCCCGAGCAGCAGGCACAGGACGAAACTGATGGCGATCGCGAGCGCGAAAGTGAAGTACTTGTTCATGAGCTCAGCACCAGGCAGGAGACGACGATGATAGCGAAGGTTATGCCGACGCACACCCAGTAGAGGTCAATGCGCTGCATCTTCGACCTCGCAGGAGTAAGAGACCCTCGAGTCCGTGACCTGTGACTCCACGAGGCGGGTCACGTAGGCCCGGTTGCCCTCGCAGGTCTCGACGTCTCTCGAGCGGAACTTGAACTGCTCGACGTGCCCGAGGTACGCCACAGTCATGACTACGAATACCATGTCACCCTCCGTTGTTGTTACCAGCCTATACCAATTCTAGATGCGTGTCAACTGATACCGAAAGATTTCTGCAGGCGTCGGGCGATCGAGAGGTCCCGGACCTTGTGCGCGGCCTCCAGCTCAGAGTTCTTACGGGCAAGCGCGTCGTAGAGGGCACGCTCGATCATCGTCAGCTGTACCACGTCGAACAGTAATTCACGCTCGAGCTCGTAACTCGAGAAGAGACCGAACTTGACGTCGACCGTCGAGAATATCGGGTTGCCCTCATTCCAACCGTAGAACCAGTTCAGCCGCAGGTGGTCCCATCGGAGTGTGGCAGTGACCCTCACGCTGTTCCATGACTTGGACTTCGGGAGGGTCAAGAGGAGCTCTGGCCAGTAGTCATTGAGGTCGACGAACTTGATCGAGTACTCCCCGGCAGCGATGGCTTCAGTTATGGCCCGGCCGGTCTGCGCGTAGAGGAGGTCAGTCAACGAAGAGACCCTCCGGGCGTGACTCGATGAGGTCCGCGATCTCTTCGAAGGTCCACTGGTGGGTATCGTTGTGGGTGTAGAGCGCACTTCTGGCATACCTACCCAGAGTAGAAGTCAGGCCGTAAGCGTCCTTGACCTTCTCGTAAGTCTCGTTCGGTCCTATCGTGCCGATCTCGACGTCTAGACCGCGCTGCATGGCCTCGTCAGCGATTCCCAGGAGAGAACCAGCGACGCCGAGGCAGCAGTAAGAGGGTGAGCCGTCGTCGCGGATCCTGCAGAGCTCGCCGCGTGTCTGGGCGTACTTGCCGGAACGGAGCGCCTCCACCCACGCCTCGATCTTCACGTCTTGTTCTCGTGTGGTCATATGAAAAGTCCCTTCGGCCGCGACTCGATGAGGTCTGCGATCTGGTTGAAGTTCAGGCGTCGATCGTCATTGAAGTCATTGAGCAGGGCCAGAGACAGTCTTCGCCCGTCTTTGTCACTGAAGAACCCCAGCGTCGAAGACAGACCCACAGCGTCCATTACCTGGCCGTAGCCCCCGCCTTCGGCCAGGGTGACGTCATCGATATGACACACCACTCGCCCGGCGACGCCGAGGCAGCAGTGACCAGCATCTGCTCCAAATTCATTGGGGTTGAAGAGGGTGCCTCGGCCCTGCTTGTATTCACCCGACCGCAGGGCGGCGACCCAGACCCTGATGTTCTCGTCTTGTTCTCTAGTGGTCACTTTGAGTCTCCCCGTTGTCCTTCTTGATGTCTCTCCACCAGGCGATGTCGACGCCTCCCTCTGCGGCCATCCTCGCGAGGAATGCCGCGGCCTGCTGCGGAGTCGTGTCACTGTGTAGGAAGCCGCCATACTGCAGCTCAATGATCTCTTCGCGCTCGCGAGAACCGATCTCACTGAAGTAAGTCATCGGCAAGTTACGGACGAGGTCGTAGGCGTCCATGGGCCAGAACAGAGCTGTCTGGCTGCGCCTGTCGGTCAGGCCGAGCCACTCGCCGGCGACCTTTCCGAAATTTACCCTGTCCAGAAAGACGACCTCATTGCCGACGACCGCGTATGGAGCGAGTTCACCCACTATGACCGCCCAGCCGCCGATGCACGCCGACGTGCCACAGACGTTGACGTCCTCCACGACGACGGGAGCGTGGTCGCTAGCCCCGGACCACCCGTTCCAGTAACTGTGATCGAAGTTACGGCCCGGTAGGTCCTGCAGGAAAGCACGCAGCTTCTCGATGTTCGCGAGCTGCGCCTCGGTGAAGTCTACTCTCTGAAACATTGTCGTCCTTTCCGTTTCTCGTACCAGCTGTATCAAGCTGCGTCGAGAATGTCAACCGTTCATTTCCAGTCTTCTCGGCGGTCTGAGTACACTACGAAGTCGACTCCCGTCAGGCGGGACACTTCCTCGACTATGCGCTTCACGCCGACTTGTCCGTAGTCCCACCTGAGGCCTCCCAGCCCGCAGCCGACCTTCGGTATAGCGATGGGCGACAGTGACGAGTCTACAGTCGTGGATGCGCCGGTCATCTTGTAGTAGGTGGTGAACACCATGAGTGACCTGTACACTGCTGGGTAAGAAGCGTACCGTTTCCCGTCACGGCCGATCTGGTCCTGCGTGAGGAGGTTGCCGATGAGCTTACCGTCACACTCGGCCGTGATGACGTCGCCCAGGCTCCTGCCAGGGAGTAACCGGAGGTACTCGTCGTACGCCCGAGGGTACTTCTGACGTATGGCCAGGGCCACTCCGGCGCCCATCTTGCCTCGCATGTTACAGCCGTGGGCTATCGCGTGACAGTAGGTGGAGGTGATGTCTCCGGTCTCGTAGGTTATCACATCGGGCCTCCAAAGAAAAACCAGTCCAAGAACCAGTCCAGAAACTTGGAGAACAACACGACGAACACGGTTGCTGCGAGAACGACGATCAGCAATTCGAGCATCACCTGTCCCTCTTCGGGTCGGTCACTATGAAGTACGCCGCGGCCACGAGGGTGACCACTCCTATCAGAGATATCATGTTACACCAGCGTTGGCGGAGCCCGACCCGGAGGGTCGCGAGTCGCGGTTGAATGCGGGTCCGGAGGACACACTTTGTCATTGATACGGAAGTCAATCAGACTGCTTCAGCTACTCGGTTGCTACGGCTCGTCTTTCGCTACGCGTTTACGTCGCCTGCTTGAGCAAGCTCAAGTCGAAGCAAGCTTCGTACTTCTGTCGGAGTCATTCAGCCTAGACGATGGGTCTATTATACCACTACCTGAAAAGCCTGTCAACCCATAGAATTCAGATCGTTACACTATTTCTGTACGATTCTCGACGACTGTTACTCATATGTCACTATACCAGCTCACAGATCTCCGTGAGCTCTCCCATCCTGTAGGACTTGTAGACCAGCCAGTCGATGCGTCCGCGGCCGGAGTTGCACTCCCAGCACGCTATGGTCAGGTTGTGCAGCTCGGTGACGCCGCCGTCTTCGACCCTGTGCAGGTGCTCGAGCGTCTCAGAGAGCGGCTCGGGAGCCCCGTGCACGTTGGGGACGGTCTCGCGCTCGCAGTAGCAGCACTTCGAGCCTCGGAGTTCTCGTAACCGGTCACGCCACTTGGCGCGCGGGTTAGTCGCCATCGACTCGGCCCTCACGTTCATCGAGGGCAGTCCGGGCGATTGCCGCAAACTTTCCTTTCGATCCACCGATTGCTTGCGAAGGACCGTTTCTACTGGGTTTGTAGACCATGGGTCCGGTGTCATCTTGTCGAATGATCTTGCGGAGTGCATCCCGCAGCCGCTCGTTCTCAGCCCTAAGCGCAGCCACCTCAGGCGCAGGATTGACCTGTCCATTAATCTGGACCGCGCCGCCTTTGGTAGCGATTGTGACGACGTATTCGCCTGGTTCCAGTTCAGGATTTATGTGTGAGGGGCCGCTTTGGGATGTGGAGAGAGCGGAGCGGATGCGCTGTTCGTAGTCGGCCTGAACAGATGCAACGGCTTCATCGAATGTGAGGTATTCGGTAAGAGCTTTGACAGGGATCGTGAAGTAGCGTATGCGCCCCATGCCGTTCGTATCGCGCTCCTCAATGTGATAGCCGCCATATGCATGTATCGCGAACCATCTAGCCTTACAAAAATCATAGGGTTCGACGGGCCTCCACTCCAGCGCCTTTATCATCGCGTCACTTATCGTCATAGTTATTCTCTCAGAGTTCGGGTTTCTCGGGCAGCAGGGTGAAGTGGGTGACGGCATCCTTGCCGAAGCGGTACGGCGAGCCCAGGTCTACTTTCTGGAACTGGTCGCCGTGCCTGTCCCAGTACACCAGCGAGAAGCCTATGTGCGGCCCCCACCCGAGCACGGTCCTGTCACGGGGAGCCTCGGTGATCGGCCGCATCGAGTACCCTTCCTCTCGGAGGCTGCCCAGGACCCTCTGTGCCATGTCCCACTGGCCCTGCTCGTACGGAGCGCCGTTCGGGTCTCCGTGCTTGTCTCTCCAGGACGTGACGAGTTCTCTCAGTCGAGTCACGCTCATCGATCTCCTCCCGACGTCACCCAGAACCAGCCGTAGCTGATCACTTCCTGGCAGGCTCCCTGTTCAGCACCACACTTGACGCTGTACGTGTGAGGCGCCGCGAAAGTGAGCAGCAGGACTATCATCAGCAGGGCCATCAGGCCGGCACTCAACAGGTGAAGGACCTTAGCCATGATCGCCTCCCCGCAGGTACGCCTTGATCTTTTCCCAGCTGCGTTCAGCAGCCGCTCTCTCCCTGTCAGCGGACGCGGAGTCGGAGCCAGTTCCTAACCAGTCCATTCCCATGACCGCTTCCTCTACGTTCTCGATGTCGTCCTCGCGCACCGCGGGCTCGACGGGTCGTCCGTACAGGTAGTGAACCCGGTGTCCGTTCTCCGCGGCGTTCTCTTCGATGATGGCGACGTCGAGGCTCAGGTGGAAGCAGCCCGTGCTGTCTTCGTACCAGGCGGCCTGGGGAGTCTCTACAGAGTCAGCGATGGCGTCGACGACGGCCTTCACTACGCTGTGCACATCGACCGTGCGGTTGGCGCGCCTCGCTTCCTGGAGGCCTCGCAGTGTCTGCACGTACTTGTTCATGTCAGTCGTCCTCTCTAGGTACGTATTCTACGGCACCCGAGTCGCCTTCGGCACAGGGGTGCATGCTGCCGGTCCCGTCGATGTCTCGCAGGAAGACAACTTCGGCCCGCGAGGCGTAGTCACCGGTCATGTAGGCGAAGTCCTCGGCGTCATCGTAGAAGTGACGTTTGGCAGCATTCTGTGAAGAAAGAGCTTTGTTGAGCATTGCCTGTCCCCGATGCCCTGCGATGAACTCCGCGTACTTGACTGCTTCCTGAATGCGCCACAGTGGGATATCAGGATTTGCCTTTCGATCAACATTGTACTTTACTTTGGCCCATTCCTCATCCGTCAGTTCTTTAGGGATCAGTAATAGGTCTTCTAGCTCTATGTGCTCGTTCATGTCAGTCGTCCTCTCGGTAGGTATTCGTACTCTACGCCCGCAGACGGGAATGTCTCTTCCAGGCGGGCGGCGTGAGACGGGTAGTTGAGTTTCACCCAGTCAATCGCTCCCCTGCACCAGGCAACCGCCACGGCACTGTCGAGGTCTGCCTCGAGTCCCTCGACCCTGTCTCGCAGCTGCTCTGTTACGTCAGGAGAGTCGAGATCTGATCCCGAGAGGTCCTCTATCGCCAGCGCGATCGACTCAGAGGCGTAGGCTACTCCCCGGATGAACCCCTTCTCGCCCGTCCTGAATTCTTCGTCTCCGAAGTCCCGGGCGACCCGCGCAGCTTTCTTCAAGACAGTGACTTCGACATCTTCGTCAAGATTATCCTGCAGCTGCCAGGCAAGGGCGACCATGAGTTCCGACACCGAGTGCAGTGACAAGCGGTCGCCGGCTTTCCAGCCGCAGCCCCGTATGACGCTGATCGCCGCCGCCTTGAGTTCTTCTCGTGTCTTGGTCACTCGCCTGACTCCATGATCTTCTTGACGAAGATGTCTCTGATCGCCGTGTCGTCCACGTCTCTTCTCCTATGACTTGTGCGCCGTCACCGTAGTGACCTGCCGCACGTGGAAACCTGCTCTAGGGTCGTACACCATCAGGGACACCTCGCCGCCGACGCGGGCCACGGTGTCGTCGAAGGCGGACGCGTAGTCATCGCCCCGAGGGCAGCGGATGAACTCCTCGCCGTCGACCGTGATGATCGCCCAGGGCTCGTCGTCCAGCGCAGCGAAGAGGTCGTCGAGGACGGCTTCTACTGCCTCGAACATGGACGCGGGAGTCACCTCCACCTCTCGCATGTCGAGCAGGGCACGGGCCATGTCTACTACGTGTCGGTCTGTCATGGCCAGGGGAGGCCTGTATGTGAAGCCGGTCACGTGCCCATCCCTCCGTCGATCCAGGCGTTGATGGGAGCCATCACGCCCTCTATGCGCATCCCGTAGTCGTGGATGACGTCGGTACCGTCATTGCCGTAGATGAAGTGTACGAAGCTCCAGGGGTCGTCTTTCACGTCAAAGAGCAGGATGTCTTCGTAGGTCGAGAACATCGCAGCGTATATCTCCGACTCAGACCGAGAAGTGAGCACGTCTTCCTCACCGTCGTTCACGGTGATCGGTCCCGGATACTTCTCGAGCAGGTCGGCGATCACTCGCTTCACGATGAGGCGCTCCACGATCATCGCTGCAGTAGGGTAGTTCGTCATGTCACTCTCCCTCGTGTTCCGGCGCGTACCACTCGTCGTACAGCGTCTTCTCAAGCACTCCGAGCTCTTTGTCCCAGTACTCGTCACAGCAGAGTATCAGGTGATATTCGTCCGAGTCCCTGTCGATGTAGAGGTAGCCTGCGTAGACGTACCCTGCGACCCCGCGGAGCTCCTCGTCGTAGTCGGTCATGACTGTCGCGAGGTCCTCGTAGAAGACCTTGGTGTCCTGGAATTCTTTGAAAGTCAGCATTGCGGTGTTCCTTTCCGATTTGATAATTCTAAGATATACCATTCCGGAGAGAATGTAAACTACTATTTTCAAGAATGTTCAGTGCATCGTCACCGTCACTACTGACACCCTCGCGGAGTGCTCGAGGAGCTTCCCGATCGTCTCGGCCGTCCTGGCCGCCGACGAGTGACTCTCGAATGTCACGCCGTGGGTCTCGGGGTTCAGGACGTGGACGACGTTCCCGTCACCCGTCTTCGCCTCTACCGCGTACCTATGGGAAGCGTCGCGCATCTTCTCTCCCTTCGCTGTAGCCGGCATCAAAACCGGTCTCGTACCCCTCGTTCTTGCATGCGACCAGCTCGTAGGCGGCGTCTCTCAGGACCGAAGAGTACGCCGCCTCGAGTGCAGAGAGTTCTCTCCGTGCCCGGTCCAGCTCATCTTCTGTCTCACGCGCCTTCTCGTAGGCCTTGATGACCTCGGCGAGCTGCTCCTCGGTGTACGTCTTGCCGTCTAGCTCAACACCCGTGATCTCCTGCAGCACCCAGTCGTAGTGCATCCCGTACATCGTCATTCGTCGATCACTCCCGCCAGCGTCCGGGCGGCCTGGTAGGAGCGAGCCGTGAAGGCCGCCCACTCTACCCACTCGTCTACGTCGGTGATGCCCGAGAGGACGCCAAACCGGTCTGCGCCCAGCTTCTGGTAGTGCTCGGCGTCGTACCAGACGCGTGGGGGCTCGAACTTATCATAGAACTTAATCATGGCCATTCTCCTTCTACCTTAAGCGTATACCATTTCTCGAGAGAAGTAAACACAGAAAAGGGGAGCCCGAAGACTCCCCCTGAAATCGCTCCTGCGCGGCCTACTTTGAGACCTGGTCACTTGGGATACTGACCGACCTCTCTTCTGCCTTCCGTGCCCTGTCTCGGGCCCTCCGCTTCGCCTCAGCGGTCAGCATGATCTTCCCGCGGCCGAAGGGGACGTACTCCTTGACGGTCCTCCCCTTGCCCTCGGGCCGGACGAACTGGGCCTTGATGAACCCGTTGTCCTCCATTACTCTGGAGACGTGGTAAGACGCCTCCATCTTGCGGCCTCGGCTGAGCAGCTTTAGCTGTCGCAGCACGAAATCTCGGTCTTTCCACATTGCATTGCGTGACATACTCGTTACTCCGGTTGTTGACACGTTTCCTTTTCTGTGTTCGTCGAAGGGACCCCACGTTCCTCGACAACGGCACGCCTGGTAACCGTCCGGTTCAGTATATCCAAACCGGAAAGCGATGTCAACGCCTCTTTCACGTGTCAACTAAAATTTACCGATGTACCAAAAATAGTCTGATTTCAGAGGTCTCGGGCGCCGTGCCAGAACTTGGTCACGACGGGGAACCTCAGCTTGCCGTCCGCGGTCCGGTTCTGGAACCTTACGGTCACTTCCGTCCCGACGTACGAGTCGGCGTCCTCCAGCACTTTCTTCAGGAATGGCTGGTTGCCGCGGGTGCCGGCCCGCTGGACCGTCTCGTCTTCGAGGCGGACGTACACGCGCTTGGCGTAGCCGTTCCAGTTCCCGACTCCGCTCTCGACCCGCTCGATCCGGAACTCCGCGTCCTCGAACTCCTTGCGCTTGAGGAGGTTCCGCGAGCGCTTCTGCTCGTAGGGCGCGTCGAGCCGGACCATCTGACCCTCGTATCCGTCCTCGATGTGGTTACCGTAGCACTCGTCGAGGGCCTCCTGGTCGTACACGAGGTGGGCCTCGACGTGCCTGACGTGTGAAAGCTCGCCGAAGTACTCCTCGAAGAGCTCGTACAGGAGCCGCGAGCGCTGTCCAGTCGTGAGACCCGGCCGGTCCGCGTCGTACACGTCGTAGACGTGGTACTGAACCATCTCGCGGGACTTGATGAAGTCGAGCTCGTCGGGCTTGGTGCGTCGCACGAGTGACACGATCTGCTCGAAGTCGGCCTTGAGCTCGTGGTTGTAGAGCTCGCCGTCGAGGGTGACCCGCGGTCGCTCACGGTGGAGCCTCTCCAGCTGTTCTTCGATGTGCGGCGTCGCGACGAGGCGCTTGCCGTTGCGGGTCTTGAGGCCGTCAACCGTGGCGATGCACCGGATGCCGTCCAGCTTCGGCTGCTCGTAGACCGGGAACGTGACCCGGTGCTTCTCGTCGCCCCACCTATGGGCGAGCATGCAGTCAAAGTACGCCGTGACTCCCTCGCGGGCCGCCTCGATCGTCTCGTAGTAGCCGCCCGTCTCTAGCTGGTCCAGGTACTTCCTGTCTACCTCTAGGACGGCCTGCTCCTCGGGAGTCGTGGCGTTCGCCCGGCCGACGTTCTTGGCCTTCGCTGTCTTCCAGCCGGACACGACGATCTTCCCGTCCAGCACGCCGGAGTGGGTGCGGAAGTTGGGGCCGTCGGTCTCCATGGACCAGGTCCGGACGTTCTCGTTCTCGTCTACCTTGTAGAGCGTCCTCATTCGTCGTCTCCAAATTTCCTTCGGGCAGGTTCGCCCTCTGCATCTGACACCCATTCCGCTTCAAAGACGTCCGCGGCCACCAGTGAGACGACGTAGTCACTGCCCTCGAGTATGTCGTTAGAGGTGTCTTCATTCAGGAAGGCTGCGACGGCGTCGGCTATGCCGTACGCGCTGAAGTCATTGATGTCTTCGAGCTCGTCTTCTCCCGGGACGAGGCACATGCCCTCCCAGATTTCTCGGCGGTCTGCTTCAGACATGTCTTCGACCACCACGTCGATGGTCATCCTCAGGGTCTTCTTCATCAGATCACCGGCCGCTCATCGGTGTTCAACATACGTTCCTCGATCAGCTTCGTCGCGGCATTGATCACCTCGGCGAGCGTCTTGAGGTCGTGAATGTCGTCGATGTAGAGCTCGCCGCACATGTTAGAGATCGTCGCTGCGTCGTTAACGTAGTCGAGCAGTATGATGTATTCACCGTTCTTGACGGTGACGCGGTCGGTGATTATTTCCATGTCTCTTCTCCTGATTTCTCGAATTTATTTCAGCTTGACGCCGGCGTCAACCCCAGAGCCGAAGGCGTCCTTGGCGTAGTCCGACTTGATGACCAGGTATTTCTCCAGGTCTACTCTCGGGTACCCAGCCAGGGTGAGCCACATACCGCTCCACGGAGCGCCGAGCGCGGTCTCGTAGACCCGCTTCTTGTCGATGAGCTTCTCCTGCTCGACGCTGAACTGCCGACGGCCCGACTCGATGATGGTCTGGACCTTGGCGTAGAGCGCGGGGTCTACCGTGCCCGGGTAGGCCTCAGTGATGGCCTGGATGACGGCCTTGGAGCCCTCGGAGCCGTACCGCGCAGACATCGCAGCCTTGGTGACCTCGATGATGTGGTCCTTGGCGACGCCCGGGACCTGCGCGGCCTCCGCTACCTTGAGCGAGTACTCGCTGAGCGCGTTCTGGTTCTGCTCGTACTGTGCCTTGAGGCCGGCCTCGGCCCGGTTGCCGTACGACGCCGCGTTGAAGTAGGATATGCCTGCGGCGACGAGTGCGAACGCGCCGAGACCCGCGATTACGTACTTGATCATTTCTTCACCTTCTTGATGAGTTGAGGGACACCGAACACCGCTCCTGCCTGGAGCGCGTAGGTCAGCAGTATGGCGTACCAGGGAGTCGGGAGGTCGTCTCGCAGGTACTCGAACTCGGCCATGGGCCGTCGGACGTAGTGCTCCATGCCCCGTGAATAGAGCCTGAGCGCTACCCATTTGAAGTCGAGCTCCTTCCCGCGCATATTCGCGAGGTCGTCGCGCAGGAGCACGTTGAAGGAGTCGTCCTTGGACCAGGACATCACGTCCACCCAGTCTACCAGCCCATCGTTCACGGCGACAAACAGGACCGCGTCGTTCTTCTTGAAGCCCTTCCAGGCCCTGCGCAGTGCCGGTGGGTAGTCGACGTCAGCGACCCGCGCGTCCAGGAGGACGACTATCGCGTTCATCTGTCTCTTGGGCCCGAGCTCGGCCAGGGCCACCGACAGCAGCCGGTCGTACTCGCGCAGTTGATCTTCGGGGAGGTCCAGGCCCACCTGCACCACCCGGTCCATCTTGAAGAGGTCGTAAGTTTCCTGCGGGTACGCAGGCAGGTGGGCGTCGTAACGGTCCCTGTAGTAGCCCTCGTTGAACAGGCTGTCGGACGCCGCCCTCACCCAGTTGGTGTAGCGGTGGACGGACGAGACCGGGTCCCCCTCGTGAGTAGAGGCGTAGAGCGGAGGCTTCAGAGCGCCCTGCCGGTCTACGCGGTCTACTTCCCAGACCTCGCCCAGGTCTGCCGACTCTATGAACCACTTGCCCTCCCACGGGAAGACGTACCGGTACTCGGTGTGGTACTTGTCGACGCAGGACCTGTCTCCCTTGGAGTCGGTGGTGCAGTCCTGACCGTCATAGACGCTGCGCGTGTCGTAGACCTCGCAGAAACTGTCCTCGGAGGTCTGCCAGCCAGCAGGACACTGCCTCACGTCGTTGACTTTCTTGGAGACAGCGCCGTTCCAGGTCTCGGTGTCGGTAGTGACCGCGAACTGGGTGGTGTAGGTGACGCCGTAGGCGACCGCCAGCACGACCACGAGGGACGCGACGTAGGCGTAGAAAGAGTGCCTTGTGTCGGGGTCGTGAGACCTCCGTACCCACCAGGCGAACCCCAGGAACGCCCATAGGGTGAACGATATCCAGATCACTTCCATCAGTCGATCTCCCTGCAACGAAACAGTCTCGCCTTGTCGAACCAGGTCGAGAACATCTCGTTCGCGTTCTCAATGAGCACTGTCCTGGCAGACTCGCACTCACGGAGAGAGTCAAACCTCTCCACCGAGAAAGTGCCAGACTGTGTCAGGATGATCATGATCGCAGCCTTGACTAGCACGACTCCACCTCCACTTTCGCGTTTGAACTGATCGCGCACGCAGGCGCGTCCGCGTCTCCCGAGAAACACTCCGGGCACACGATGAAGTAGTAGGTCTCAGAGCCGCCTCCGTAGTCGGTGTAGCGCTGCGACCTGACTTCCCTGTCGTAGTACTCGAGGATCATGCCGCACCTACTGTGCGTGACCCGCCTCTTGGCTTTCTCGTCTCGCCCTACTACCTCTACCATCAGCCCTCCGTAACGTACACGCTGAGCAGCGGCTGGTCGTGCCGCACGTTCAGGTTCTCACACGAGATCTTCTCGAACTCTTCGAACTCGACCAGGCCGTCGGAGTGGAACACGACCGAGTACCGGGTGTTCTCCGCGAAGCCGTCACCCTTCCTCGTGTAGAGGATGGTGTTCTCGTACTTGCTGTTGTAGCGCGTGTCGGCGCCGCGGAAGACCTTGTTGGTGGACTTCTCTCGGGACGTCGCCCGCGCGGTGATCTTCCCGTCGGCGAAGTCCACCTCGAAGCCCTCGATGTCTCGGAGGACCTCCTGGGCCGCGGCGTTGAACGTAGCCACTTTCATCGGCTTCGCAGCGGCTCCCCGCTCGAAGAACTTGAGGATCTTCGAGATAGCGCTCTTCGAGTAGTCTTCGACTGCCAGCACGCGACCGGCGAGGTCGCAGTGGATGATCCGACCCCCCTCTATCCACTTTACCGTGCGGTCGTGTTCGGTCGAGGTGAAGGTCTTCTGCATGGGTTTCTCCTTTGCTCCTGGTATCAGTATAAATAATGCAAGCCACGATGTAAACGATAAAGTTTGAGAAACTCCGAAAATTGCAGAAACTCGCCTACAAGATAGACGGCTTCCGCCGTGACCAGGACCAGTGGATACTCGAGCTCCTGGAACTCCTCGCGGCGTTCTCGCAACTCGAGGACCAGCTCAACACGACGGTCAACGTAGACCTGCCCAACGACGTAGGTAACCCATGACGCAGCTGCCCCTCCTCACCGCGATACCTCGCTTCAAGACCAACGAGGAGCGCGTCGACTCTTGGGTGAACGGCGACGCCAACACGGTCTACGTCACGTCCAACGGCGTGAGCGTGGCCTCCATCCGCAAGTTCCAGCAGGACGTGCTCAACATCACCACGGTGGGCGTGCAGTGGAAGACCGCGGTCAACGTGGCGTCGACCAACAGCATATCGTCGTTCTCAGGCGAGCAGACCATCGACGGGGTGCTCACGAGCCTCTCGCGCGTCCTCGTCAAGGACCAGGCCTTCGCCAACCAGAACGGCGTATGGGTCTCGAACACCGGCGTGTGGTCACGGGCACTCGACGCCAACACCGGCGTACAGCTCCTCAACGCCGCGGTGTTCGTCAACACCGGCACGGTCAACGCCGGCAAGCAGTTCGTCTGCAACACCCCCGGCCCGATCACGGTCGGCACGTCTAACATCACGTTCACCCAGTTCGCGGACACCTCTGCTCTCAACACCAAGATAAGCGCGCTGCAGTCAGGCAAGCAGGACGTCGCGAACAACTCCGCGAACCTCACGTACGCCGACATGAACCTCCTGTCAGTGACCACCGCTTCGGACATGACGCTCCTCGGCGGCCGCACGGTAGAGGGCATAACTTTCGACACGGGCCGGCACGACATAGTCAACGCCCCCGAGTACAACTACGCGGTCACCTGGGGAGACACCAACCAGCTCGCTCTCGGCGTCCCGCGGGACGGCTCGAGGGTACACGTCCGCGGCCACGAGAGGGTCGCTGACTTCCCCGACCTGTATCACTGGTCTATCTACGGACAGTCTAACGCCGGCGGCGCCGACGCTCTGCCCCCGGTGTCTAACGCCAACCAGGACCTAGGAAACGTCAGCTTCGCGATGGGCATGCAGACCTGGAACTTCATCTGGAGCACCAACTTTTCTGGCCCCGCGGGACGCGGAGATGCCATGTTCGACATCGTCCCGATGTACGAGCGAGACTACGGAAATGGGCAGGGTGAGTTCTACAGCACCGGGATCACGGGGCAGTTCAAGGCCTCGCACCTAGGCAACAGGTACAACCCCGGCGGCATCAAGTTCGCGGCGCCACACATGCTCATGTCTAGCCCGACGACGGGCGGCATCTATCTCTCTACCATGCTCCCCTCTGACACTGAGGGCGCCGGGTACTACAACCTCTTCAAGGACGACATCGCCCGCGCCAAGAAGAAGGCCCTCGAGAAGGGCTGGTCATACGGCTTCGGCGGCGTAGTCTTCGCGCAGGGCGAGAGCGAGGCCAGCTCGCTGAAGCTCTCTTCGAACAGCGCTACTTTCTCGTTCAGCCAGGTCCGTGACAACTGGGCCAACAACCTCATCTCATTGCGCGCGTCTATGCAGACAGACGTGCAGACGATCACTGGACAGACGCGTGACATGCCGATGTTCGCGATGGTAGGTCGCTACGGGCTGCTCGGTGAGGCGCTGACCCAGGTAGCGGCGGCCGACGAACACGTCTATGTCGTCGGGCCGAACTACTTCGCACCCAACGCGTTCAATTCCACTCTCAACCCCGCGACAGACGCTCTCGGCCGCTACCACGGTGACATCCTGCACATGTCTGCAGACGGCAACAGGTGGTGCGGTGAGCACATCGGCAAGGTCATGAACACCGTCCTCAGAGACGGTAAGCCGTGGCAGCCCCTGTACCCCACAGACGTGTACAGGGTCAAGGACGACGAGATACAGATCAAGTTCCACGTCCCCGTAAAGCCCCTGCAGTTCGACACTACGTGGACCTTCCCGGTACGACTCGCGGGCCTCAGAGTGTTCCCCGGGACTCTCGACGGTTTCTCGAACACGTCTAACCAGCTGTCGATCAACACCGTCAACATCATCTCTGATGACACCATCTCGATCGCGATGTACAGCCCGATCACTGCGAACGGGAACTTCGTGGTGACCTACGGTGAAGAGACTTTCGCGTTCGGCGTGACCCAGCCGGTAGCGGCGTACCGTGACGGCTCACCGTACCCCAACGGCCTCGCTTCGAAAGAGATAGTGTACGCCGGGAACATCCTCAGCACGTTCACTCCGTGCCTGCGAAACGGCTGCTTCCGCATGTACCAGGCCAGCTCTACAACGAACCCCATCATACGCGACGCTCGCTACGACTCGGGGACCAATACCACGGTCCTCCGGGGCGAGGCAGTGAGCTTCGGTGCCCCCGTTAACGTGGCATCTGACGGCTTCAACGTGTACTCGGTCTTCGGTACCGGCACCATCATGGACAGCGACCCTACCAGGTCAATGTACAAGTTCACCGACACCTCGTACGGTTCGCACCAGGGCAAGTACTACCCCCTCAACAACTTCTGCATCAACTTCACCAAGAGCGTTAGGACGTCCTGATGGCCAACACCACACTAGTAGAAAAGACCCTGGTCCCAGCGCCCAACAACGGCGCGGGTACTCGTTTGGTCCCCCTCCGGACGTCCGACAACTTCCCGTCGTTCGGCCTGTCTAACCTCTTCAAGTTCTCCGAGACAGACTTCACGAACGGCACCGCGGACACCGTAACTGGTCAGGTGTACAACTTCGAGGGGCTGCCCTCAGACAGCAACAACTCCACCACTTCGGCCTCGGCCAACGGCGGCATCGTCATGAAGGGGTGGAAAGCACTCACGGGCCCCTCCGCCAACATCGTGAGCGCGTGGACCATAGCCCTCACCGGAGCCACCGCCAACGTGGCCAACAACAGCACCTCGATGGGTCTCTTCGCGTTCGGCGACAGCTTCTCGCGCGGCACCTGGTGGTTCAACGGGTTGGAGACAGCAGGCCAGCCCCACGCGGTAGGAGACCTGCACGGGGCCTACGGCGTCTACTACCAGAACGGCACCCAGGTCTCAGCGGGGCAGACCATGAAGCCCTGGACCGCTAGGTGGGGCTACACGCGCACGTCTTTCCTCAGACACGACGGCGCCGGTAACTTCTCAGTCATGGACTTCGACGGCGCTACGGGTCGCTCGACCCGCGCGGGCTGGACGGCTAACGCAGTGGCCATGGCCACTAACAGCAGCTCAGTCTTCGTGTCTTCTATCCCTGTACGGGCCGGTGCGATCCACCAGAACACCAGGACGGGAATCATAACTATCGACTCCCTCGCTGTCTACAACAGGTACCTCAACGACGACGAGCTCCAGAAGGTGAACGCCGCCGGTTACGCACTCACGCTCAACCGCGGACGAGTCTAAGCCTTCACGTAAGCGGCTACTGTCCTGTCGACCGCTTCGCGGACCGACGAAGGGAACGGCGGCTGATATAGCGCGTCGTCGATGCCGGCCAGCATCATCGCGACGGCCCAGTCCGGACGCATCATCCCGGTCAGTGTGCCGAGTCCGGGAGTCACTATGCTGTCGAGTCCTTGGAGCTCGGCCTGCCACACAGCGGCCCTCATGGCGAGGCGCACCGCGTTGGGGTCTGTGATCTGCATGGGCACCCGCATAGTCGGGGCCGAGATCATGTGCGGGAACTTCTCGTCTCCCGTGGGGACCGTGACGGCCTGTCCCACAAGCAGCTCCTGGAACGGCAGCCCCTTGATCTTGTCCTGCAGGGCCTTCTCGACCCGCTTCCCGAACCTGTGCACGTAGACCAGGTCTATGCCGCCGTCCATGAACCCGAAAGAGTTCGCCGGCGAGACTATGGCGTCACCCGACAGCTCAAAGATGTCACCATGGTGGAAGTCGTAGTGCGTAGCCTTCTTCCACTCGGCGACCAGGTCGTCATTGTAGTCGGCTAGCGTTATCCTCAGTTCTTCACTCATCTGTCACCTTCCTAAACGCCTCTGCCCTCCAGAAGCCTCTCCACAGTTGGTACTCGCACACCTCGCCTGAGACCCACGGGCTGTACTCGTACCGCACCCTGTACACTCGCAGCGAGTCTGTGCCCAGTTCCGGGAGGTACTCGTCAAAGAAACGGGACTCCGGGTCTAGCACCACGAAGTCCCCGGTCGTCACGTCAGTCATGCGAGTGCTCTTCGACCTCGAAGCCGTCGCGGGTGTAGTAAACCTTGACGTGGTTGCCAAAGATCATCTCCATGTAGGAGTCGTCGATCGACGCTATCGTCTCCCTCAGGGCATTGAAGTCATCATTGACGGTTTTCACAGAGTCTAGGTCGAGACCGAATTCTTCCAGTGAAGCTTTCGCCTTCGCGGTGTCATCAATGAGCTCTTGACCCTTTGCGTACTTCAGGTAGTACGTGATCTCGTCGTCACCCTCGTGAGGACCGATGTCTTCCCACGAGTCCTGACTGAAGTAGTAATGGAGCTCGTTGACAGAGAAGTAACACTCCTCGCCGTCATTCCAGCTCGGAGTGTACTGTGTCCAACCCACTCCGTGAACTTTAGGGTTGTCTTCCAGAAATTTCGCGAAGACACCATCGACCATTTTCTGGCTCTCGATCTTCACCCGTTCCTGTAGAGAAGCTATCTCTTTCTGCAGGTTATCATAGGTTTTCTTGAATGCGCTCTTGTCGACTTTAGTCATACTCTATCCCCAGCTCGTTGAGTCGTTTCTTCATGCCGCGGCCACGCATCCAGTCTTCAGTCGGAATGCCCTCTAGCCACTTCTCGATCGTCGGTATGAACCCGCAGTCTTCCACTACATGGTCCTCTGCGATGTTCCTCACGTGAACTTCCTTGCCGTCACTGTTCACGATCACGTGACCAAAGAGCTGCTCGGCCAGGAAGATACCAAAAGTGTTGTGTAAGATGGCCCGGTGACGAGTATCGGCGTAGGCTGACTTGGTGCTATCAAACCAGTCATGGACAGCCACGTAATCTTCGGGCCTGCCGCCGTACCTCTTGGCAGACGCCCTCGCGTGTGACCACGGCTTCATCTCAGTCCTCCAGCCCGTCGAGCCACTCTCGGACGTCGTGAGGCTCCCGTGACGAGCACGGCGCTCTAGACGGTGACCGCGCGGCGGTGTACAGGTTCTTGTCGACCGCGTCTATCCGCTCGTCGATCGTGAGCCCGTACCAGTCCTCACCTGGAAAGACGTTGACCCGCGTGAACTCGTTCTTCGCGATGTCGTACTTCCCGATCACGCCCCCGCGAAACTGGACCGTGACGGTGGTAGTGGTCCGCTCGGTGACGTATCCCAGCTCGGCGGGCCGCACGGAACTGCGGACGTGACAGAGTTCTCCCTTGAACGGTACTGGCTTAGAAGTCAACTTTCTTCTCCCTCACGTCACAGGTCCAGGTCTCGTTGAGGAGCTCGTCCTGCGGGACGTCTGTGGCTTTCTTCGGTGGGAGGAAGCACGCCATCGTCTTAGTAGTGTAACCCGTCGTCGTGCGTCCCAGGGTGACAGCGCCGCCCATCGCGAACAAGACGTACAGGAACGTGATGAAGCCGACGATCGCCTTGGTCTCGAAGCTGAAGAACAGCAGGTTGAGAACGTTGAGTGTCTTACGCATCGGACTTTTCCTCGTACTCGACGCGAGAGCAGAACTTGCCGTGCATCGATTCTGCGACGTGGGCGATGAACTCGTCCCCGTTCCGGGCAGTCTTGCGGGTGAATTTCTTCTTTACCGCGTCGATCGCCCACATGCCGGCGCCCAGCACCAGGCCGAACAGGCCCAGAGTGACGGCCGATGCCAGGACCCATCCTAGACCGGCCAGGCCAGACACGCCCGTGACTGCGATCGCGACGCCGAGCGGGACGTAGCATAGCAGGTTAAGCCCGATCCGGATCGCCGGCCACAGGAGGACCCGACGCCAGTAAGCACAGAAGTCTGTGGGCAGTCGGTCAAAGATCATGAAATTTTTCTCGACTGCATTGAGGCTTACGAGGTCCTGTGCGTCGTAGTAGTCGATGTCTCGCGTGGCGGAGTACCACAGGAGCCACCTGTAATGCCACGAGTCTCTCTTCACGGTGAAAGTCACGTCAGGTCTCCTATCTTGAAGAAAGTGTCCATCTTGGACTCCGCGTACTCCCTGTAGCCCAGGGGACGCAGCAGGTCTCGTATCGACTGTGACGCCCGCTCGACCCCGATGACGGGGAGCCAGGTCTTGATCGTCTCCATGGCGCCCAGCAGTGCCAGGTACTCGCCGCCCTCGATGTCCAGCCATATCAGGTCGATCGGCCCGTCCTCTAGGGACAGCAGGTCGTCGATGGCGTGCATCTCGATGTCCCCGTCGGGCACGTCCACTACCTGGTGCATCCCGACGTTGTGGGGAGTCAGCCGGCGCAGTCCGACTTTCTTGGACGAGTCACCGACCGCGCCCTCGCGGTAGAAGACGTTGTCGCCGGAGTGCGCCTCGACGTTGTGCGTCAGGAACTTGAAGTTGTCAGAGTCGGGCTCGAGGGTGTACACTCGCTCGAACATCTTCGACAGCAGCGCCGGGTAGAGGCCGCAGTTGCCGCCCGCCTGGACGCACCCGCGACGGTTCGGCAGGGCCTCGATGATAGCCCGGTGGGACGTCACCCAGTCATCAACGGGGCCGTCCCATGCGCCCGAGTCTTCGATCGGCCAGTGCCACGGCCCGAGGCCGTCGATGATGTCTTCGCGTACTCGAAAATTCGGCAGCGTCATGTCATTCCTCCTACAGTCTCGTGCGGTGGTGCTCGACCAGGGCCTTGATCTCTTCAGTGTCTCTCGCTATCCCGAGAGTCCACCAGAAGGAGAGACCCAGGAATGCCTTTCGGTGCTGCACGTAGTAGCACCCGTCGTACGCCGACTTGACGCGGTATTCTTTCTCGGTCATCGGCCTGCCCATTTCCCGTAGCCGCTGTACGTCCCTGACGCGAGCATCCACAATCCGATGAACAGCCACAAACCGTGCACCTGCAGAAAGTAAGCCAGCCCGAACACCACCGCGAAGATCGCGGAGTGTACCAGCGTGTCGAAAGCGATTTCCTTGAACAGGTCTCTCATGTCTTCCTCTTGAATGGTAGTCGGTTGCCTTCAGAGTCAAGCGGCCATCCGTCAACCGGATCGATCGGGAAGTCTCTGGGTGAGAAGGCGCGCAGCGGACTTGACGACAGCCCGGACTTGACTGTATCCTTGAGGCAGTGCTTGCACCGGTAGTCTGCTTCCATCTCGTGTACGGGAAAGATGAGGTGAGCGACCACGGAGCCGGTCTTTCGGTGCTTTCCCTGTACCCAGTGGTGTTTCCCTAGGAGGCACAGCAGCCTCTTCAAGGAACTAGACTTCTTGACCGGCCACTCTTCTTTCCATATACTCATGCGAAGTGAACCTCCGACGACAGCTTGTAGTAGAGCACCGTTATCTGCTCGTAGAACTTCTTGGTGAGGTCCGCGATGCAGCGCATCTCCTGGTCGGTCGCGACCACCCTCACGGGTATCATCCTCTCCGCGTAGAGCCTGTCGTCGGACTTGTCGACCCACTGGCCCTTCACGGGCTTGTACACGGTCAGCCCGCCCGTGATCTTCCTCACGCGACGGTCCCACTCCCTGTGCTGGCGAGTCCTGATGGGCTTGCCGCAGTTCTTCTGGGTTGGCACGTAGATCTCAAAGAGGTGCTTACTCATAGCGAGTCGTCCTCTTTTCTATCGAGTCACTCAACTCTGCACGCTCGTATGCGCCGCGGAGGTACAGCGCGCCGTTGAAAGCCACAGAAATGATGAAACCGGCCGCTATGCCGATCGGTCCGAAGACTCCTACGGCGGCAGTGATCATCACAGTCAAGACGACCAGCGGGATCGTGCCGGGATGCTCACCGACGTGAGGTAAGTAGCCGCACCCCCGAATTACCTGTCTCAGCGTGTTCATCACAGTGACTCCAGGAACTCTCGTTCCAACCGGTTGTAGTCTACGGCAGCGCGGCGCCACTTCTCTACAAACTCGCGCAGCTCTTTCAACAGGCCAGGCTCGCGCCACTCAGTGGCAGCGCCGAACGAGTGGATGTAGTTGAGGGTGACCTGCAATTCTCGGAGCTTCGCGCGTGCTGATCGTAATTTCTCTTCGAGGGTCATGTCGTCATCCGCGTGAGCTTGATGACCCGCGCCGGGAAGGCCACGCTCAGCAGGTCGTCTAGCGAGGCGAACTTCTGGCACTTCTCGTAGGTGCCGTTCACCGCGCGGAACACCCACTTGGTGACGTGGGTCGGCCTCGCACCGTTCCTGTACTGCGTGCCGGCAGCAGCGGGTACCCTGATCGACGCGATCTTGTGCGTCACCACGCCGTTCGTGGAGAGGTCGTAGTCGCCGGGTCCGTTACGAATGAGGTCCATGTCCGCTCCTGTGTTACTTGATAGAGTATAACACATTCTCGATGCCGTGTAAACAAGAAAAGGAGCCCGAAGGCCCCTTTCTCGAATGCGTGGAGGAAGGCGGCGTACTCGAAACGCAGACCGTGAGGTCCGTCAGGTTTAGCAAACCGACGCAGCCACCTGGCTGCTTCACCTTCCAAATTTGGCTGGGAAAGTACGACTCGAACGTACACCATCCTCACTCAGAATGAGGCGTCCTACCATTAGACTATTTCCCAATGCTGAGCATCTTCTTCTGTCTCGCGATGACCTGCAAGATCTCGTCCGTCAGGCGAAGAGCCTCACCGTATTCTCCCGCTGCTTCTGCGCCGTCTCTCTGGGCAGTCAGCTTACCTATCTTGTACCGGAACAGGTCTGTCATAGTTTTGGTACCCAGTAACAGAATCGAACTGTTGTCCTCGCCATGTAAAGACGGTGTCCTACCATTGAACGAACCGGGCAGGTATTGGTGGGCTGCGGAGGAATCGAACCTCCTGTCTACTGCGTGTCGTGCAGGCGTCGCGCCATTTGACTTGCAGCCCTCAGTCTACGTGGGATCGAACCACGCCTCTACGGCTCCGGACCGCGGAAAAGCACCAGCTAATCTAGACTGTTATTCGTCGTATTTATGGGACGCGATGAGTATGAAGGCCACTATTACCAGGAAGAGCAGCACTCTACTCTCCGAGGATGTCCAGGAGTCGGTAGGCCAGCATGGCCTCGCCCTCTGTCAGCCCGTTGTCGTATCCCGAGCCGTACGTGTCCTCGGCGTGGCCGGCCGCGTAGGGCACCCCGTCGCGGTCAACGCTGAACTGGTAAGCACTCACCTCGTCTGCGGTCAGGTATTTCGGGACGCCGTTCTCTTCGATGTAGTCCGCGATCGATTTCTCGTACGCGGTGATCACCTTCACGAGCTCGGTCTTCAACAGACCTATGTTGCCGTCGTCTTCCATCTTCGTCTCCATAACAAACTGGAACCGGGTGTCGGGATCGAACCGACTCTTCGCCGTTCACAACGGCGCTTGCACATCCAGCTACACTAACCCGGCACTGTATTTCTTCACGTATTCTCCGAGAGAACCGGAGCGCTGTCCAAGCTCGTCGTCGGTGTACCTGTTCTTCTTCACGAAGAACGAGTCCGTCCCGTCCGTGATCACTATCAGGTCCAGCATCGCTTCCAGCTCGAAGTAGCGGGACTTGAGTGAGTTCCACCGTTCGAGGTCAATCACCAGAGAGTTGCGCATCCCGTATGATCCTCATGATTACCCTCGGAGAGACCATCTCGACTCTCTCCGACAACTCCGCGACCGCCCTCTTGGGCATGTCGTAGTGCGGGTGCGGCCTCGCGTGGTACCAGCACCCCTTTACTCCCAGGTCCCGTGCCATCTCGTGGAGGTTCTCGACGGAGTAGGGCACGCACACTAGGTGCCGCATCCTGTCTCCGAAGTACCTCAGCCGAGGAGCCTCACGAGGCTCTCCAGGTAGAGAAGGTTGACTGTCGCCAGGTATGATATCCCGTTCGTGTACCACTCGTTCAGCCATATTTCCATTACTGTCTTTCGATAATATCAAGAATGAGAAGAGTGTCAACGATAAAATTTGGAGCACCCGACAGGACTCGAACCTGCATCAGCCTCGCGGCCACTTCCGATTACCTTTGTCTGCGTTCGAAGCGCAGCGGGATACGGGTGCATGGAGCACATGATGGGACTCGAACCCATATCTTCCATCCAGTTACCTGACTCGAGCTTCGCAAGCCCGGCGGATACATGTGCATAGAAATTTATTTATCGAGAAAGCACCGAGACGTCAACCGATGCCGAGGCGTTTCTTCACTGCGTCTATAGCCTCGGCTGCTTCTAGCCTGTTCGCGAAAGTACCGACGTAGTTCTTGTAAGTCGTCTCACATTTCTCGAATGCCGAGAACTTTCTGACGTGTGACTCGACGATGAAGACGTCGCCCACGGGCCTCATAGTGAACCACGTGTCTTTCACAGGAACTCCCTTGCGACCTTCGACGCCAGTGCTCCGTCGTAGAGACCCGCGAAGTTCTCCTTGAGGTGCTTCATCATGAGGCCCAGGTTGGACGCGTCGAGCTCAGTAAAGACCTCGCGTATCTTGTCCTCGGTCATCTGGACCGGCAGGTACTTCTCGATGATCCTGGTCTCGAACTCAACCATGTCGATCGCGTTTTGCGGCAGGTTCTCGATGGCCAGCAGCGCCTCGTTCTTCTTGAGGAACTGCTTGATGACCGCGATGACTTTCTCGTCGGTCGCGTCGCCCGTGGCTCTCCCCGCGAACTCCTGCTCGATAGTGCCCACGAGCCCCGAGAGGAAAGAGGCGGTCGAGGCTTCTCGCGCCTTGCGCGCTGCCAGGAAGTCGGCCTTGATAGTCTTGAGCAGCTCACTCATGAGTCACCTCCACCAGTCTGAATTCTACGGGCTCGAACTGCACCGGGTTTCGCTCGTAGTCGTAGTACCTGTTGAACCGTGTGTTCTCCTTGACTACGAACGCGATCTTCTTCTCGGCGGCTTGGCGAGAGTTGAACTTCGCGCGGGCCTTCTCAGGGTCCGCCACGAACATGACGGTGTTCTGGTCCAGGTACTCCCCGGACAGCACGTCACGTATGAGGAAGAGGCTCATTTCCAGTCCCACTTCACGGGCAGCTCGCCGACCGACACTTCTGCGACTCGCGCGAACACGAACAGCTTCTGGTTCATGTCCCTGCGGAGGATGGCCTCGACTTCACTCTTCTGGTTGATGTTGTTGCAGGCCTTCAGCACCTTCAGGGTGGTCGCGTCGACGATCAGGGTGTCGACCGGGAGGGGCTGAGGTGAGCCCTTCAACGACTCTACGGGCACTGCGGGAGTGACCACTCGGAAGTACTTCGAAGACAGGAACGGCGTCTCGAGCCACCCGGCTGGAGCTGTGCCGTTCGTGTTGTACCGGACGTTCTTCTGTTGCTTTCCGCGGAAGATGACGTTCCCCGTGGGGCCCGTAGACACCTCGATGACTTCGAGGGACCGCGACTTGTCGAACGAGTCGTACCGCTTGTACCCGAGGTAGTTGTACAGCACCACGTCGCCGATGTTCAGGAGGAAGTCTTTCCTGCCCTCGGTCGGGTTCACTTCAGCGATCGGTGAATTCCAGTTCGTGGTCATGATTTCTCCATTGTGTAGGGATTTGGTGATCGCGGTGGGACTCGAACCCACGGTGGACTTTCATCATCCGGTTAAGAGCCGGAACCTATCGCCGCTAAGGTGACACGATCAAACTTGGTGCGGCTGGAGAGACTCGAACTCTCACTCCGAAGAACAAGGCTCTCGACCTTGCGTGGCTACCGTTACACCACAGCCGCGAATTGTTGCAGACGTCGGTCAGGATTTGAACCTGGTTTCCACCTAGACGGCAGTGTCCTATCCAAGTTGGACGATTCCGACTCAGGTCTAGGGCTCCCCGCTAAAGGAGTCCGCGACCTGCTGCGCAAAGGCGACGAGGGCGTTAGCGCGCTCCCCGTCACGATCAGAAATGGTTTCCTTAACGGGCTGGACTCGCACCAGCGACTGCCTCTGCAGCCGGCCTCTATGCCCCGAGACCGGTGACTTGCCCGTACGCGGCAGTCTCACCAGCGGAAATAGTGGAGCACCCTGCTGGACTCGAACCAGCCTACTCCGTCTACGTCGTTAACGACCGCTTAGAAGGCGGGGACGATAAGGGTGCTTGACTCTATACGCCTGCAGACCGTCGTGTTCTAGGGAGACAAGGCAGCATGGCGCCGCGCTGTTATCAGCATCTGGGAGTAGAACCCAGACATGACGCGTTGTCTCTTGCTTCACTTAGACCCGGAGTTAGCTACTCTCCTGTCCGGAGAGGTCTGCAGGCGTATAGAGTCGAGAAATGCCTGGTTTGTGCGACCGGACGTCTCCGGTACCAGGACGGGCCCTGCGTACGTTCCCGGCGCCCCTCACCACTATAATATTTCCTGTGGCTACCTGCGTCGAGAGTCATTTCTCGTTGACAAGCGGCTTCCCGCTTGATCGTGTGATATTTATACCACGATCCGACCGGTTTGTCAACCGTCTATTCCGGGAGGTCCTCGATTTCTTTCTTGACGGCCTCCGCGTTGGGTATGCACGCGTACTTCACGTACGACATCGAGTCAGTGTTCGTGGATGTGTTGTAGCGCTCTACAGCGATGATGGCCGCTCTCCGGCACGTGTCTTCGTCAGGGTACGTCTGCGGCACGATCACTGCAGACGAGACCGAGCCCAGGTTGAGTATCAGGTACCAGGCCGCAGCGCTCATGACAACTCGGCCTCCTTGGCCTTCTCTTTCTTGCCGCCGTAGGTGCGGAAGTGGTCCGCGCCGAACGACGACGCCAATGCTTCAGGCTTGAACTTAGGCGTGACGCCCGTGACGCCCCGGATGTACCCGGCGGCCTCGGCGTACGCCACGTTGGAGCCGTGCAGCTTCGAGGGGTTGATGTCGACGTGGAGCTCCATCTCGCGGTCTCCGATGACCTCTGCGAGCTTCAGGTACATGCCGACAGAACGGTAGACCTCGTTCATCATCCTCATGCGCGGTGCGTTCTTCTTCTGGTCATAGTCACGCTCGGTGTCGATGTCACCGAAGATGGCGCAACCGTTCTTGCCGTTGATGTGCACGATGCAGACGGTCGTGTACCGCGCGTGCCACACGCCCTCCCGCTTGAAGCGGTAGGAGTCACACCCTATGTATATCTTGGTCGAGCGCGACTGCTTCGCGATGAAGGCGCGGACCTCGTCTATGTCAAACTTCTTCACGGGCTTCCTCGATTTTCTTGAGGTGCTGTCGGACCCACCGCATGAGCAGGACGCTCTTCTCTTCGGCGTTGAAGCGAGCCGTCCCGGCGTCGTAAGTGGTCACGGGGAACAGGAAACCGTTCTCGGCCTCGTACCACAGCTCGCTGTTCACGAAGTGTGAGAACCGGCATACCTTGTCTTTCCCTACTACATCTGTTACCTTCATGCTACCCTCGCGTAGTCGATGTCGTTGTCCTGCACGAACTTCACCAGCATCTCGCACTGGCTCTTGCTGTAGACCTCGAATGGGGACTCCTCCTCGAAGACGGCCTCCCAGAGCATGTCTGTGACCCGGACGCCCTCGTCGTAGACCTCCCAGCCCCTGTCGAGAAACTGCACTATGCTCATGGGTGAAGCTTCAGTTGCTTGATGACCTTGTGCGCCTCGCTGTCCCTGTAGCACATGAGGTAGGCACAGGTCGTGACCGGGACGTAGTGCGTCGCCTCGCCGTCTCGGACGGGGTAGGTCGGGTCGAAGACCATGCCCGTGACCGCTTCCTGGCCGCGGACTGCGGACATGGCAGAGGCCTCCGCGACGAGGTCCTCGATCGCGTCGATGCTCTTGCCGCCGTCGAGCACGAGGACCGTCCCGAAGTGCTGCATGGTGGACGTCGACCACGCACGGTAGAGCTCGGGCGCGGAGGCCTCGGCGTGCTTAGCGGCCGCGTTGGCGGCGTGTGAGCCCTGCGCGATGGCCTTGCCCGGAACCATTGACTTCAGGTCCGTCCTCATGACGATGAAGAGGACCGCGTCCCCTCCGGGTCTCTTGGGTTCTGTCACTTCATCCTCCTGTAGAAATTCTCGGCCTCGGCCATCGCTTCCGCGTAGGCCCTCTCGGCCTGTTTCCCCTTGCCGGGGTTCTGTTCGAGGTACTCCACGCGTCTGGTCTCCGCGAACCACAGCACGTAGGCGGCGTGCATCTTGACGAGCCACGCACGGTAGAACTCGCCGCCCATCTCGTTGAACGCGTAGTCGGCGGAATTCTTACGGAAGCGCAGGAAGTCGTAGTCCGCGCAGTCGGTGAACAGGAACAGCAGTTCTCCGGGAAAGTAGTGCTGGCCCGTAGACTGGTGGACGAGGTCCCACGCGGAGTACTCCGCGTCCCAGACCAGGTCGAAGCAATCGAACGAGTCGTCTCTCGCGTAGTCACTCATGACAGCAGTCCCAGGAGACGCATCACCCACAGAGAGCGAGGCTCCCCAAGCAGGGCGAAGCCGTAAGTGATGGCGAAAGCAGCGGCGCACGCGAAGGGGTACATCACCCAAAAGTCGTACTTCACCCAGAAATCCTTCAGCTTCTTCATCGAGTCACCCTGTTCCTGTCTCGGACCGCGAACTCGGCCACGGCCTTCGCCACGCGGTACTTCACGTCGGCCTCGATCGTCGAGTCGCCTATGATGACCTCGGCCCGCACGTCGTCGTTCCGGAAGGGGTCTACGTGGTCCGAGATGCGTATCTTGTGCGACGTCCCTCGCCTCGTGTAGTAGAGGGACGTCGAGTGCTTCCCCGCTATCCTGAAGAAACCGTGGTCCAGTGACAGGACGCGGCAGGCGTAGTTCAGGGCCTCGCCCTTAGTTAGCAGCCGCATCGAGAGCGTCCTTTACCTTGCGGGCGGCGACGGTCTGCTTGACCGCCTCGTCGAGGCGTGAGACCAGGGCGCTCTTCTTTCCGAAGTCGTAGTCACCCAAGATGACTACTTCCCTGTCGTCTGTATGGCCGAGCGCGATGCCGGCGACGCGGCGGGCGTTCTTGAGCTCGCTGTCCATGACCATCTCTAGGATGTCACGGATGGTCTTAGAACCGTCTTCATTGACATCAAGCAAGATGACCCTTGCGACGTAGTCGCCGCTCCAGTGCCGCTCATCGTCGTTGTAGGCTTCTACCAGGATTTCTACCTTTTCCATTTCTCGATCCTTTCCGTTGATCAAGAACAGTATATCAAGTCGAGAATGCCTTGTAAACGTCAAAGTGATGAACTCTTGAGATTTTCAAAGAAATCGCGTAACGTTCTCAATGGCCTGGAGAGGCAATTCTCAACGAAAACGCGAGGACTGATAATCTATCGGCCCCCGCTCTTCTTTCGTGATCCGTTCACCAGTTTCACGAGATATCAGAACTATCTCAATGGCTTAAGTGAGAGCAGCGCGGTCCCTGACTTCCTGGAAAGTGGTGGTCCGGATAGTCTCGCCGGTGTCCCACACGTCCTCGAGCCAGTTGTACGCCCCGTGGTGCCCGACCGCGTTCGCGACGAGCAGGTTCTCTTCGCGGACGGAGTGGAACTCGCCGCCGTGGTACACGACCGCCTGGCGGCCGGCCTTGGACGCCTTCGTCATGTCTGTCTTGGGGCGCTTCTGGACGTCCTTCCAGTGCTCGTCTCCGCGGTGTCGCACGGCGTTGGTCTTCATGGCCCAGGAGTGGTCGTCCCTCATGACTCCCTGCAGGAGCTGCCCGCCCATGCCGAAGACCACGTTCTCGGCCGAGTAACCCTCGCGCTCGACGGCCCACAGGATGGTGTTGATGCTGTCGTAGTTGACGCCGTCTCCCTGGATCACACGGACGTGCGGGTCGAGGACCCTGAAGCCCTTGGAGTTGACCGTGCCCCCGAAGGAGTCCCAGAGCTGGCCCAGCACCCGCGGGACCACCTCGGAGGGGGTGCCGGAGTCAGGCCGCACCACTAGCCAGCCGTCTCGTGCCAGTACCTTGTCCTTGAGGGCGCCGCCGACGTACTCGGTCACGAACCGGTCCATGTCGTAGCTGTCTGCGACCGTGCTGATGATCGGGAAGCCCTGCTCCGTGAACGTGTCGATGACCCGCCCGATGAAGTCACACTCGCCGTCCTCGCCGTTGATGGTCGTCACCGAGTGCTCGGTCGCCGGCACTGAGAGGAGGACGGGGCCGTCTCGCTCGAGGCTGTGGTCGTAGTAGGTCACCGCAGCGCCTATCGCCTCGAGGGTGTCGCTGCCCATGAAGTTGACCAGGTGAGCGAGCCCGCCGATCGCGGCCGACTCCCCCGAAGAGGTGCCTCGGGCGCCGAAGTCGTTGAGCATGAACGGCAGGGCCAGGTCGGGAGCCAGGTCAGAAGTCCGCAAGATCGCAGCTTGCATGTTCTTCTTGATCGCCCGCGAGAGGGAAGCCACCGAAGACGGGTACCAGACTGCGCGCAGCAGGGCAGTCTCAATGACCGAGACCAGGCCGGGGTACTTGTCGTCGGTGGAGGTGACCTGCACCACGGGGACGCCGTGTCCGACTACCGAGCCTTCCGGGAGCGCCTGGATGAGGACCGGCAGGAAGCCGCCGTGCCGCGACACCACGTGCTCCCACATGTCACCGTGGAACGGGATGCCGGCGGACTTCGCGTAGCGGGCTGCCTCGGCCACGTCCTCGACGGTGATCGGCTTAGAGAGGTACTCGCGGATGAACGCCTGCAGGCCGAAGAAGACCAGCTCGTCCGTCCAGCCCTTGCGGGCCTCGATGTATGACGTGAGCCCGTCGACGTCCTTGGAGACCATGAACGGGTGCGAGTTCTTGTAGGCGTCGGACTGCAGGATGAGGTTGTGCTTGATGATGCTCATGTGAAACTCCTTCTTGTGAGCGTTATGATATCACAGTGGTCTCATTCTGATAAATATCTGAAAGGAGACTACTAATGTTTGGATTTATATACATTACTACAAATTTAGTCAACCAGAAAAGGTACCTAGGCCGGTGCCGGTACGGTAAGAGAGATTGGGAAACCTATCTCGGTTCTGGAAAGGCTATCAAGAGAGCCATCAAGAAGTATGGTAACGAGAACTTTTCCCGTGTCATACTCATAGAATGCTCTACCAAAGAACTTCTAATCGAGAAAGAGAAAGAACTCATTTCTCAATATAATTGTGTTGACGACGCAGCGTGGTACAACATATCTCCAGATAGTCATACAACTAGAGGATTTGCCGGGAAAAGACATTCCGAAGAAACCAAGCAAAAGATGCGTGACAGTTACAAGAAGCCAGTTATATCCGAGCAAGGTAAACTTAACATAGCTAAGTCAAATTCTGAGCGCATAAAATTATACAATGCAACCCGGGATTATTCCATTCTCGCTGAGAAAAGAAGAGGCCTAAAATTTAGTGACGAATGGCGCGCAAACATAAGTGCTGCAAGGCGTCGCACAGTCGCCGAAAAACGTCAAAGACTTAACAAATCCCCAAGTATCGAATAGTGGTCTTCAAAGAACAGCTGTTCCATGTCCTGGACCAGGCTGATGGGGTACCAGTGGGCCTTCGCGGCGTCGTCGGAGCCGTAGACTGCCGGCAACTCGCCGACGTTCGAGAGCTCGAACAGGTGCGCGTGGGTGATGATGTGTGACCGGTTGGACCGGTAAGGGTCGTCGTAGACCCTGACGTCCTTGAGGGAGCCGCGCAGGACCTTCTCGGGCACCTTGAGGCGGGTCTCCTCGCGGAGCTCGCGGACCGCGCCGTCAATCACCTTCTCGCGCCTGTTGAGGAAGCCGCCCGGCATCGCCAGCAGTCCGCGACCGTACTCGTTGCCCCGCTCGATGAGCAGGACGTGGCCGGCCTGGACTACCACGGAGTCTACCGTGACGTGGGGGCCCTTGCCCCAGAGTGACTCGTACTTCTGCTCGTAGGCCCAGTCGGACTGCAGCCTGGACCACTCGCCCTCGAAGACCGAGTCGATGATGCTCTCCATGACGAACTTCGCGGCGGGGGCCATCGTGTTAACGTAGCCGGTCTCGCCCGTGAATATCTGTCGACGAATCTTCGTCGCGGAGAGGACCTCTCCGGCGTACTCCTCGGGACGGATCGCGATGGAGTTGTCCCACTGCGGGAAGCTGTTGAGGTAGTAGGAAGTGCCGTCCTTGTACATGCCCGCGAGGGCGATGCGGTGGTTGTAGTCCTTGAAGCCCCGGTTGGTGAACGTCAGGCCCTTCAGGGCGTCAGTCACGGCCTTCTGGACCCCCGCCATCCAGCGAGCGTCGTTGTAACGGTAGTCGTTACAGGAAGTGATGACCACGCGCTCGAGGGCGTACTCGGGCAGCGAGGCCCGGATGATCGCGAGTCGTTCTCGGAAAGTGAAGGGGACGTAGGTGTTCCTGGGGCGGTTGGCAGAGCCTACTATCAGGACGACGTAGTCTGAGACCGCGAGGGCCTCCTCGACTACTCGGAGGTGTCCGTTGTGGAACGGTGAAAACTTGCCGATGAGGACGGCGGCGTCATACTTTATCATGCGCAAAACTCCTTCACGCGTAAGAATGCATTCACGTAATATTTATGGTCTATTGAGGCCGGCCACGAAGTCAGTCCAGAGGCCCTTGCTGACGATGTACTCGTCCCGCCCGTCGAGATTTCTCTGCAGGCGAGTTACCAGGTCGGCGACTTCTCCCATAGCGTCCAGCGCGGCACAGAGGCCGTCATAGATCGCCTGGTTGGTCTCGCGCGGCTGCAGCTCCAGAGAGTCATCGTACGCCGCGTGAAACTTCTCTAGCATTTCTTCAGTAGGCCTCATTGGTCGAGCGTCCGCGCGAAGGTCTTCTTGTAGACCGTCCACGAGAGGTCGCCGAGCGACGGCCCACCCTGCTTGACGAAGAAGTCACCGTTGTAAGTGATCACCTCGTCCAGGGAGTCGAGCTCGATGTTCGCGACGGTGTGGTTCTGGTCGTCGACCAGGATTACTTTGTTTGTCATGAGTACCTTATATCCTATGTCGGGGTCGATGTAAACTCAAACTTGACGCAGCTCACGAAATTTTCTCCGGCGGGCTATGACCTCGTTGAACCAGTCTCGCGGCTTCTCGATGAAGACCTGGGGGTCGTCGTCTTCCACCGTGATGAGCGTCACCACCTGGTGGACAGCAGTGCCCGTCATCTCGTAGAGCATCATCGCGTAGGCCGTCTCCTGGATGAAGTAGTCCGTTATCCAGCCCCTGACCTTCGGCCTGTTCGAGGTCTTGAAGTCGATGATAGACAGCACGCCGTCCCACTTGGCGATCAGGTCTACGCGGCCGGCCATCCTCTGTCTCTTCGAGTACAGGGGAGTCTCCTGCGCGTAGACGTCGGTCACGTGGGCGTCTATCACCGGCTTGAGCCGCAGGAACGATTCTCTCTCGACGAGGCCGTATCCCGTGACGTCGACCAGTGAGTTCTTGAGGTACAGCTCGCACATCTCGTGCACGGCAGTGCCCTTGTCGGTGGCCCGCTTCGAGACCCTCGCAGCTTCCTCCTCGCCCACCGCGGCCCGCCAGGCGTCCAGGCCTGACTTGTCCGCGGTCGATCCCAGAATCGTGGTGATGGAGGGGTACACCTCGTCCTCTGAGACGACGTACCCGCGACCGTACTCCATGTCGCGGGTGTCTACTTCTCGCCAGGTGAGCTCAGAGTGCGAGAACGCCCTGACGTCTGTCAGCGTGACTCTCTCCGGCTTCTTGTTCTTCATGTCTAGGAATGATGATGTCATACTCTGCCAGGATAAACGATTTCACGAAGCCCGAACGGACGATGTCTTCTACTACGAAGTCGATGAAGGAGACACACGGCATCCGCTTCATGACCTTGATGAACCAGTCGATGCCCGACTCCTCGCTGTACCTCTTCGAGGTCAGGTCGTCCTGGGAGGCGTCCGCCGCGACGATCACCCGGGAGTTCTCTCCCACGCGCGTCACGACCGACCTGATCTCCTGGCGGGACATGTTCTGCCCCTCCTCGATGATGACCACCGCGTCGTCGATGGTGACGCCCCGGATGAAGGAGGTCGGGATGAACTCCACCAGCTTCTTCTGCTTGAGCACCTCGTATGCGTCGCCGCGTCCGAAGAGTTCAGCGCAGATGGCCGCGTAGGGCGCCTCGTACGCCCTCATCTTCTCGGCCGCAGAGCCCGGGAGGAACCCGATGTCCCTAGTAGGGACCGCGGACCTGACGATGACCACTCGCCTGTGGGTCTTCTCGTTGATCACTGACTTGAGCGCGAGGTACAGTGCCACGAAGGTCTTGCCCGTACCCGGCAGGCCGTGGAGGAAGAGGGTGTCTCCCGCCTCGTAGTCCCTGAACGCCGCTCGTTGGTTTTCTGTCTTAGGCTTTATCGGGTCGAGCCTGAGCCCGCTCTCGACGGTGGTTCCCTGTTCTTGTTTGCGCTTTTCTTTCCGGGAAGTCCTAGACTGCAAGTGAGTTCCTCATCGTTGGAGGGTTAACCACATGACGAAGACGGCGGAGTCAGTGCGTGTCGATCTCCGAGCCGTAGTGCTTGCCCTTGATGTCCTTCAAGAGGTCGCGAAATCCTGAGTCCGGTTTGGTAGTGACGCCCACTCGAGTGGGGTCACAGACGTTCACCCTCGAGAGCTGCTGGCGCATGTTGGGGTGTGCGGCCTTGAACTCGTCCAGCTCGGCGATCTTCATCGTGAGCGTGACGTACTCGCCCGCGTCTGCGTCGTAGAAGTCGTAGCTCGGCATCAGGCGAACAGCTCCGGCAGCGCTTCCTGGACGAGCTTCTTGTCGATGCCCTTGAACGGGAGCTTCTTGGCGAGCATGCCGATCAGCAGGGTCGAGTCGTCCTTGTCGACGTACTCCAGCACCTGGATGAAGACGGCCTCTCGCTTGTGGCGCGGCCAGCCCGGGACGGAGCCCTTGACGAAAGTGCGCTCGATCTTCCTGATCTCCTGGTGTAGGTTGCCGTACTCCTCGAATATCGAGGGCTTGTACGGCGGCGGGGTGTCGGGCAGGTCGAACTCGACGTCGTCGCGGTAGGTGAGGGCGAGGAGCTTGTCGACCGTGTAGTTCCGGTTCGCACGGAGGAACTCGATCCTCTCCTTGCGGCCCTTGATCTCGTCGGCGGTCTTGAGGTGCTTGTATACGTGGAGCATGGCCATGGTTCAGTAGTCCGATAGGTTCTGCACGAGGTCTGCGAGCCTGTGCTTGATGAAGTAGTTCATGAGCTTGAGTCGCGTCTTCCCTCCCTGGGAGTCGAACGACGCGTTGATGGCCTCTTTGATGGACTCGGGGGTCCTCGCGAGGTCGATGAGCACCAGGTTGCGGAAGTAACCCGTCTCTGTGCAGGTGCCGGCGCGGACGGAGTCCTTGAGGGCGGACATCCGCTTCGCGCTGAGGGTCATGTTGCGACCTCCCGGCTTGATGAACGTCTCGTCTGCCGACAGGGCGTTGGGCACGCCGTCGCCGCCGTCGCCGCGGATCACGTGCTCGAGCAGGAACTCGTCGGGGTCTCCCCCGTTGACGTATCCGACCTTCATGCCCACGGGGGCGTACTGCCTCACGTTGCTGTAGGTCTGCAGCTGGATAAAGTCCTTGTCGCCCGAGAGTATGAGCATCCTGTGCTCGCCGTCGCCGAGCTGGGCGCCGAAGCGGTGCGCTATGGTGCCTATGACGTCGTCGGCCTCTGCGCGGGGCACCTCGATGACGCGGTACGGGAAGTTGTCCCTCAGCTCCTCCTTCACGGCCCGCATGGAGTCGAAGATGAAGTTCCAGTCAAGGGTCGACTCGTCGCGGCCCGTCTTTCGGTTGGCCTTGTAGTACTGGAAGTAGTCCTTGCGCCAGGACGGGCCGGAGTCCACCGCTATGACCACGTCTCGCCCGTACTCGGCGCGGAACTTCAGGACGTTCTTGCGCACGGTAGCCAGCACGAGCCGACGGAACTTGTCTAGGGACAGCGCGCCGTCGTCGTCCCGCAGGTCTCGATAGTGCACCATCACGTTCGCGATGCACACCTGGGAGTAGTCAAAGAGGATCATGTTGTAGCCTTAATTTTCAGACCTTTACCGGGTCGGGTATCTCGACTGAGAAGTCTTCGAGGGGAGACGCCTCGGGCAGGTCTCGGTCGTCGGTTATCTCGATGACCTGGTCTATGACGTCCTGCATCGGGTGGTGGACGTCGGCGTACCGCAGGAGGGAAGAGAAGATGGTGTCGGACATCGCGACCATGTCCTTGACGTTGAACTTGTCCTGACGCGTCAGGAAGCCGTAGTTCCTCGCGATCATGAGCACTGCTTCGAACGCTTCCTCGGCAGCCTCTTCGGCGTACTCGGTGCGTATCGAGTGCACTCTCTCGATGAACTCGTTCTGGTCAAGGGGGAGGTCGGAGACACCGGGGAACTTGATTACGTTCGACATTGGGCATCCTTGGGTCGGCGTTGTTACCGACCCAGTATTTATACTCCGCCTCAGGTGATCGCCTTCACGATCAGCATGTTGGCGTTGATCCGCCCGTTCGGCTCCCTCGGCGGCGCCTTGACGTTGTCCATGAACTTCTTGAGGCCGACCTTGCCCTCGCGGATCAGCGCGTCGACCACTTCCCGGGACTTACGTCCGGTCGATTTCTTGACCGAGAGCGTCTCGTCGTAGCCGTAGACAGAGGTGCCTCGGACGGTGAACCCGTCTTCCCCGGCCACGTACCGGATGATGTCTCGGTACCGCGCGTCGTAGACCCAGAACTCCTTGGCGCCGATGATGACCGACGGGTGCTTCGAGACTAGCTGGTACTCGTCGAACCGCGCCATGTACTTCACGTTGCCCACGAGCTTCTCGATCGGGACGGCCTTCTTCTTGACCACTCGCTTGACGGTCTTGTTCTCGGCGTAGCGCTCGCAGTCGTCTACTACTCGCTGGTAGCGGTTGACCAGGTCACGCAGCTTGCCCTTCGACAGGTGCCGGTAGCCCTCTTTGAGGTCCCGGTCCTTGCCCTCGAGGGCCTCTCGCAGCTCGGCCAGGACCGGCGCGTAGTAGGCCGCGATCTTGGGCGCGTAGCCCTTGGGGACCTCGTTGGCCGTGAGGTAGTCGTACACGGACTTGGAGCCGTCGAGGTCGAGTATCTCTTCGACGTCCCCGATGAAGAACCTCTCCTTCTCGACCGACCGGTCTACCCTAGGAGGCTCGTCCGAAGTAGTTTTTTTTTCCGTCTCTTCTTCCTTACCGTACCACCGCCCGATGACCTCTTCGAGGTGGGCGGGCAGCTTGGCTACTGTCTCGGCCGAGAGGGGGGCTCCCCTGTCGATGAGGCGCGCCAGCCAGCAGTAGCTGATCGAGACCTTCGTCTCGCCGATCGCCCTCAGCTTCTTGAGCAGGGGCTTGTCGCGCTTGGCGAGGTAGTCGTACAGGAACTGCATTCCGTCCTTGCGGGACATCACGTTGGAGTACCAGGTGTAGACCTTGATGAGCTCCATGTTCGTGAGCTCGGCGAGAGGCGAGAAAGTGGGCTCGCCGCCGAAGTTGTTGAGGAAGAAAGTCTTCGCCGCTCCGGCGGACATCCTGGCTTTCTTCTGTTTCTTAGCCTTGGGCAGTGCCATGGGAATTCTCCTTTGCTCCTGGTACCATAATATCCTATTCGTAAAGAATGTAAACCCATTCTTTCACTTTATCGAGGACAGGAGGTCGATCCACTGGTGCTTGACGTTGTCGATGTTGTAGAACGTGTCGAAGTAGGCCTTGGCAGAGTCCAGGTACTGGTCAGCCGCAGACCTGTCGGCGCGGACGCGGTTGACGACGTGGTTCAGCTTGTTGTAGAAGACGTTGGCGTGCACCTGCGCGTCTTCAGTCCATGCGTAGGAGTCGGCCCAGCGGGCGCAGGTGTCAGTCAGGCCCGCGTAGTTGGGGGTCACCACCACGTTGCGGGCACTGAAGGCCTCGATGGCGGCCAGGCAAGACGTCTCGGGCCAGATGCAGGGGTAGGCGAAGACGTCTGTCTTGGCCAGCGCGGCGCGGACCTCGTCGTTGGGCCTCGCGCCGTAGTACTCGATCTTGGGGTGGTTCTTGCAGGCGTGGAACAGCGGCTCGTAGGGCTTGTCGCGTTCTCCCCAGCCGTAGACCTCGAAGGACGAGTACACGTGCAGGCGGACGTCGTCGTGCACCCTCGCGAGGGCCTCGAACACGGGGACCAGCAGTGCCAGTCCCCGGTGGGGCGTCGTGTGGTATATGAGGTTGATCTCATCGGTCGACTTGTCGTGACAGTCGTCAATGGGGACTATCGCGTTGTTGATGACGACCGCTTCCGAGTACGGGAGACCCTTGTAGGCGTTGTACATCTGGAGCTGCCAGTCAGAGACGCACACGATCTTGTCGAACTGCGCACGGAAGGCCGGGTCTGCTAGCCTGTCGGACTCGGGGTCGTTCGGCAGGTCGTGGAGCACGAGCACCTTCTTGAGGGAGGGGTCGAGGTCTCGGACGCGCGAGTGGACGATCTGGAACCCCTTCAGCAGCTCCTGGGGGATCGTGTCCACCATGCGGCGCGCCATGAGCTCTGTGCCGCCACGGGCGTTCGACGTAAGCTCGTTGTACTTCAACTCGCCTCGAAGGATCTGCGTCATTCTGTCACCTTCCGGATGGTCCACGTCGTGTAGGACGGGCTGTTTTCGTACACGGTCCACGTCGTGAAGATCAGCTCGTAATAGCTGTCTAGGTCGAACGGTAGCCAGTCCGAGGCCAGCGCATACGTCGTGACGCCGCCTTCGCCCGTCGCTGCGGCGGCTACTTTGATCGGAGGATATATGTTGCACCTAGAGAGCAGGTACTGCAGGTTCTCGGGAGCATACGTTGACTTGACTTTGATCATAGCAGCATTTCTTCCAGTTCACGGAGGGGGACCTCGACTCCGTCTCTAAGTATGAACGGCACGGCCGAGAAAGAGGGGTAGAGTTCGGAGAGCTCTCCCAGAGTGTAGTCTTCGTCGAGCTCGTAGAAGCGGTAGTCTATCTTAGAGGACTTCAGGAGGGTCTTGAGGACTGCACATGTGAAGCAGCCGCGGCTGTCACCGTAGACTACGAGCAATTCTTCAACGCCTCCAAGACCCTCAGGTCTTCTTCTCTGCGGATGACGTCAACCAGGGAGTCGACGATCTCAGTGTAGTTCGTCGCCCACGCCTTGGCTGCGTCTAACGTAGGAAACACGTTGCCGTTCCAGGAGATGCCGTTGTGGTTGACTACGATTGCGTGGTCTATTCCGGGGTGAGTGTAGACCTTGGCGTTGCCCTTGCTCTTCTTAGTCCACATCAGAAGGCCGGGCCTTCCACCAGGACGATGTCGTCGGGTACTTCCCACTCAGTCGCTTCTCGGTCGAGCAACTCGGGACGGGCGACCACGAAGGTCTTTCCTGACCACTCGACGCTCTTGAGGTTGTCGTTGATGAACGCGCGCCAGTCACCGACGTCCAGGTCGTAGTAGCGGGTGTACTTCTTGACGTTCACGGAGTCGACGGCCTCGTCTGACGGGGCGTGTCGGGCAGGGATCATCGCCGGCTGCAGGGTCGCGTGGGCCTTCCGCAGCGTGCCGTCCATCTTCTCGTACTCGATGTAGACGATGCCCTTAGACATCATGTCGAGCGTCTTCTCGTTAGAAATCATGGCCGAAGCCTCCGTCTAGTTCTTCGACGAGTGACGCGTAGCCGTCTTCCAGGAGCCGGCCGTTCACTACTATCTGTGGGATGGTCTTCCGACCCGGAAACCTCGCCTGGAACTCTATGAGGCTGAGGTCTTCGGGCATAGATAAGAAAGCGTAGTCCAAACCTCTGCTCTCCAGCAGGGCCTTCGCCCTGTCACAGAAAGCACAGGGCGGGTCGCGGCGGCCGTATACTTGGATCATCGGTTCTCGTAGCCTCGCACTTTCCGCGGGTCGCCCCAGACGGCGTTGGCCTTCAGCTTGATGAAGGGCCGGTTGGTCTCGTTGGGGTTCGGGTTGGCCATGACCAGGTTGGGGTTCTGACCCTTGGCCCAGGCCTCGCGCTTGTCGAGCATCCGGTCGATGGGAGAGGTGAGGGAGCGGCCGCCGGCTGCACGCGCGTTCGACACGCTCTTGCCGGTGCCCCTGGACGTGTACGAGGGTCTGCTCTTCTTCTTGGCCATGTCGCCTCCATGTTGTAGGGATTGAAGTACAGTATAACTCATTCTCACGAGAATGTAAACTAGAGTTTTCCGTCTCCGATCAAGTCCTTTGTGGTCGACTTGAACTTGGAACCGCACGCGACGCACTGCATGAAGACGATGTTGTTCCGTGACTTGCGCTCGCGGACGTTCGGGTGGAGCATCTGGTGGTAGACTATGAGGGTGTTCTCTCCGCGGTGACACGCGGAGCACTCGCCCACCACGTACGGGACGTCGTCGTTAGTTATCTCAACGTGCAGGCGGTCTGTCATCTGTCACCCACAAGTTCTTGACGTGGTTCGCGTGTATCTTCCCGCCGACGAACAGGTTGTAGTAGTCCTTGCGGAGGAGCACGTCGCGGAGTATCTGCTCCTTCATCTCTAGGTAGGACGCCTCGCCCGGCGCTGCACAGAGGTGGAGTATCTCGCGAGAGAAGCTGTCTTCCCCGAGGAGCTCCACGTCCCTCTTCAGCTCTTCAGAAGACCCGTGGTAAGAAGGCCAGTCAGACTGGACGAGGATTTTTTTCTTCTTCTTGTTGACTGTCTTGACTTTGCGGGTCCACAGGAGCTTCTTGCCGACGTAGCGGCGGCCGTCCGTGAGGTTGGTTATGACGTACACGAACGCCTTGTGCGCGCCGACGTCGTCGGCCGTGAAAGTGCTGCCCCGGTATGTCCATTCACCCATGCGATATTTATCGCCGGGAGAAGCACACCCTCGCGTGTCCCTTCGAGACTACTCCCAGGTCGTTCGCGGCGGCACGTGACAGGTCTAACACGCGCCCGCGGGTGAAAGGTCCCCGGTCGTTCACTATTACTTCGGTAACTTTCCCGTTAGCCGGGTTGGTCACCCTCAGGACCGTGCCGAACTTGATCGTCCGGTGCGCGGCGGTCCGTCTCTTCCCGTTCATCTTCTCTCCCGACGCGGTCCTCCCTCCGAGGTCGTACCAGGAAGCGACCCCGCACTCAGCTGACGCCTTGTGCGGGGAGGCGGCTATCACGGCCGCCAGGGTTATCTCACGCAGCAACTCAGAACAACTCGCAGCTTCCGCCCGAGCAGGCCGCGCCTGCCATGGTGTCTACCGAAGTGAACTTCTTGGCTGACAGGTTACTCACAAAGTCGACGTCCTTGAAGTTCGACTGTATCTTCTCCCACTTGTGCAGGAGCTCTACGTCCTTGAGGCAGTACGCGGCCTTCTTCTCGTCACCCTCGAAGTAGTTAGTTGCGAACTTCTTGAAGCGTCGTATCCAGTCGGTCTGCACGTCGAGCCGCTCCTGTGTCTGCCGCGATGAGTCCTTCACGACGTCGATCGCACGCCACAGGTTAGAGAACACCTTCGCCGCGTCTACGATGAGCCCCGAAGCGAAGAAAGACGCGGTGCCGTACGCGTCGAGTATCTCTTGCTCAGAGAGCACCGAGGTGAACGGCGCCTGGGCGAAGTCCTTGTCACCGGTAGCGGGAAGGAGGGACACGCCCGCGAAGGACGACCTGTTCTCGAAGAGGTACTCCTCGACCTCGCCCCACTTGTCGGCGGGCACGTCGACGGTGTTCGACACGTTGTGCCTCAGGCCGCGGTCTACGCACAGGTCGACGTCAGTGCCGGCCTCGATCCAGGAGTTCTGTACCAGGCGTATCTTCTCGAGCAGCTTCACTCCCAGCAAGTCTCGCTTGAAGACGGTGCCTCGGGGAGCGGTGACCGGGAAGGACACCACGTAGTCAGTGCCGTTGGCTGACCAGACGGACTCCTCTACCATGTAGGGGTTCTGTGCACGGATGAGCTGGACTACCTCGGACTCCTTGTTCATCTGGGCGTTGCGGAACGACCTGGCGGAATGCCCGCCGTGTATGCCCGACTCGGTCTCGAGGATGATAGAGGCAGTGCCAGACGGCTTCACGACGGTGCTGCGCGCGGCGGGGTTGATGTTGAGCAGCGCGGCCACTCTCCGGTTCACCTTCTTGATGAGCTCGGCACCCTCTCGGAGGAGCTCCTCGTCGAACAGCACTTCGGGGTTGTTCATCCAGCCCGTGATAGAGACTCCCAGGAGGGCCTCTCGCTCGAAGATGGCCTTGGTAACGGGAGTCATGTAGGGGAAGTCAGTGTACCCGGCCTGGATAGTACCGAGCACCGCTGCGGCCTCGCACGCGGCGAGGAACGTCTGCCTCGAGGTCATCTTCCCGCCGTTGATCTCAGTGAGGTTGCAGCCCTGAAACCCCGACTCGCCGGTAGTGAAGTCGAACGGGAGCATAGACACCTCGACGCACGGGTTGTACGCGAAGTCTTCTTTCTCGGTGAAGAGGAAACCCGGCTCTCCGAACTCGCGGGTCTTCTGCATGACGTCCGCGAACTGCTCACGCGTGATCCGGTCTCGAATGAGGACTACGGAGTTGTTTGAGCGAGCGCGCTGGGGGTTGTCCGCGAACCAGTTACCGGTCTTGGCGGACATCATCGCCTCGTCTCCCAGGGAGAACATGCAGAGGGTGGCCGAGCGTCTGACGCCGCCTGAGAGCACCGCGTCAGAGGCATGCATGATGACGTCGTAGACGTGAATGGGCTCGAGCCTCTTGACTCCGCGGAGCACGAGCCCCTGCAGGAGGTGCTCGATCTTGTCCAGCGCCCTCCTGAGCGGTTCGGGGCCGGGCGCCTTGAAGCCCCCCGAGATGAACGCGTTCTTGTCACGGATCTTCGTGGTGTCGAAGAACACCCTCCTGCCCTCGTACTCGGGGTGCGTACCACCGCCGACGAAGAACGAGGACATGAGCACGGCCAGTGAGTCGGCCCAGCCCTCGATAGAGTCTGCGATGACGAATATCTTGGGCTGCTTCTTTCGCTCTGCCACGTCGGGCAGCTTGTCGACGTGCTGTTTCTGGACGCTGAACCCGACGCCGGAGCCCGACAGCAGTGCCCAGAAGATCTCTCCGAAGGCCCTGGGGCGGTCCGCGTACGTGCTGGTGCAGTTGTACATCTTCATGTTGTTCTTGAGGATCTGTTCTCCCCCGAACTGCAGCGCCCTCTGCGCCCCGAGGACGAGCTTGTCTTCGTAGGCGCTCTGGGCAGACGCGAACGCCTCACCGAGCTCGTCGCTCTCACGGAGCTGTCGCGCGTACCTCTTCCTGTGCATGGTCATGACGCGTCCTACAGCCTCTGACCAGGTCTCGTACCTCCCTAGACCGTCGTCCCACCTCGAGTAGGCCTCAAAGAACTTCGCCTCGGACAGTAGTTTCGTCGTCGAGACGGTCGAGTTTTGCGTCATGCTTGCTTCCTGTTTGAATTTTTTTCTTGATTAAAATTTGTTCGTCGGAAATTTCCCAGAGCAGGAACTGGTCGTGCTTCAGGTCCAGCTTGTCTAGGAAGCCGGGAGGGAAAACTATAGAGAGCTGCCCGTCGACTATCTCGACGCGCGTGACGTACATCTTCATGTCTTGTTCCAATACTTCATCTTTAGGGCAGCGGCTGCGCCGCGGTAGGTGTTGGACGCGACTACGCCCTCGAGTTCTTCGGGGCTGTACCCCGCTCTGATCGCGTCGTTGAGGTCCTTGTGCTTGAAGTCGTCTGGCCAGATACACACCTGCCATCCGTCGAGTACGTATTTATTCATGACGGCCACGATCTCGCGGTTGCGCCGCTCGTTGTCCAGCACCACGGTGGTCAACTCCTTGTTGACTACGCGGTCAAGTCGGGCCTCCGAGCCCACCATCGCCAGGCAATTGGGGAGGAACAGCGAGTCGATCGGTCCCTCTACGACGTACGTCTTGACGTCGGGGTCCCACCGGTCCACGCCGAATATCTTGGGGTCGTCAGAGTCCTCGGTGCGCACGGTGACGTACCGCAGCGTAGAGTCCGGGTCCAGCGATCGGCCCTGTATGCCGAACACCGAGCCGTCTCGCCTCCGAAGGGTGAACACTATCCTGGGCTCGTCTCGCCTCACGCGGAACTTGTCGGGCACCAGGGTCTCATTGACCCACTTGTAGAACTCGTGGGCGTAGTAGACGTCTCCCAGGATGAACTCGGGAATCTTACGACCGAGGACGTACTGCTTCGCGGGGTGGTTGTCAGAGAGGTCACGGATCGACGTGACTCCCCTGAGGGTGAACTCGGCCTTCTCTTCGAAGGGTGAGGGATGCTCGGTCGTCTTGACGGCGCGCTTCGGGGGTTCTCGGCGGAACTGCTCGATGCAGTACTCCCGGTAGAGGTGGGGAGACACGGTCTGTATCACCTTGCCGAACGGGGGAGACACGCCGCAGTTGAAGCACTTGTACGCCAGTCGGTCTCCTGACTCGAACAGCCACCCGCGGGTCTTGTACTTGGACTTGTTGGAGTCCCCGCAGAACGGACACCTAAAGTTTAGCTTGAACTTGGAGTCCGACTTGTCCTTGACCATCTCGAGGGAAGAGGAGATGATGGACGCGTATTTCTGGTCGACGTAGAGGTCGCTCATGAAAGCCATTCGTGATTGGAAAGGTCTATAGTATCACCTAGTCGACACAGTGTCAACCAGTAAGTCGGGAGCTCGCTCCGTCCCGGAGGGACCGAGTCAGAGTACCGGCGGGAGAGCACGGGTCCGGAGGACACACTTTGTCATTGATACGGAAATGACGAGCATGCATCTCTCTTCCCGTTCACGACTGGTTCGTATCGCTACGCGTTCAGTCGTTTCCTTGAGCAAGCTCAAGTCGAAGCAAGCTTCGAAATTTCAGTGGTTATCATGAGAAGCAGCAGTTGCTATTATACCAAAGTTAGAAAAGTTGTCAACCCATAGAATGCATACATTACCAACGTTTAACTTAAAGTAAGCACAGAAAAGCCCGGTCAGACGCCGGGCTTGCCTCTACGGACGAACTCGAGGAACCCTAGCCGGTTCCTCTTCTTGTATTTCTCAGCTGCAGACTTGGGTACCTTCAGCTTGTCGTCCACCCCGCGCGAGCCTATGCCCGATACGTTCCCCGTGACGTTGACTGGCTCGCTCATATCGACCTCAGCGATTCCAGCATGCGCCCGTCTACGACGACGTCGGCCGACGAGACAGTGGAGTTCTCGGGGCCGACGTTGTAGACTTTCGGGGGCATGTAGTTGAGGAAGAGCAGGCAGGCCTTGAGCTCGGGGTAGTAGCCGTCCATCTTGCTGAAGAGCATCCGGGTGGCGGGTTCCGGCCCGAACAAGTTGTAGATGACTATGACGTGGTTCAGGATGAGCCGCTCGCGCAGCACCCCCGAGTCCCGGTACTTCTTGAACAGCTTCTTGAGGTACTTGAACCTCTTGAGGTCGTCAAAGAACTCCTCGTCGTCGAAGCAGTGGGGGTTGTCGTAGTGCCTCGCCGCGTACAGGATGAAGTTTGAGTCGTCCAGCCGTTCATACATTATCTGTTTCGCATGTCCTGTCGCTCTTCTATCCTGTTGACCGTGATGGTCAGTGACACGAGCTGGTCATTGAGAGTCCCGACCTTGTCGACCATCTTTGACGTCTGCGCGAAGACCACCGTGAGGTCGCTCTCGATCTTCTGGACTCGGTAGACGTAGCCGGTCACCGTCGAGAAGCCCCCGAAGATGACGCTGGACATGGTGACGAGCGATAGGATGAAGCTGAGCCTCTTCGTGCTCAGGAAGAGGCCCTCGTTCGGTTCGTCAGCCAAGGCTGCCTCCGTTAAGCGTCAGGGAGGACGGAGTCGTCAGCCGTTCCGGTGGAGTTTGCCACGTTAGCGGTAGAAGTGTTCGAGAAGGACACCGCGTCTGTAGTGATCGGGCCCGAGATAGCCACCAGGGTCTCCCAGGACACGCGTCCTGCGCGGCCGTTGAGGACTGCGGCGAAGGTCGCGTTGGAGCCGGTCGAGGTGGTGACCGCGATAGTCGGCGCAGAAGTGAAGCCGGAGCCGGGGTTGGTCACGTTAACGGCAGTGATGACGCCGTTTCCGTTGGTCACGACGTTAGCGGCGGCGTTCGTGGCTCCGCCAGAGACGGTGATGGTGTCAGCGTTCGCGTAGAGTGTGCCGCCCGAGGTGATGGTGATGGAGGCCACCGCGCCGGTGCCTACCGTGCGCCTGACCCAACCGGGTGCCGCGATGGCCTTGTTCACAGAGACTTCGACGTTGTCCGCGAGGAATACGGTGTTACCGTACTGCTGCTGGCCCGTCTGGCCATTGGTGACCTGCGTCGTGAACTTCGGCGCGTCTGAATACTGGTCTCGATTGCCCCAAAGTGGCATGGTCGCTCTCCCGATAGGATGAATTTCTCGTCCTATTTATATTTCGGGAGCCGCTTACTTCAGGCGGGACACTGCCTTCCGGACCACGTCTCGGGCCTGGCGCCGCTTGAGTGACTGTACCGTCTTGAGGGACTCCTCTACGGTATGGACGGCCTTGACCTTCTCGATGATCTCTTCTGCGAATGGCGCGAGCCTGTCAGGCAGGCACCACCGGACCGTGCCCAGGTCCTCGGCCACGCAGGCCTCTCGGACCATCGACGCCGACACTCCCTCAACCGCGACCCCGTTGGGGCGACGGGCGCCCGCGGACAGGACCTGCCAGGACTCGAAGTGGAAGTCCCGCTCGTTGTACTTCTCTAGCATCTCGGAGAACTCTGCGACCCGGTCGTCACCGACCACGAGTACGAGGTTCGCGTACTGTTCTCCGAGCGCCACTAGTGACGACGCTATGTTAGTCGATGACGACTCTTGCACGACGTCTCCGAACGCTTCTCGGGCGTAGGCCAGCTTGTCTTCGTATGAGAGGGGGTTGCGCTTGCCGCCGGCAGAGTGGGACAGGTGGACCACGTGGTCACCGGGTACTGCTAGCATAGCCTCGATCAGCTTCTCGTGGCCGACCGTCGGGGGGTTCATCCTGGCCCAGGTGAAGACTACTGTCTCATTGAGCCGCGGAGTCGTGTCTACCTTGCTTCGGGGAAGCCCCGTCTTTGTTCGCTTCGGCGTAGTTCTGGTCAATGTTGTTCACCTTGTCTTGGAGAGACGAGACAGTGGTCTCAAGTTCCCCGATCTGCGAGTTCAGTTCTCCGATGACCTTTATCAGGTTTACGCTGGCTGCGTCGGTGGTGACGGGCATCTGCGTCAGGAGGAAGACGGTTGTCAGTATCGACACGCCGCACAGTGCGCCTAGAAGCTTCAGCATCCTTGTACTCCGTTTATTTTTATTTATTCGGCTTCCACCCTCTGACGTAGTCTTGCGAGAAGTTCGCGATCGAGAACTCCCTCCGGTTCACCAGCTTGCAGGAGAACTCACCGTTGTCGTACACCAGGCCCTCGTGGCTGGTGTCGATCTCGTGCCCCGCGACGGTCAAGAAGGTGCGCCTCGTCGCCCACGATTCTTCGCGTTCCATCACCTGAGAGAGAAGGTAGTCCTTCATCTCAGAGAGCCACTTGTACGCGTCTTCGACCGGGTTGTCGGCGGGGAAAGACCGGCCGGCCCTGACGTAGCCGTTCATCGTCTGGGGGGTGTGGGCGGTCTCGAACGAAGACGGGGGAGTACGACGGAACATGACGGGAGTGACGTTGAGCGCAGTGCCCCGCAGGTGTGTGTCCATCGTGAAGACGTACCGCGACCACTCGACGTCGAACGCCGCGCACGGAGCCAGTCTGAGCTCGTCGTCGACCGAGTAGTAGGTGTGGGGTACGAGGCCTACGCAAGAGAACTCTATCCGTGATGCATCGGGCGTGCCCTCTCGAAAGTGGTACCGTATCACGTTCGGGTGGAGAGTCACGTACTTCCTCTCGTTCTGTTTCCCGTAGCCGTCTAGCAGCACAGTGTGTGCTTTGTCACTTTCTTCGGAAAAGAGTAGGTCGCACTGGACCGCGCTGTTCATCGGCAGGGACAGGCAGGACAGTAGCAGGGCCCTTACCTTGCGGGCGAGTCCTTCCGGCATGTCGTCTAGTCGTGAGTCCAGGAACGAGTAGAACGCGACCGGCTTCTTGTTGAAGATCGACTTCGTCGCGACGAACTCTCCGTATCGAGTCTTGCCGAAGAAGACCGCGGGCGCGCCGTCGTACTTGACGCTGAAGTGCTGCAGCTCCCCCGACGTGAGGTCTCGGAAGACCCGGAGGGCCTTGTCGAACCCGGCCCTCCCCTCGAGGAGCATCATGTCTTCCAGGTGTCGGAGGTGGTTAGGCATCGCCGGACTCCCTCGCTACCTCGTCGAAAGTCGGTCCGCCGATGAGGTACCCGTCACAGTACCCGTGGAAGAAGGACGGGTGCGTCACTTCGACTTTCACGTGCGGGAAGCACAGCTCGTCGTCCACGATCGGTACCTCGTAGAAGTCGTCTTCCCTCGTGATGCCGAGCGTCAGTGATATTTCTAGGCATCGCCAGAAGTCTGCGCCCTGGTCGTACACGCCCGACAGCAGCATTCGGTTTCCCAGGTCGTCACGAAAGACGACGTAGTTTCTCTTGTCTTCCACGGTATGATCTCCTTGTCTGACTCTATTCTACGCTAGGCGCCAGTGGGTTATCCCGTCACCGATCGGTAGGTGGCCTGCTTCGGTAGAGAGAAGCCCAGGACCGCAAGAACCTTGAGGAGGGCCTATCATGCAATACCGGGTATCGCTCCAATACACTTCTTGCTCAGTAGTCCCGTCCTCATAGAGAACTTCGAAACAGCCGCCGTCCTTTGGGACCGTTTCGATCGGGTTCCATTCACCGTTTCTCTTGTCTTCAGTATCGATCATAGTGTCTGCTCCTAGTTGCGTCGATGACCCTCAGCTTCTCCCTGTACAGGAAGTCCTTGATCTCGTGTACCGTCATCTCTGATATCTGTCCCTCGCCGAAGTGGTTCGACAGCTTGACTTCGTCCAGCGCGTCGAATACGTCTCCCAGTACGACCGCGTTGTCGTAGCGGCGCCCTGAGTAGAACGGTCCGCGGCCGGAGGCGTCCCACCTCGCCACGTTCGCCAGCACTTGTGTCACTCGCGAGTAGCTCTTGGTGTTGACGTCCTGGTACATCTTCAGCACCGTCTTGGCCCGCAGCTCGTGCAGCTTGTGGACGTGCATGTGGTACCGGGCGACCATGGCGCCGACGTGCCTGTACTCGTTCGACAACTTCAGGCGGTCTGCCATCGACTGGACGACCCAGTAGCCGGCCTCCTCGTGGCCGTAGTGGTGCGGCCATTTCTCGCGGGGAGTCTTTGCCTTGCCCAGGTCGTGCACCAGCGCGGCGAAAGCTTCCAACGGGTCTGTAGTCCCGTCCCAGTCAACGGCCTGGTCCATCACCGTCATGGTGTGCACGAAGGCGTCTCCCTCGGGGTGGTGCTCGTAGGGCTGCTCGACCCCCGCCAGGGCCTGGACCTCAGGGAACACTACGGCCAGGGCGCCGACCATCCGCAGGAAGACGAAGAACCGGCTCGGAGACTTCTCGGTCAGGGCCTTCGTCATCTCGGCGGTGACTCGCTCGGGAGTCAGGTGTGCCAGCTCTCCGGCCTCGACCATCTCCCTGCACAGCTTGACGGTGTCCTTGGCGGGCAGGAAGCCAGGCCACCTGGCCAGGAAGCGAGCCAGCCGCAGGACCCGGACAGGGTCTTCCTTGAAGCCGTCGGGGTCCACGTGTCGCAGGACCCGGTCTCGCAGGTCTCGCTCGCCCCCGAACGGGTCGACCAGTTCACCGGTCTCTTCGTCCAGGGCCATGGCGTTGATAGTCAAGTCGCGGCGGCGCAGGTCGTCTGTCAGGGACACGCCCTCGGTCTCTGTCTCGAAGCCTGAGTAGCCCGCACCCGTCTTACGCTCGGTGCGTGCCAGCGCGTACTCTTCACCCGTCTCGGGGTGCAGGAACACCGGGAAGTCGTGGCCGACTCGCTTGAAGCCGCCGCCCAGCATCCACTCTTCCTTAGAGCCGACCACTACGTAGTCACGGTCTTTGGGGTCTACGAACATCAGCTCGTCGCGGACGCTGCCGCCGACCCGGTAGGTCTTCACTTGTCTCATCATGTAGGACTCCGATGGCATCAGACGTACGTGCTCCCGAACATCGCTAGGATCAGCGCTACGCACAGCAGGGCAATTCCCATCCACCCGGCGACCACTCGGTGGCCCATCGTCACCGACGCGTCGCGACTCAGTCCCGAGAACGCGACCGACAAGACGTAGACCAGCATGGCAGCGGTGAAGAACAGAACAGCCATCATACGTGAGCCCCCACCAGTGCTACGCCGGCGGCGATGAGCAGGAAGAAGCAGAAGAAGAACAGGCAGACGAGCTGTCCCGTGCCCTTCGACGTGCCGGGCTGGAACGTCGCGCCGAGGAACAGGAGTCCCAGGACGAAGAAGACGAGTGAGATGGAGTAGATGATGATCGAAGCGAACATGGTGCACCTTTCTGTTTCTCGACCAGTATAAACTAATCTAGCAGGTACGTAAACGACAAAAGAGGCCCGGAGGCCTCTAGATTGCAGTAAATTTCAATTCCATTCGTCGTGCCCGTTGTGTTCTATCCACTCAGAACACTCAGACTTCGTACCGTGAAACACCGTCTTATCCCTTGAGCCGGCATGAAGTTCGACAACAACCCACTCATCAGAGTGGTCTGAGTTGCGTACCAAACGGTACTTCATTCCGTTTGCGGCTTTGATAAACATTGCAGAGTTCCTTTCCGATTTGATAATTCTAAGATATACCATTCCGGAGAGGATGTAAACTACTATTTTAGAGATAGTGAAGTTTTGCCAGTCTCTGCTGCTCACCTTCGAGGCAGTCGCCTGCAAGGTCAAGGTCGATCCAGCTGTCGCAGTCGAGCACCATGAACCTGGTGCCGTAGATGACTCGGTCGAAGGGCAGGTGCCAGTGTCCGCCGACCCAGAGCGACGGCCTGTGTATCGCAAGCATCCGGTCGAACGCGTCTCTCGTCCGCGACGGCACGTCGAAGATCTTGATCCCGAACTCTGTCACGACCGACTGGGGCATCTCGTGGGTGACCATGACCTTGGGCCTGGCCCGGTCGTAATCCTCGACGATCTTGTCCAGGGCGTGCTGCGACAGCTCCTCGTCTCTCCACCAGGACACGTGCTCGGTGCGGTAGGCCCAGTCGATGGACCAGGCGCCGCCGGCGTACATGACCGAGTCTGAAGTGTCCGGGATGACCGTGATCGACCCGTCGGGTATCCAGTTCACCTCGGCGGCGCAGCCCTGAGGCCAGTCGTGGTTACCGCGGATGAAGAGGTGCTTCTTGTAGTCGTACAGGTGGGTCGGGTTGGCACGGAAGCCGATGCCGAAGTCACCGACCTGCACCGACTGCTCTGCGCCCTCGATGATCCTGAGGTACCTGTCCATGGCGCCGTGCACGTCGCCGATGAGTCTCGTCTTCGTCATGATGTAGGTCCTTGCTTCAGTCCGTGTTCTTCTCGTAGTAGACGATAATAGCCTGCTGCTGCTTGATGTACCTCAGGAGCTCGGACTGGTTCGCGAGCAGGGCCTTGAAGTCTGCGGGGGTCAGGCCGTACGCCGCGAGGGCCTTGCCGTCCTTCGCGAACTTGGCCTTGAGGGCCTCGAAGTTGTTCTCGGTGACCACGAACCACTTCACGTCCTTGAGCGCTGGCGGTCGAGGAGCGCCCTGCTTCTGCACGTGGATCGTAGCGGTAGCGGTGGTCACCTGGACGCGATCGACCCGGTCGGAGGTGCAGCTACTTGCCAGCAGGGGCGGGAACAGTAGCGCTGCGCACAGCAGCGTTGACTTCTTTGAAGGCATCGTTTATCTCTTTCTCTACGTTGTCAGGCTCAGACACGCTGCGGGCCGCCAGGTCCTCGTCCTTGAGCTTCGATATCCTGTCGAGGTTCTCGGCCTCGGCCTCGGCCAGTGACTTCGCGAGCGCCCCGTTGGTCTCGGCCTGTTTCTTGGCAGCTTCCTGCTGGAGCTTCACGGTCTGCTCGCTGAGCTGCACTGCAATCTTCATCTTGTCGACGTTCGACTGGAGCTGGGCCTTCTCGGTCTTCAGGGTGGCGACCTCGGCCTCCATGGTCTTCTTGTACACCACGAACGACCCGACAGCGACCACGAGGGCCACGGCCACGCCAGCCGCTAGGTAAAGTTTAAGGGAAGAGAACATTCTACTTCTTCAACTCTTCGTAGGTCGCCGGGCCCACGATTCCGTCGGCCGCGAGGCCGTTCCTGGTCTGAAATGTCTTGACCGCCGCGGCGGTGCCGGGGCCGAACTGTCCGTCTGCGGTGATGCCCAGCAGCGTCTGTATCTCCACCACTGCCGGACCTGACGAGCCTACCTTGAGGGTAGTGAAGGCGACGCCCGGAGACGGTGCGTCGCCAGATATCACGTCTAGCCCGTGTGCGTAGTAGCGCTTGCGCTCCTCGAGTCCGTTGGTGCCGCCGTTCACTGCCCTGGAGCAGCCGGTGATGTCTTTCCTGTCCGCGAACCTGTTGAGGTTGTTGACGTTCCAGAACCAGGCAGCCGAGCGAGAGGCACCCTCGGGGGTCTCCAGGTAGGACGGGTCGTCAGTCAGGTCGCGGCCGATGGCCTCACCGAACGAGACGTAGTTGTTCTTGCCGGTTATCTGGATGAGGCCGCGGCCCCTGTACTTCCAGCCGTCCTGGGACGCCTCGTTCCCGTTGCCCATGCGGCTGGCGTAGACTCGAGAAGCTATCTTCACGGGCTGCTTCGCGTGCGCGTTGGCCTCGACCTGGTTGCGGTAGTACTTCGGGAACGTCTTGAGCAGCCCCGCCGCAGAGTAGTTGAGGTTCTCGACCACTACTGACAGCGCGCCCGACTCGGTGAGCACCTGCGCCAGGAACATCACCTGTCTCTCAGAAGTGTCGATCCCGAACTCCTGCATCGCGTTGAATATCGGGTCTATGTACGCGTTGATCTTTGCCGTGGTCGCGCCTGCCACTACCTTTACGAACTGGTCTCTGCTGAGCATGTGTGGGTCTCCTTGACGTATTTATCGGCTCAGGAGACCGAGAACTTGGAGAAACCGGTAGCGGCAGAGGGGTTCGGGTGCAGGAGGGAGTCAGTGGCTGCGGAGTCTCCCACGCAGACGACGTGTATGCCGTCTATGGAGACCTTCCGGCCGTTCTCGTTGAACGCTCCCCCGCCGTGAGACTCGACGTCTCCTACGAGTGCGACTGCCTGGCCGGCGACCGACACCTTTGTCTGGGAGGCTATCGTGAGGGCCCCGCAGGACCTAGAGTCGTTGTTCCTGTGTATCAGGGGCATAGTTGAGGTACTGGTCCCAGTAGTTCGCGACGAGCCTCTTCAGGGACTCGGGGTATTTATTCATAGATTCCCGGAACTCCTTCTCCTGCACGTCTGAGAACATGATCTTGTAGTCCGCGGTAGTGACGAACCACGCGATGGCGTCCTCGACTACTCCGATTTCCATTTCTGTCATTCTAGTTCATCTTTCGCTGGATAAATTCTTTCGAGGTGACGACTAGCATAGAGCCGGCCTCGTCGCTGTAGTAGGCGGGAGTCAGGCCGTGCTTGATGTAGAAAGAAGCCCTGTCTAGCACCCTGGCGTAGCTGTTCTCGGGGTTGTGCCGGTAGTAGAGCCACGACTTGAGTATGACCTCCTCGTCTATCTCGCTCAGCTGTGGGTAGTCCTCGACGTTGAAGAGGTACCTGACGTCCTTGAACATCTCGACGTCGTCGTCAGAAGCGTAGAGATTCGAACTTTCCGTTGCTGCCACTTGTCTTTTCTCCTGCCTTGGTCTTGTCGAACACCGGCTCTTCGTTGTCGTTCGCTATGTCGTAGAACCTCATCTTCCCGCCGTCGCGACCGACCAGGAACTTCTTGTAGTAGTTGGGGTCGCCGTACCTGTTCTTGAGCTGCTTGAACATGACCTGCCCGAGCTCGTCCAGTTCTTCCGTCACGATGATCGCGATCATCAGGTCTGCCGTCGCGGGCAGGCCGAAGGACTCTGAGGTGTCGGTGAGGTCGATGTCAGACGCGCCGTAGCCCGTACGGGTGACCTGGGTCGCCGTGACCAGCACCAGGTCCTGCTCCACTGCTAGGCCGCGGAGCTCTTCCGCGATGGCCTTGATGTAGGTGTAGGAGTTGACGTTGCCCGGCTTCAGTCGAGACGACGCGCACAGGTTGATGTAGTCGACGTAGATGATGTCGGGGACGAAGTTCTTCTTGGTCTTCAGCTCGTTGAGGAGGAACCTCAGGTGTCCCGCGTGGGCTCCGGTGCTGGGGTACTCCTTGACGATCAGCTTTCCGAGGGTCTTCTCCTTCAGCTTCCTGATCTTCTTGAGGTAGACCTCCTTGGGCATGTCCTTGACGAGGTTGACGTTGACGTCCAGGAGGTTGGCGTCGATGCGCTCGGCGATCTTGGCCTGGCTCATCTCGAGCGTCACGTACAGGACGTTCTTGCCGTCGAGCAGGTTGTTCGCGGCCTCGTGACACATCCACATGGACTTGCCGCCGCCGGTGCCTGCCATCCAGACGTTCAGGGTCTTCCTGGAGAGACCGCCGCCCGTGATCTTGTTCATCAGGTCGATCGAGAACTTGATGCGGGAGTCCTCGTCTGAGTAGGCGTCGAACCTGGCCTCGGCGTCTTCCAGGTAGTCGTGTCCCACTGACTCGTCGAAAGAGACCGCGAGGGCCTCCTGGAGCAGGTCCGGTATCGCGCCCTTGTCCAGCTTCGACTTGCCGTCGAGGATCTGGATAGACTCCATGATGGAGTTGTAGATCGCCTTGTCCTGACAGAACTTCTCGGTCTGGTCGATCAACCAGTCCAGGTCGTCGGTGACCACGTTCGAGAGAGCAGTTATCTTCTCGGAGACCTCGTCGTAGAGGGTCTGGTTGACGCTCAGCGAGTCGAGCTCTACGCGGAGGACCTCACGGTTCGGGAGCCTGTTGTATTTCTTGAAGAAAGAATCGATGAGGGAGTAGAGGGCCCGGTCAGACGAGTCTGAGAAGTACTCCTCTCGGAGGTACGGCACGGCCTTCCGCGCGTAAGCCTCGTGCTGGACGAGGCTCGACAGTATGGTCTGTTCTATCATGCTTTACCGGGAGCGAGAGGGACGGGAGCGGTGAGGAGGGCGCGAGCCCTCACTCCTCGTCTGGTACGTTGTCTTCATCGAGGATCTTGCCCGTACCGATGGAGTACCTTTTGGTAATATAATCGGCGAAGTCAGTGGTTGTCAACACTTCTTTCCAGAAATCGCCGTTGTTGATGATCTGCTTCTCGCGGAACTTGTCTCCGACGAGCTCGCCGGTCTCCCGGTCTACTCGCTGGTACCAGCCGTTAGACGGCTTCCCGACGTACTGGCCGTCGAGGGCTATGTCGAGGAAGCCCGACCACTTCATGATGCCGCTCTCGTAGGACACGCTGATCGGTATCTTGGACTTCTCCTTGACGAAGCGAGACTTCTCGACGTTGATGACGAAGTGCCAACCCTTGATCTCGGTGCCGTCCTTGTCCTGTTGCCGGCCGACGATCCAGATGTTGTCCGAGCTGTAGTAGATGCCCGTACCGCCCGACACCACGGCCTTGGAGTAGATCTCCTGGGTCTGGTACGTGTGGTTGATGACGATCATCGGGATGTCCTTGATCGTTAAGTACGGTGTAACCATGCGGAAAACTGACTTGAGTGATCGCGCCCGCGTCATATCTCCCACCGACTTGCCCTCGATGGCGTCGTCGACTTCTTTCTTGGAAGCGAGGTTGCCGATCGAGTCCACCATGATGAGGACCTTGTCCTTGCGGTCGAGGCCCTCGAGCTGCGCCATGACGTCGAACTTGAACTGCTCGATGTTGAGGAGCGGGGAGTGCACGACCTTCGACGGGTCTATGCCGAAGCTGGAGATGTAGGAGTCAGGCGTGCCGAACTCTGAGTCGTAGAACAGCACTATGCCGTCGGGGTACTGCTTCAGGAAGGCCGAGGCCATGAGCAGAGTGTACGCCGTCTTGAAGTGCTTGGAGGGGCCGGCGATGGTGGTGAGGCCGGGCGTGAGGCCCCCGTCGATGCGCCCGGAGAGGGCGACATTGATCATAGGGACCACGGTCGGGATCATGTCCTTGTGGCCGTAGATCTTGGACTCGGAGAGTATCGCGGTCTCCTTGATGGTGGAGTTCTTGAGTAGCTTATCCTTGAGGGTGCTCATGTTCTTCCTTGTATCGTTCTAGTTCTTCCATGTATATGTATAGGTGGGCGCCGCCTGCACAGTCACACCGTTCTCCACAGTGCACGAAGCACAGCTTGTCACTGAGCAGACCGCCCGCGACCATCTCCGCTATGCGTAGGCGAGCGCGCTCTTCGACTTCTGGGACGTACACGTAGTCACTCACTCCAGTGCCTCCGGAACCGGTCCAGGAACTCTGCCTCGGCCCGGCCGGGTGACCAGCACTCTATGACGGCGCCGACCTTTGCCAGGCCGATGAGGTACCACTCCTGGTCGCAGGGCGCCATGAGCGCCTCTTTCTCGTCCACTATGATGTTGTTGTCGAACTCTTTGACGCGCGGGTGGAACGGGAAAGGCAGGCCGTACTTCGTGAAGATGACTTCCTCGATGCGGGCCTCTATCTCCTTGTAGTTCGTCAGGTACGGCTTGACCGGTCGCGGGACGTCTACCAGGTAGGCCTCCGATGCGTCGTGCATCAGGGCCGCGAACTTGTGCTCGTCTTCGATGGCGTCGTAGATGTGGCAGCAGTGCTCTGCGATGGAGTAGAAGTCACGGCAGTGACCAGCGTACCTGCACTGGTGGGACAGCGAGTGGGCGATGTCCTCGATGTGGACGTCTTCGGGGCGGGGGTCTATCGGGAAGAAACAGCCGCCGCTGTACGTCTGGAGCCAGTCGCCCTTGCGGTCGCCGTAGTCCTTCTTCGGTCGGTCTTCGTTCTTGTCTGTATGTGTCATGTGAAGAACTCCTCTAGTGAGAGACGCTTCTCGTGGTGCCACCCGATCTCCTTCAGGATGATCTCTAGCGGGCTGAGGAAGGTCTTTGCGAACTGCGTATCGAAATCGATGTACTGTTCTAGTTTCAGGACAGAAGGCAGAGAAGTGGTGCACGCGAAGACGTTCTCGCGCAGGGGATTGGGCACCTTCATGTATGTGTACTTGATCTTGTCGCCGTCGTTGATCAGCGGGAACTTCTTGTCGAGCTTCTGTTCCTTGATGACCTTGTTGTAGAGCAGCGCCGCGCGCACGTGCATCGGGGTGCCCTTACGGTAGACGGTGTACTTGTCGGCGTAGTCCTTCATGCCGTTGACGCCCGTCGGCTTCCCGACCTCTTCGAACCTGAGGCCGTTGAACGCCTCGCGGCACTTCGCGACGTACTCGTGGAGCTGTTCCTCGGTGCCGTTCACGATGATCTCGATCGATTTCTTGATGTACTCGCGGCAGACGAACGGGGTGTTGGAGCGCACTGCCTCTATGCCGGTCATCTTGACCTTGGGCGTCTCGTACCTGACCCCCTCGGAGTCCCACACGTTCATGATGTACTTCTTCTTGCCCGTGATGATCGTCACGTCCGCGATGTTCTCGCGCTTCATCGACATCCGCTGCTCGAACGCGTTCATCATCGTCGCGAGCTCCTCGAAGGACTCTCGAATGAACGGCGCCAGCACTTCTCGGCAGAACTTGTCGATGAAGTTGACTACCTTCTCCTTGGGGGCCCCGTCGGGGAACACCTTCTTGACGAGGGCGTCCAGGCACAGGTAGTTGGAGTCTGTATCGACCATGAGCACGTAGTCGACGCCCGAGGTCTTGAGGACCCCGTTGAGCTTCGCGTTGAACTTCTTGGCGATCCACTTGACCGACAGCTGCCCTGAGAGAGTGATGCTCTCTGCGAGGACGTCTGAGTAGTACAGGAAGAACTGGTTGCTCTGTGCTCCGTAGAATGCGTTGAGCGCGATCTTCTTGCCCTGCTGGGTGTTGTGGTACTTGGAGACCTTTACTTCGGTCTCTTGACGCAGGGCCCTGAGCTCTGCATCGCTGAGAGTTGAGTAATCGATGGGAGTATGTCCTAGCTGAAGTTACAGTATATCAGGAAATCGAGAAATGTAAACTGTCAATAGCACTTCGCGAACACTACCCTCGCCTTGAACTTAACTGCGAGGTCTGCCTGCGCCAGAGTGCACTGTTCCATAGACCGGAACGGGGCCGAGACGGTGTCGTACCCGCCGACCGTGCTGTTCGACGACAGGATGAGTATGAGCGTGTAGGTCAGCGGCGTCAACCGAAGGTCTCCTGCGTGAGCAGCTTGTGGTCGGTCATCAGCTGCTCGAGGTTCACGGGAGCGTACCCGGTCTTCTCGACGCAGGCGTTCACGTGCCTCAGAGAGGGTGACTCGTTCTGGTGGATGTGCCCGTGCACGTTGAACGTCACCTTGTAGAGGTTCGACTCGTGCTGGGGAGTGTGCGACAGCAGGCAGTCGAACTCCTTGAAGAACCGCCAGAGCATGACCTTCTCGAAGTGGTGTTGCAAGACGGGACACTTGCCGTCGTCGTGGTTACCCAGGATGAGCCGCTTCTTCCCGTTCAGTCGAGGTAGAATTTTAGCAGCATCATCGCGGTGACCAAAGTAAACGTCGCCAAGACAGTACCAGATATCATTGCTGCCCACCACCGCGTTGTGTCGCTCTACCATGACCTCGTTCATCTCTTCGACGCTGTCGAAGAGGTCGCCCCGGAACTTGCTGCCGCCGACTGTCGTGAAGCCCAGTATGTTCGCGTGGTTGAAGTGGTGGTCTGAGCTGACGAATATGTCTCTCTGCTTGCCTGTCAGTACGTTCATGTCTAACTCCTGAAGTAGGACCGTGTGAAATTTCTCTCTTCTGTGACGGTAGTCACTCCCATCATGACGAGGACGCCCTGTACGAACCCGAGCCAACGAGAAGACTTCAGTTCGTCTTCCTGGTCTCGTATCTCTCTGAGCATCCACCTGAGGTGCGCGAGAGAAATTCCGGGTTCTGGCTCGCAGGCGACTTCGCCGTGTCCCAGCATCTCCTCGTACCTCGTCAGGATTCTCTCGTCTATCACAGCGCCAGTCCTCGTCTCTTCATCTCGGCCTCTATGGCCTCGAGGTTCTTCTTCTCTTCGTTCATCATCCCCTTGAACTTCTTTCGGTCCTCGTAGAACTTGTCCATGAGGGCCGCCGCGAAGCCCCGCTTCGCTCGCGAGTACAGGGCGCCTCCGGCCGTCAAGGAGAGGTCTGCCTCCCGCAGCTGCGCGAGTCGCTCCTCGTTCATGAACCCGTTGAGTATCCGGTCCACTGAGCTTTCTTCAGACGGGAGCTCGTCCAGGCGGTCCACCAGCGTCTCGGGGCTGATGTTGTACTGCATGATGAGGTGGGGGTAGAGGCTGTCGAGGTCGAAAGAGGCCACCCACTCGTGCCGACCCGTGATAGGCTCCTTGACGTGCCCGCCCGCGATCTGCTTCTCCTTGATGGAGTGCTTCTTCTGGGGCGAGACTACTCCCTGGTCGAGCAGGTAGTTGTGGCAGATGATCTCCCAGAACTTCACGGTCGTGAACGTGTCTGAGAAGTTGACCAGCGTGTCGTAGGCCATCGCGAAGACCTGCTCGATGAACCCGAGCTTGTCGTTCATTCTAGACACCAGCGCGACGTCGCGACGGTTGTACTCCATGAACAGCTGGAAGTTGTTCTTGTAGAGGTCGTTGAGCGACTCGTACTCTGAGTAGTCCAGCTTCTTCTCGCCGATTGTCACGAACGCGATGTTGTCGAGGCGGTAGGACTCCTCGTTAGAGAACGAGAACTTCTTGTAGAGGGGGAGGTAGTCCAGGGAGGTGACCCCCACCAGGTCGTAAAGCGTCTTGTTGGAGCCGTGGTAGAAGACGGTGCTCTCCTTGATCTTCTTCCAGGGAGACAGCATGCAAGCGTAGTCGTCACCCAGGAGCTTCCTGATGCGGTTGACGAGGTAGGGCACGTCGAAGTAGTCGATGTTCCATCCCGTGACCACGTCGGGGTCGAAGTTGAGCCACGCCGTGATGAACCGCTCGAGCATGTCCTCCTCGGACTCGCACATGACGTAGACGTCTTCGGGGTCCGCGGGGACGTAGGGCATCAGGCCGAAAGAGACGTACTTCTTGTTCTTCTCGAGGGTGATTGCCGTGATCGGCCAGTCGGCCTTCCACGGGTCGGGGAACTCGTCGGCGCCGACCTCGATGTCGACGTTGACGACCGAGACCTGCTTGGCATCGTACTCCATGCCGCGGCCGTAGACGTCGTAGAGGTAGGCGTACGGCCAGTTAGTTGAGCCGTACACCTCGAAGTTGTGAACGTCTCTGTACCGCTCCACGAACTCCTTGGCGTCATAGATCGAGTCGAACTGGACTCGGTCGACTGGCTGGTCCCGGAGAGTCACGTAACCCGTCGGCTCGTTCGTCTTCGAGCGAGTGAAGAGGTAGGGCCTGTACGGGATCGAGTCCTGGAACCTGCGGCCGTTCTTCCAGCCGCGGACCCGCACCTTGCCGCCCCACTGGGCAGCGTGAGTGTAAAATTCCATCAAGTCGATAAATATCCTATGAAGAAGAGAGACATAGAGAACGCATTCGTGAAGCACTGGCGCGCGGCGATAGCCTGGGCGTTCGTGGTGATCATCCTGTTCGACTTCGTGGTCGCTCCCAGCATAGTACTGGGGATGATCAAGGCGGGGATAGCTATAGCGCCGTGGGTGCCGCTCACGATGGACGGCTCAGGCACGTTCTACCTGGCGATCGGCGCCATCTTGGGCGCGGTGTCTTGGCAGAAGGGTCGCGAAGAGATCGAGAACGTCAAGAGGTCGTACGACTTCGGGAAAGACGACGGCCCGAGTGAAGACCCGGGCCCGCCGCAGTGATCAGGAGTTCTCCTCGATCAGGTCCTGGACGTCCTTCGCTGTTGGCTTCTTCCAGTTGGTGATCTGACCGGTCTCGATGTCGATGACCAGGTGCATGTAGTCACCGAACTCACCCGGGATGATGCTGTTCGGCACGTAGCCCTCGTAGTCCAGCACTGTCTCTCCGTCGGAGTCCTTCAGCAGGAAGGCCATCTCGTCTCGGAGCTTCAGGTACATGTCGATCGTGGTCACGTCTACGTCCACGGTCTTCTTCAAGCCGACCTTCATAGTTCTCTTATCCTGTAGTTGATGACGCGTCTGTCCACTCTCTTGAGGGCCCGCGCGAACTCTATCGCGCTGTCGTAGTCCTCGAAGCGGTACTTGTCTGTGACGGTGAGGGAGCCCTTCTTGACCCTGTCAGAAATGAAACGGTCTACAGTCGCGATGCAAGACATCGGCGTCGTCCTCCCTGTTGTGTCAGTATTTATGCATATTATACCAGTCGAGCTGATTTGTCAACCTAAGATTGAGAAATCGAGCGGGCCAGCGAAGTGAGCATGAGTATCACTTCGCTCAGTTCCAAGTAGTACTGGGCCACCTCCGGGTGTCTGTCCCGGAGGTGGCCCAGGAACCGCATAGAGTCAGTGAGCTGGGACATCAGCTCGGTCTGTCCTGCCTCCATCATCGGCCGTACGTCAGTACCTCGACGGTCTCGTCGAGCAGGCGTGCGCACGGTCCAATCAGCCGCGCATAGAGACTCTCGAAGTTTTGGGCGCGACTCTTTCCCAGGGCGTCGATGATGTCTTCAGGTATCGCATAGACGACATCATGGACGTCGAACGTCCAGCCGCCCACGGCGTGGTCGCCGTCTTGTGTATACCCGCGGGCGATCAAGAACTGCCCGAGCGCGCACCTGTCGTTGCTGACGTAGTCGTACGGTCCGGACTGGGTAGCTACCCAGTCCGCGAATTCTCTCCACTTGAACACTTGTCGTCTCCTTACGCCGCCATCTCGAGGGCGAGTTGCAGGGCTTCGATCTTCTTGGCCTGGTAGCGGCCGAACCACGCAGACGAGAGCCTGCTGTCCACGCCGTTGCCGAGGATGTGGTCCGTGCTGTAGCTGACCGCGTTGGCCAGGTTCCAGAACGTCCCGGGAGCGAGGTCCGCTCCGGGCTGCGTGTCGACCACGTCGAAGACGACCTGGCCGGGCTTAGAGAACGTCCGGTCGGGCCGCTTGGCGCCCTCACCGATCGGGAAGAGCCGCGAGATGTACTCGTGGACCTGCTCGGGGGTGCACTTGGCCGTGGCGAGGAAGCGGGCCTGGTCTCGCAGGAGCTCCGTCTTGGCCCTGGTGTATCCCAGGGTCTCCTTGACCATCTCGGCGTCGAACTTCTTCGAGTGGTTCAGGCGGATCATGCTGTTCGCCTTCTTGGAGAGGGCGAAGGTCAGCGTGTTGTTGCAGACCACCCGGATGTTGGTCGCGCGGACCTCGATGGACCGGCCGTACTGGTGGGGGTTCGAGAAGAGCAGGAAGCTCTCGGTCGTGTCGCCCTTGACCACGTCGAAGGCGCCGTCCTTGATCTTGGCGAGCGCCCAGACCGTCTTCCCGCCGTAGAGGGAGCCGGCCGTCTCCATGGTCATGTCGCCCTCGCGGACCCAGTCCGAGAAGAACTCGAAGGCCTCGGAGTTCTGGCAGGGCTCCCACCCGGCCGAGATGACGTCGAGGACCTTGTCGTCCCGGTCACGGATGAGTGCCGATCGACCCGTCGGGAGTCGCTTGCCGTTGTGTTCCGCGAAGAGCGGCACCTTCTCGACGTTCCAGTCGAGCCGGGCGGCCTTCATGATCTCGTCCGGGGAGAGGTCTCCCGAGACAGAGAAGCCGAGGCCGTGCCACGGGGTTTCCGTGTTGACGTAGGCCATGGAGGCCTGTCCGTCGATGAGTTCAAGCTGGTGTGCCATGTGCAGTCTCCTTTCGTTGCTGATGGAGACATTATATCACTTTCCTCAGGAATGTAAACCCTTCTTTCCTGAAGTTAGCGATTGACCGTAGCCGTGGCGAGGACGTTCGCGACCAGCATGACGACGTACGCTCCTATGGCGATGGGCCAGCTGGAGACGGTGATGCCGAGCCCGGCCGTGATGAAGACCCAGAAGGCCAGGACTGCGATGGCAGAGAAGATAAGTGACTTCACGAGTGTTTCTCCCGGACGAACCAGATGTAGTTTTCTGACGCGGAGCCCTGACAATACTTGTCGTCGTCCACGGGCTGCGTGTACTGTATCGACACGATAGAGTGCTCCTTGATCATGATGACTTTCTTCCACAGCTTGGGGTTCCTTTGTCCCTTGCAGCGGACGAAGTCACCCGGCTTCAGGTCGTCGATCCACGCGTTGTAACGGGCGCCGTCGAACGGGTCGGGCCTTATCAGGCACTCCGCGAGGAATTCCTTGACGGACACTTGTAGCCAGCCAGCCCCGAGACGGTACATCTCTACGTGAGGGGCCACGAGGTCGGTGAGCTTGCCGTCAACGCGGTGGAGCCGCCGGACGTAGACGTGCTTGTAGACGACGTCCCGGAACTTGAACTCGCTCGTCATGTTCGGCACGAACGGGTGCACGTAGGTCGCGTTCTGAGGGAGCATGTCCTCGGTGATCGGCTGCCAGTCTAGGTTGAGTTTCTTGCTCATAGGTAGTCCTTGAACGGGTGGAATTCGTAGTCGTCTAGGACGACTACGCCGTCCATCGATTTCTCGGCCATGTCTAGGTACTCGAGCATGCGCTGGATGCGACGCGGCATTCGCCAGAAATCTTGTCTCTCTTCTTCGGTGATGAGGCCCTCTGCAACGAGTTGGGCGGGACGTAGGCCGTCACGGCTCCAGTTACGCAGCCATTCGTCTAGGTCGGCTACTTTCCGCTTCGCCTTCAAGACCCACGGGAATTTCCTCACGCAGTATTCGCGATCGGTGACTGCCCGTGTGAGCTTTCCCGTAACTTCTGTGTGACGTGCGTTCATCTTCAGCGCGGCCTCCTTCAACTGCTCTTTAGAAAACCTCGCGCTGCTCATAGCAGGACTCCTCTCTTCACAGTTTCACGAGTGACTTCTCGGCTGTAGCAGTTGTGCACCAGCTGTGCCATGTATTCTCGATCTGGTTTCTCGGGCAGGGTAGAACTGGTCGCCAGCTGCTCTATCGAGGACAGCAGGAAGTCTAGCTCGGCAGTGACCTCGGCGTAGTCGGCGTCGCCCCGCTTGATCGACTTCAGTCTCTCGGCGTTGGGTCTCGGGAAGGTGATCTCGCCGGTCATGAGGAGCTCGACGGCCTGCTCGCCGATCCGCACTGCGTGGGACACTGCTTTCCAGTCTACGCCGTCGTTCTCGGCCGCTTTCCTGGCCCTGGCGCCGTACTCTTCCCACACCGTCATGTAGACCTTCATGGCGTTGCCCAGCGTGACGGTCAGGGGGACCTTCCGGTCACAGCAGACCAGGTGGAAGACAGACTTGCCCTGGTTGTCGATGAACTCCCACGAGGTGTGTGACTTGCCCTCACAGAAGTCGACGATCCTCTCTACGATGCCCGGGACGCTCTCGAGCTTGTCGGTGTAGAGGTAGGCGTCACCCAGGTAGGAGAGAAAATCGTAGGTCTGCCTGACCTCGTTGAGTCGGTCGCCGCGCACGCTGTAGACGTTAGCCTGTCGCTTCACGTAGCCGACCATGCCCTTGCACTCTCGCGAGAGGAGGCGGTTCCGGTTGTCGACGATGACTTCCCAGTCCAGGCACGAGCCGTCGTGGGGAGCGAACAGGAGCTCCGTCGCGTTCATGTCGCCCTTGGCGAGCATGTCGAAGAACTTGTGCAGGGAGTAGAGCTCTCGGTCCGTGTCCTCCGAGGTGTTCTTCTCGGTCTTCGAGCCGGTGTTGAATGTCTTGACGTCGGGCGTCCTGGGCAGGAGTATCTCCGCGGGAGAGGGCACGTAGACGCCCTTGTAGTCGTAGTCAGACTCAGGCGTCTCGGTGCCGTAGAGACGGGAGCCGAAGACGGTCTCGAAGAGCACCCTCACTTCTTGAACTCCTGCGAGAGCCTGTCCAGGATGACGCGTTCACGGGCGGCGCGCCAGCCAAGTATCCACGAGGAGCGCGCCACGTCAGCAACGACGGGGTACGGGCACTCCCAGTCTCCCTTGCCCTCGTAGGCGGCTCGGGCGCCTTCTTCCCAGGTTTTCATGATCTTTCACTCCATTGAGAATGCATGGTATATCTTCACGACTCGGATGTCAACTAGAAAAGCCCCGTTTCCGGGGCCTCGATTACTTCTTCTCGCCCTTGGCGACTCTTATGTTGTGCGCGGCGTTTGACACCCGCCGCTTCGCCATCTCGTCGGCAGTGACCTTGGCCTGTATGTCTCGGTGGCTGAGGCCCTGCTTCTTGAAGTGGTCTATGCCGTGCTTCTTGATCGTGTCCCAGAAGGCCGTCCGGGCCTTGTGTTCACGGTCTTCCTTCGCCTTCTCTTCAGGCGTCTTTTCTCTCGGCTTCCAGGCCATGTGCGACTCCGTTGTTCTCGAAGTATTTATCCTTAAGCCTGCTTCTTCCCGAAGTAGTGGAGGACGTAACGCTCGTCACAGACGTAGGACTTACCGTCGAGGCCCGACTTGAAGATGTACGGCTTGGAGTATTTCTTGCCGTTGTAGCCGACGAGCTCGTCGCCCTTGTCGTTCTTGAGGGTGATGACGTCCGCGAGTTTCGCGGCCACTATCTTGCCGTCTTTACCCCAGCAGGGCATCTGGATGTGGAAGTCGAGTGCCTCGGCGTACTTGTCCTTGCCGCCGACGACCTTCGCGGTCACCTTCATCTCTACTTCTCCGGGGCCGAACCTCATCGACCCGATCTGGAAGTTGAGGTTCAGGGTCTGCCCGTACTTGGACAGGAGCTCGTCCATCTCCTTGCGGAGAGAGGTGAGGTTCTTCTTGTCGAAAGCTGTGATCTTTTCCATAATCGGTTCCTTTCCGTGTTGCCGTCTATGGTTAGAATATAAACGGTTCTGCGGGAATGTAAACGACTATTTTCAAGAAAGTTTATACGCCTTCGCCGAGGATGGCCCTGACTTCTTGTGCGTCGAAGGGCACCATGTCGAGGACGCAGTCGTTCCTGGAAAAGATGAAGGCCTTCTTCGCGTCGCTGCCGTCTCTCGGTCCGAGCACCATGATCGCGTCGAACGCGAAGGCCGGCGGGGTCTTCATGACTTCCAGCATGTTCTCGACGACCGTCTTGAAGGTGGGGTCCTTGATGTCGACCTTCGTGATGACGATCGCCCGCGGGTTGGCGCGCACGAACTCGACCTCAGTCATCAGCCCGGCCGCGTGACACTCCGCGACGGACGCGTACTGTGCAGGGACAGCCGGCGCTGACGGGGCTGTCAGAGACAGCAATAGAGACAGGGCGATGCTGTTGAAAGGGTCAATCATGATCAAAGACGTCCTTCATGTCGACGCCGAAGTACTCGGCTATCTTCTTGATTACCGCGACTTTGTCGTCCGCCTCGCAGTGTGGCTGATCTGTCTGCTCGTCGTATTTCTTGGCTGCGAGGAGGAGCTCGTGGAGGGCCTCGACTCGCTTCTTGAGTGCTTCGAACTCCTCGCGGGTGATGTCCTTCGGGGGAGTGACTACCGGCTGAGGGTAGTAGCCTGGTACCGGGTTGAGCTTACCAGGGTACTTGATCCACTCGTCCCACTCACGGCGGCCGTAGTCTCCGATGTTGCTAACTGTGCACATATCAAACGTTCTCCATCACTTGAAAACTATCTTCCTGACGTACTTCTCGCAGTCAGGGTGTAAGACGAACTGCCCGGCATTCTGTTCCAGAACCGCGGCGTCATATGCATGAGAGCCGGTGTAGTAGAGGTAGGTACCCTCGAGTTCTTCATCGTACCACACTTTCCAGGCAGAGAAAGGGAGTCCTTTGGTCTTCTCTACCAGCATCTTCAGCAGGTCTGCTATCATGGAACTGTTCGTGGCTATTGTGTTGGCCGTTCCACGATGTGAAGAAGCCGCGACTTTGGTGCTCAACCTGAGCAGCTCGAACAAGTTAGAAACTTCGTCGATTTCCAAGTCAATAGCGTTCAATGCGTCGGCTGCGCTGTCGAAGACTTCAGAAACGTTGAGTCTCGAGACAGAGAAGGACACTCCCTTGTCTCCTGCATAGCTCGACGACAGCGTGAATATCTGGTACGGTTCAACTTTTCTCATGTCAGTCCCATAGGTTTCTGTAGAACAGGCCGAACAGCCTGAAGCCGTTCTCCATGCGAGCGGAGTGGGCTTTCCAGCCCTCCTTGTCGAAGCCGTGCGTGTCCCGCGGGCCTCTCACCATGGTGGAGGTGCCGTCGCCGTTGTCCTTGAACTGGATGTCGTGCGTGCCGCTGTGGAACTGTTCTTCCCAGTGGGGCTCAGCGATCTCCTGCCCGAACGCCCAGATCATCTCCTGGAGGACCCAGTCCCACCGCTTGTGGAAGTTCTCGTCGGTCTCCCAGTCGTTCTTGACGGGAGGGGCGGAGGATCGTCGGAGGTGCTCCGGGACTTCCTCGTCGGGGACGTAGGGAGAGCCGTGCTTGTGCTCGGCTAGCTTCAGCAGCGCGGGGTGGATGATGATAGCCAGGGTGTGGTCGAGGGACCATACGTCGTAGTAGTCGATACGGACCGAGACCTTGCGGTCTTTCTTTGACTTCGGACCTGGGTATTTCCCGATGTTAACTTTCAAGTCACGGTCTCCTATGATGGTCCCATTCTACACGGATGTCGAGAAATGTCAACTGTTTCTTGACCTGGTGACCACGAGCGCGACGAACAGTATCAAGACTGGTATCCCGATGAGCAAGTCACTTCCTCCCGACGGAGTACTTCGCCACGAGGTTCCAGTCCTTCTTGTCCCTGAACGCCACGACCTTGATCTGTGACATCGGGGCGAGGGCCGAGACGTCCTGGCCGGCAGCCACTTCCACCAGGCCCCACTCGTGGAGCAGGTGCGCTATCGCGTTCCGCCGCTCGCGGTCGGACTCGGTGACCTCAGAGGGCCTCCCGTCCAGCTCGAAGAGCTCCTTGAAGTGGATGATGGCGTACTGCCCCTGTTTGTGCAGTATGTGGCAGGACTGGTAGAGGGTGTTGTCTTTCTTGGAAGCGAACCCGATGCGGGTCAGTGTCTCCATCACCTTGAGGAAGTCTTGGGGGTCCTTCAGAGTGACCTTTACTCCGAGCCCGCGAAAGACGTCGTTGTGCATGTTATCGACCGCCTGTGTCCATTCTTGTTCTTACGGCTTCGATGTCTTCGGGCGACATCAACGAGAGGTAGACCCTCGCGTCGTGGATATTTATACTGTACGCCCGCGCGATCAGGTCGACGGTCTCGTCCTTCTCGGCCTTGTGCCACTTCGCGAAACGCTTCTTGGCACGGAGTGAATGGAGGTAGTAGTCGTGCTGCATCAGGTTGGGCAGCTCGCCGGCGCGGTTCATCTCCTGGGCGTGGAGCACTGTGTCGGCGTAGTAGGAGAAAGCCCTGTTGACCATGAAGGCCGGGTAGGACTTCTCGGCAGCCTCTGGGTCAGTCGCCGAACGGATCAGGTCTTTCTTCGTCGTCCCCATCGCCGCGGCCCACTCGAACGGATTGCTCAACGGTGTCTCCTTCCCTCATCATCTCGTCTGCGTGTGGCAGGCACAGGTACGATACCCGTTCGCCGTCGGCAGTCGCGAGCCGCAGCTCGTCGTACTTCTTCCACAGCATCTTCCTGCAGTACAGGCACCGCTTGATCACGCGAGCCACTCCGTCTCGATCATCGTCTCTGTGAGGAAGGCGCTGGTCGTGATCTCAGAGTCAGAGCTGAACGCCGACTGGTAGAGGTACTTCTGTGCCAGGATGATGAAAGCCGCTATGCTCTGGGGAGTCATAAGCCCGTCAGCGGCCTCGTAGACCTTCCTGATGACGTCGGCGGTGTCCAGGTGTGAGTTCTCTGCGACCCACTTCCTCATCTCGTTGAACTTCTTGTCCTTGAGTGCAGATACCAGGCGCGCGAAGTTGTCGTCCAGCAGGCTGACAAGTATGCCGGAGTCGACCGCGCCGTTGGCCGAGTACCGCTCGACCTCGTTGATGACCCGTCGCATGTCGGGGAAGTGCTTCTTGATGAGTTCGACCAGCACCGCCTTGTCGTAGGCGACACGCTCGTTCTCCAGGATGAACTTGAGTCTCTTGAAGAACTGGAACTTGAGCTGGTCCACTTCCTTCGGGGAAGAAGAGAAGTCTACTCCGACCAGCCTGGAGTGCAGGGGCTCGATGATGCGGTTCTTGTAGTTACACGTCAGGATGAAGCCGCAGTTCTTGGAGTACTCCTCCATGAAGTTGCGCAGGGCGGGCTGTACGCTGTTGGCGTTCAGGTAGTCGGCCTCGTCCAGGATGACGTACTTGCGGCCGGCCTTGAACAGGGACACGCTCGACGCGAAGTCCTTGATCTCGTTCCTGAGGGTATCGATGTTGCCGTTGAGGGACCCGTTGACTACTATGTAGTCGGAGTCCAGCTCACGGAGCATCGCCCTCGCTACCGTAGTCTTTCCTATGCCGGGGCCGCCGTGCAGGAGCAAGTTCGGCAGGTTCCCTTTCTTCACGAAGCCCCGGAACGTCTCCTTCAGGGCTTCCGGCAGGATGCAGTCCTCGATCGTCTGCGGCCTGTACTTCTCGACCCAGACTATGTCCCGCAGGTCCTGGCTCAGTTCCATCGTTCATCTCCATGATGTCTTCGAGCGCCCGCGCACGCAGGGAGCCCACGTTCAGCAGTTCGCTCCCGCGGATCGCGCCGCGGGAGGCCATGGCGTCAATGAACTCTACGACGAAGTTCAGCTCGTCTCGGTTCACGTGTTAGCGGCCCCGATGACGAAGTACTTCAGGTCGCCCGACTTGAACTCCGCGAGGCCTGACTTGGACACAGAGACCTCGTAGTCACGGTCGAGGAGCTTGAAGTTCTCCTTGTTGAAGTAGACCTTGAACTCCGCCTCGGAGTCCGCGACCTTCACTGAGAACTCGTCGGCTGACTGGTTCTTCGAGTTGGCCGCCGACAGGTAGATAGCAGTGCCGTCCCCGTGCACCATGATCTCAGGCAGGCCGAGGACGCCCAGGGACTTCATCAGCGCCGCGATGCTCGACGACTTGACGTCGAAGGAAGCGACGACGTCGGGGAGCTTGATCTCCTTCGACGGCGCGGTGACGATCGTAGAAGGGTCACAGTATGTGTATCGGATCTTCGTCGACCCCTCCGAGATGGTGACGTACTTGTCCTTGAAGTCCAGCGTGGGCTCGCCGAACAGGCTGAGTGCGCCCAGGAACTTCGGTAGCTCGTAGATAGCGAAGCCGACTTCGAAGTTCTCGGGGACGGTCGTCTTGGCGAAGATGGTCTTCGCGGGAGAGATAGTTGCCAGCACGTTGCCGGCCTTCACTTCGATCGCCTTGTTGATCGTCGCGAAGTTCTTCAGGATGTTGAGAGTCTCGTCGGATAGCTTCATGCAGACAGGTCCTTCTCGACCCACGCGTGGATCTTCTCGGCGAGGGCCAAGACGTGGGCTTCGTACTGTTCGGGGTGAAATCGGTAGCCATCGATCGCGCCGGCGTCCCGGAGTATGTCTCGGGCGTGGTTGATCAGGGCGAATCTATACTCAATCGTCGACTGTGTCAACTTCATCTTCTTCTCCTTCGGTGGCCTCGGCCAGTAATAGTTCTACTACTCGCCGCGCGATGTCTTCTTCGCTGGCGTCTTCTCCGAGCTCGGCCCTGATCTCTTCGACCAGCCCGTCTTCTACGCGAAACTCGACGAAGTCGTTCTCGTCTTCTTCGGATATCACTTTCAGTATCATGCCTTGGCTCTCTTCTTTAGTGCGTCTTTGTCGACTGTGGCGGAGGCGCCGATCGCGGCGAGCGCGGCGAGCTTGCCCCCGAACGTGTAGAAACCGCTGTGCTGCAGCTCGATCCACGGACAGATCCACACCTTCATGCCGGCCCTGCGGACGTTCTGGCAGAAGTAGTAGTCCTCCGACAGGTACCTCTTCGAGCTGTTCTTCTCACGGAGACGGATGTCCTTGACCTTGGCCTGCAGTTTCTCGACGTCGAGCTCGTCGTCAGGAGAACCTACTTCTAGTGCCAGGATGTCGTCCATCATCGCCTCGAACTCAGACTCCTTGCGGTCCTTGTCGATGACGCAGTCGAAGAACATGGTGATCTCGCGGGTGCCGTCGAAGTTGTCGCTGCGCGCGTGGTCTGGCAGGTACCGGAACTCGGGGTACGCCACGTTAAAGCGGTCGAACGTGTTGCGCGGGATGAGCATGAAGCCGGTGCCGGCCTCGGCGACCTCGGCGGGCTCACTTAGCAGGATGGAAGTGCCGGACACCGGGTTGAACACGAAGTCACCCACGAAGTCCTCGAGCCTGTTGGGGTCCTCGTCAGCGAAGCCCTTGTCGACTGCCAGCTTGATCTTCTCCCAGGTGATGCACTTCTTGGGGTAAGCCGCCGCGACGATGTCCTTGTTCTCGGGGTCCATGAGCTGGACCGCTATCATCGCGATGACGTCGTTCGCGTTGAACGTGATGTCGGCGTCGATGAAGAGCATGTGGGTGCAGTCAGAGCGGAGGAACTCGTCGGCACAGTACGCGCGCGCGCGGCTGATCAGGGACTCGTTGAAGAGGAAGTACGTGCGCATGTGGACACTGTAGCGGGCACAGAGCGCGGTGAGGTCCATGATGGAGCGAGTGAAGTTACCGTGGCACATCCCGCCGTACATCGGCACTGCCACGAAGAGCTTGCACTCTCTCAGTTTCTCGATTTCAATGTTGAATTGCAAAGTATCGTCCTTACTCTTCGATGTCGTAGCGGAGCACTTCGACGGTGAACTCTGGCAGGAGCTCTTCGAACTCCCGTCGTATTTCGTCCTGTGTCAGTTCCTCTGGGAGGTCCAGCGAGTACAGGAACTCGTACTGTACCGGGGACTCGCACGTCCCCGTCAGGTCGTAGCCGAGGTCGGCCATGACGTCTGATATCTGTCCGAAGGCCCACGGGCCGTTGAAGTAGTCGCTGTTGATGAGCCTAATCGCAGTGTACATCGCGTCTCTCCTTCTTGATTCGTGCCAGCTCCCTCGACGCGAAGAAGATCATCTTCTCGAGGTCGTACACGTCGTCGGTGCCCTCTTTGGAACCGAGCCTGTAGCAGGCCTTGAATATGTTCCCGACGGCGAAGTTCATGTTGCGGTGTTCGATGAGGTCTTGAAGCTCGCGGGCGGCTTCGGGCAGGCGATAGTAGTCGCCGTTTGAACCGGATAGTGCCATGACAAATTTCCTGGGTGAATGTACAGTATATCACGGGTGGGCCAGTTTGTCAACTGGTTTCTCGTCAGACAGCGAAGTCTACGAGTGTCTTCGAGGGGAAGAGGGTCTCTTCTACTTTCTGGTGAACGTTGTCCTGCAGCACGTACCTGTGCCCCGAGGACCTCCTGTTGCCGAGGAGTACTTCTCGGACCTCCGTGGCCATGTCGGTCGCGGTCTGCACCGGGACGTTCTGGCATATGTGGTTGGAGCTGTGCTTCGGGTCGAGCAGCTCGAAGTCGTCGGGGAGCCCCATGATGGTCATGGCCTCGCGGTAGTCGATGAAGCGGTCTTCGTCGGGGTGCCTGATGGAGTGAGGGAGGTGCCCGACGAACGCGCCGATGTAGTCCTTCGCGAACAGCAGGTCTTTCTTCATGTAGCCCTTGTTGTCGTCGAGCTTGGCCTGGCGGCGTCGTGACGACTTGGCCTCGCGGTCGTACCCCTTGGACTCCATCCACTCAGCGCACGAGACCCAGTCGGACTCTTGCTCGATGATCGTGATGACGCTCTCAGACTTCTGCAGGGAGTCATAGAACTCCTGGAAAGTCTGCCTGCGGACGTGCTCGAGGATGAACTCGAGGTACTTGTTGTCAGACGGTTTTCCCCGGCCGATGACTTCTCTCTGGGAGTTTGACTTGACTCCCCGGATGAGGTCTTCTATCTTGACGTGCGGCCGGTGGTAGTAGTCAAAGAGCGGCGCGTCCATGCCTCGCCAGAAGAAGTAGAAGCTCCTGGTCCTGATCTGGGGCAGGCCGTGCACGAGTGACTTCGTCTTCATGACGCTCATGGAGTACCCGTGGTCGAGTGCCATGTCTCGCAGCCGTTCTCGGATCAGCGTGCCCTTGTTCGTAGCGAAGTGGGGGGCGTTCTCTCCCCAGAGCACGGTCGGCTTGACGTTCTCGAAGACGTATTTCGACGACTCGAACATCCACTCGTTGACCTTAGAGTCCGCAGCGGAAGTGGGAGACAGAGACGAGAGCCCTGCGCAGGGGCAGACCGAGTTGACTACGTCTACGCGGCGGGGGGTGAACTCTTCCTTGTCGATCAGGCGGTAGGGGACCTCGCCGTCGTAGTGGTTCACGATGTGCGCGTCGTTAGAAGCGAATGGGGAGTAGGAGAGCAGTTCTTCTGGGCGGTTGCCGAAGACCCTCTCCATGGCTATGGTCTCGCCGCCGATGAGGGGGACGATAGAGGACCAAGTCATTGCGTTCATGTTGAGTCATCCTAGAGTTGCATTCTAGGATATTTATAGGCCGGGAGGGGCTACGCGAGAAACTTGGCGCGGAGGTACTCCACCAGCGCCCGCCGGTCCATCTCGTCCATCTCTAGTGCAGCCGCTACGCTGCCACGGTTGACTATCGTCGCGTGCACGGAGTCCACGGGGACGCCCCACGAGTCAAAGAACTCTCTGTATGCGCAGGTCTCGAAGACGAGGGGGAGGCAGCCCGACAAGACGGCCTCGATGTACCTGAACGGCGAGAAGACGCCTGGCTCGTACGCCGGCGCCACGAACGTGAACCGTGACTTGCGGATGAGTCGCATGTACTCCTCACGACTCACAGACGTGTCGTAGCCCTCGACCTTGTTCTTCACCAGGAAGCGAGACCTGACTCCCGGGAGTGACCGCACGACCGAGATGACGTCTTGAGCGTACTCGTGGGAGGCTCGGCGGTCCCTGGTCATGTAGCTGTAGCCGAAGACCACGTCGTGGTCGACTTCATCGTCGTCATCGAAGGGAGAAGACCGCGACTGGGCCATGCCGTCCTGGAAGAAACGGTGCTTCTCTATGCCGAAGCGCGCTATGTCGTAGCCGTGGTAAACGCGAACAGAGACCGGTCGTATGACGTCAACGAGCTGCCCCACAGAGTTCTCTCCAGGGTCATAGCACACCTCGTGGAAAGCGGCTCCGGTGACGTTAGCGAGCTTGACAGCCGCGTAAGCGGTGAAGTAATGCTTAGCGACGCTGACGAAGGTGATGAACTTGTTGTTGTCAAGGTTCTTCTGTAGACCGTTGTGCTTCCTCTTGAGCTTTCCGCCGTCTGAGAGAGGCGCGCCAAAGAGGTAGACGTCATCAATCCCGCGTTCCGGGACGTGAGGGTCGAAAGCTTCATAGAAATGCCTCCAGGTAGGAAAGTCGCCGGATACGCACCGGTCGAACCAGGACTTGGTGTGCACTACCTCAGAGACGACGACGCGGCCGAGTCTCTCGACTGCCTCGACCACCTTGTCGGTGCCGTAGGCGTGGTAGAACACTATCCTGTCGTACTCCCTCAGGAAGTGCATGGACTCGTAGAGGGAAGTGAAGTCAGAGCTGAACGCCCTGGTCGTGAATATCGCTGCTGTGCGCGTCATTGAACTTCTTCGCGGTCTGTAGTGCTATGTTGACTGCCTGGTGCATGTCGAGGTAGGCGTAGAGCCCGGTCCTGCCGATGAAAGTAGTCTTCTCGTTCGGGATCGCCTTGTACTGCTCGTACGTGGCGCGGTTCTTGCCGTCTCGGTCCTTCACCGGGTAGTACCGCTCCATGTCGTTGTCGCGGTAGTCACATGGCTGCTCGTACGTCCAGACGTCGTGCTCTGCCGGCGGTGAGTTCGGGAGCTTGTTCCAGCACGTGACTCGCGTGAACGGGCCGTCTCCAGTGAAGTTCACGGTGGCGGCGGGGAGGTCGTCAAAGAAGTTCGGGTGAGAGACGAAGCGGGTACTGAACTTGATGGACCTGTACGGGAGCTCGCCGAAACAGAAGTCATAGTACTCGTCGATCGGCATAGAATTGAAGACGTGAAAGTAGTACTGTTCCAACCCTTTGAAGAATTTCCGTCCTAGTCCCACAGTGATGTTCTCGTGGTCCAGGATATTCCTGACCAGTTGAGTGTACCCTTCTCGCGGCAGCGCCTGGAATGCGTCGTCAGGGAAGTAGAACTCGTTGTCGTCGTCGCGGACTGGCACTCGCTTCGCAACGGAAGGATCAAGTTCGTCAAGCTCCACGCCCCACATCTTTCGTGTGTATGGCCTGTAGAACACGTCGAGCACGTTCTCTTCACCCACGACCTCCTTGGTCTCTCGGTTGACGGGTAGCGTCACGAAGCGCCCGTCCTTGAGCATGGCCTTCACTCTGTGCCTGTACGGGACCCAGTCGCCGAAGCGCTGGAGGTAGTCCCAGACTCGCTCGTTGTTGGTGTGGAAAAGGTGCGGGCCGTACTTGTGTACGCGTGGCCCAAGGTTGTGCTCGTAGTCATAGGCGTTGCCCGCAACGTGGTCTCGCTTGTCCATGACGTACACGTCCCACCCGAACTCTGCTAGCTCACGGGCGATGACTGCTCCTGAGAAGCCAGCGCCGATCACGAGTATGCGTCTGTTCTTATCTGGGTGCATCGAGGACTGCCTCCAGTTCTCGCCGAGTGACCGACTTGTCGAGGGGGTGGTTCGCATACAGGGCCTCGCGCTGCCACCTCGCGAGCTTCTCTAGCTGCGCGTCGGTGAGTCCCTCTACGGTGGAGGCGCTCTGGATGAGGGACGCGTCCCTGTAGTAGATCATAAGCTCGGGTTTCTCACCGACCAGGATAGAGCCGGCGTCCGCGACCTGGAGAGGGCGCGCCCGCCACCAGCCCGACTCACACATCTTGCCGTATCCCGGATAGAGGATGCCCCACTGGGTGGAGAACTTGCGGCACATCTGGTCTTCTGTCAGGCGCTCGCACTTCTCCTCGTTCCTCTTGGAGCCGTAGTAGTTGATGGGCCAGGACTTCACTCCCTGCTTGTCTACCCACGCGCGGGTCTTCTTCTGGACAAGCGACGCGAAGTTCCACTCATGCTTCTTGACCGCCTCTTCGTCTCCGCCGAAGAAGTCGTCGAACGTCTTGACTTTCTCGACGCCGAAGTTGTTCTCGGGGGTGCGGTTCAGGTGGTACGGGTTCGGGTTGAACGTGAACACGTTCCCCTTCCAGTCCAGGTTGAGTGCGTCGACGTTTCCGCCCGCGAAGGCCGAGATCAGCAGCCTGTTCTCCTTGCGGAGGATGCGCTCGCAGGCCTCGCGGTACTGGGCCGAGTAGAGGGCGACCTCTTCTCGAGACTCCCTGCCCTGCCACAGGTCGAAGTAGTAGTCCTTGTAGGCCTTGACGTAGTCCTCTTCGATCAGGTAGTCGTTGTACGACTTGATCGAGTACATGATCTGCTTGACCTGCCAGTCATCGAACGCGAAGATCGCGTCCGGGCGGGCGTGCACGGCGTAGAGACCTGACCAGAGGAACTGACAGAAGGCCTTCGGGCTGTGGATGTAGATTACGACCTCGTCGTAGTGGGACAGGTCTTCCCCGAGGGTCACCGGCCTCTGGTCTACCTCGTAGCCCATGTCCTCGAAGGCCCTTATGAGGGCGTAGGAAGACGGGACGACGTTCAGTTCCTGCTTCAGGAAGAAATTCCGCACGCACTGGTTTTTGTTCATACCAGTCAACAAAAGTTTCTTTGTAGTCACTTCAAGTGTCCTCGATGATGTTGCATACTATCATGAAACCGAGACTAGTCAACTACGACTACCGCTACGCCCGCTTCTCTGAGCAGCTCGCTGCTCTTGTCCCAGGACGCTCTCCATTTCTCGGACCTATTTATGTCTCGCGAACGGATGACCACGCGAGAGATGCCGGCCTGGATGACTCCGAGCGTACAAGTCGAGCACACAGGGAGCCCCGACACGTACAGCGTCGCCCCCTTGAGTGATACTCCGGTCAGTGACGCGTTGTAGATGACGTTCATCTCGGCGTGCACGATCATTCCGTACTTCGTCTCGCGGTCGTTCAGGCGCTCTTCGCTGTCTCGGATGCCGCGGGGGAAGCCGTTGTATGACAGCGACAGCACCTGGCCGTCACGGAACGCTACCGCGCCGACTTTCGTAGACGGGTCGAGTGACCACGAAGAGACGTGCTCGGCCAGGTCCAGGTAGCGGGCGTGCCATTTCTTGTCTCGCTCTGCGTGATCCGCGGCGGGGTCCCGGATCACGAACGAGTCGTAATTCGAAGACACTCGGGCGATGTCGAACTTGAAGTGTTCTTCGTCTTCACAGTACTTACACACGTAGCTTGTCCTTGAGTCTGAGTATGCAAGAGGAGGAGGGGCACGTCTGCTTAGACAGGCTCCCCGTAGACTTGCACGCCGGGCAGCGATTGAGTTTCCCTGGTACGGTGGGTTTCTTGTTCACGTCAGCTCCCGCAGTTTCGTCAGGCGGCGACAGAACTCACGCTCGGTGAGCACCGTCTTCGAAGAGTCGTTGTGTCCTATGGAGTGGGTCAGCACGCTGTCACCCGTAGCAGCGAGCGCGCGACGGAAAGAGTCACACTGCTCGAACGCGGCATAGTAGGCTCGGTCTAGGAGCTTCTGGTAGGCGGTCGAGTGACGGTCGTAGGCGACGCCCTTCCACCACAGCGTCTGGACGCGCTGCCAGGAGCCGTTTCGCTTCTTGCCGCGGTACTTGGCCTCGAGACCGACCAGCTTGCAGACTTCTACCTGCACGTGTTCCTTGTCGAACTTGAGGGACTGCAGCCAGCCCTCGAGTGACGCGCACTCTACGCCGTCGATGACGAACCTGTGAGGCGCGAAGTTAGACAGTGACGAAGACGGGTAGCCTGACTTGGACCCTATGTTCACCAGAGGTCCTCGCTGAAGAGTTCTGGGAGGTGCATGTCGCGATCAGAAGACTGACCCGCGTGGTCTGCGATCTTCCGTGCTTCTGTGCGGGTCACGAACCTGTTACCGCTAGTGACGAAGCCCTGTTCTACCTTGAAGACTGCTTCCCTGTCTTCGGGGTAACACGACTCGACTAGGCGGAGGACCTGTCCGTGACGGGCTGGGGGTGCCAGGGAATACACTCCCCCGTCGGGGTGGCGGCACGCTGCGGCAGTGACGCGCTCAGTCACGGAAGTAGCCCTTGACTCGAGTGACCAGCGCGGACACCTTGGCGGTGATCACTCGGATGGTCACCAAGAGCACGTACGCTGCCAGCAAGAGGGCGAGGAAGACGATAGCGACCAGTTCAAGGGGATTGACTGTGAGTAAGACCCAAGACATCAGCCGTACCAATCCGTTGATGACGTTACCACGGCCTCGCTCCACATCCGCGTCATCTCGTCGGATTTCTTGTACTCTTCGTACCAGCCCTCGAGTGAGGCGTTCGACCCTTGAAACAGCTCATCGATGTGGAACGCCGAGAGCGGATCGGCCTTCAGGGCCTCGATGAGCTTGAACAGGTAGTAACCGGTATTGACGTCGTAGTGACTCATGACCAAAATTCCTCGTAGTTAGCTTTTCTCAAGATAGAACTGGCGTGGCACCGCTTAGGAACACAGTGACACACCAGGTCCTTTCCTCTCAGGGGAGACACGTCTAGGGCCGGCAGCACTTCTGCTTCGAAGCGGTCACAGACTGCGTCTCGGTCGCCGTCACGTCCTAGCACGAAGGGGTTCCCGTAGGGAGACCCTCGGCCGACGTACACTGCGCCTGGAGGGGCCGATCCCATCTTGTACACTTCAGGCAAGAGTCAAGTCCTGTGCGTACTGGTCAGACTCCCTGTACTGCTGCACGAGGCGGAAGTGCCGAGGGTAGACGTGGAGGCTGCCGACCTGCCAGTGTATCTCGCCGACGTGCAGACCCAGCTTGAACGCCACTGTCTCGAGCACGTACCTCTGCCAGTAACGGTCGTTCTTGTAGCCGTACACGAGGTCGTTAGAACGCATCTGCACGACCGCGTGCACCCTGTCGTTTCTGACTAGGTACTGGACCGCGTTGGTGCAGATGAAGTCGTTCTTGCCGTTCTCGTCGTACTCCACCCAGATCGAAGGGCGAGTGTAGACCATGATAGCGCGGCGGCTCTCGGGGTTCTCACCCAGCTCTTCTATCACGCGGCGGAACTGGGAGTGATACTTTTCTGAGAATATCAAGTGCCCGTAGTTGGAGTTGACCTCGCCGTGCTCGTTCGCGGTCGCTTTCCACGCAGCCGGCACGTCGGGGCCGATGTCGTTCACGTTGGTCGACTCGCTCTCGTACCACGCGATCTCTCGGTCGACGTACTCTTCGTTGACCTTGCCGAAGACAGAAGCCTCGTCGGCGATGAAACTGACACCGAGCACTTCCAGCATCTGCTGGTCTCCCCGGCCGGTCACGAACTCGCCGCGGGCCAGCATGCCGGCGAACAGGAGTCGGATGTCACGCACTTTCATGTTCACCTCAGTCAAGGTAAGTCACCTTGCCGTCACGGAAAGAGAACGGGAGCCCGTTCGGGTCGGTCCAGATAGAGGTCGTACCTTCGTAGGACACGCGGCGAAACCCAAGTGAGGGCTCGTCAGTACAGGTGGGAACGGGATCACTACCGCCGGGATTGGAAGACCCGTACGACGCGAATTCTTCGAATGACATCTTGGGAGTATCGTCGACGGGAAGTGGCCGGTTGTACATGTCCCGGTCTACGCTCTGTCCGTCTACGCCGCCGCGTATGTAGGCCGCGAAGAAGCTGGTGTAGTTCACTAGGTCGCGAGCGGTGTCCTCGAGCGACTCGAAGTTGGGGTCTCCCCCCGCGTCCATGAGGCTGCGGAGTCGCAGCATCTTGGTGTTCATCATGTCGTAGATTGACTCTACGCCGCGGGGGTAGTAGTCTGCCTGGCGTACAGTAGAACGGTCAGACTGGTAGTCCCTCGACTTCTTGGTCTGGAGTTCTATGCACTCGCGCAGTACTTTCACAGACTCACGCTCGGCGGGTGACTGGTGTTTCATGTCGACCTTTCTATAAATATTGAGGGTATTCTATCAAGAAATCGTGGATTTGTCAACGGAGAACGTCGTGGCCACACAGGTAATATTCGGACTCAACAAGCGCGGACCGGTGCTAGACACCACGTTCGTCTCGCAGACCGTGGCAGAGGGCAACACTTCTACGCCGTGCCCGGCGACTGCTAACTACGTGAGCATCACTCCCATGACGGCCAACGTGTTCGTGGCCTTCGCGGTCGGGGCGAACACCGCCAACGCCTCGCAGGACCCCCGCGTATGGATACCGGCGGGGTCTACGGCGTCGTTCAGCTGCGTGGCCAATACCAAGGTCGCAGTCATCACGGGCTAGCCGTGCCTCCTACTCGTTGATGTGGTCGAGTTCCGCTTCTGCGCGGACGATGCTCTGCAGGCGCATGACCTCAGCGGCCACGTCGTGTATTGAGTTGTGCGGGATGAACGCTTCTTTCCACTTAGCCTCGTCAGTGAACGGGCAGAACCCGTTGTTCCTCAGCGAGAAGTTGAACTTCGCGTCGATGAACGTCCTGGTGTCTCGGACTGCCCAGTACTTGAGCAGTTCCTGGCAGCGCGCCAGGTTCCCCGTGTCTCGCGCTATGCGCCAGAGTATGATCGGGTCGAAGGTGTTGGACCTGCTCCACCAGTAGTCTACTTTCCGGACTGAACTGACGTAGTCGAGGAACTGAGAGACGCCCTGTGTGAGTTTCTGGTCGGCGGTAGTCGGCTTCAAGATAGAACGGGCCGCGGGTGACTGCTGGCTCCACCACTCGATCGTCGAGGGCTCGATCTTGTACCCGTAGGTCTTGACCTGGTCCTCGACCTCGAACTTGATCGTGCAGACTTCCTTGACGAGGTCCCGGAAGTGGTAGGGCTCCATCACTGACGTGAACCGGTCCCAGTCGACTATGAAGTGGGCGACGTTGAGCACCGGGCACGTGTACACGTCCTGTCCGAGGGTCTCAAAGTCAAAGAGTAAGTGTTTCGCCATGTTCTAATCCTATAGGTTAGCCGTTATCCACGCGGACGTGGCGTTATCGAGGTGTGGCTGACCGCCCTTGCCGCCGCCGGCGACGCGCGGGTGGAGCCCGTCGTCAGACATGTAAGAGGTGCCGGGGAACGCCCAGTACTGGTCGCCTATGACCTGGGCGTTGGTCCAGGCACTGGTGACGGTGATGTCGCCGTTGGTGTTACCGTTACCACCCTTGAAGACGCCGGCGTTGGCGCCGGTGACCGGCTGTACTGCGCCGTTCGGTATGGTAGAAGTCCCGGCAGTGTAGTTTGATGTGAACCGGGACGTGTTGACCACGCTGGCGACGGTTATGAGCTGGGCGACGTTGAGCAGGGAAGACTCACCCGCGACCAGCCACCGCCCGCTGTCTCTAGACGGCTCGACCGCGTCGGCCCAGTCTATGTAGGAGTCGAAGGCCCCGCCGCGCACCCAGGCGTTGAACAGCCCGCGCGGGCTCGCGCCTCCCGAGGCGTAGAAAGAATTGGTGGGCTGCATCCAGAGTACCTGGGCAGCGTGTGACTTCCACGCAGTCACGGTGATCGTGCCAGTAGCGGGCGTGGTAGCCGAGCCAGGAAAGAGCAGGGTGACGGTCCCCGCGCCGGAGTCGACCGCGGTGCACACGAAGTTCCCGTTGTATTCTGTCTGCGTCGCGCCGGCAGTCGTGTACATCTGATTGACCGTGAACTTTGACACGTCTGACAGCGCGACGGTCATAGAAGTCCCCGAAGACGTCACCGTGGTGGCAGTCAGGGTGCCGGTAGTGGCGGTACGCGGAGTCATGGTCGTCTGCACGAACTTCATGCCGCGAGACCTGGCTACGTCTCGCATGCTGGCCAGGTATCCCTGCAGGGTCGAGAGAGGAGTGCTTGCGCCGAAGTCATTGGTGCCGAAGTTCGACATGACGTGCGTGGCGCCCAGCAGCTGAGAGATCGCGACCTGCTTGACGAAGTTGGCTGCGCCGGAAGCGCCGTACGCGGCGGCGGTCGTGCCGATGATGGAAGAGAGGTATGCGGGGCACCTAGAGAGCGCCGCGTTGTACAGGGCGCCTCCGTTGTTAGTCATGATGCTGTCACCGAAGCCCGCGACGCACAGACGCTTCATGGTCCCGGCCGGGGCGTGGTTACGCAGGCCCGCGAAGCCGAGGTTGACGATGTACTTGAGGCCGTTGCCGACTGTGCTGGACAGGTTCACTTTGAACGAGGCGCCTGCTGGGATAGTGACGGCCGGCCTGGTAGGCGGACCCGCCACCGCGGCGCCCGAAGTGACTACAATCGAGCCCACGTCTGTAGTGGTGCCGCCGACGGGGTACTCCACGTTCCCGGTCACTACGTAGTCGTTACCGGTGTCAGTCGTGCCCGCTGAAGTCAATGTCCAGCCCTGGAAAACCAGCGAGAAGACCGTTATGGGCGCGCCGGAGTCATTGACGAAGGTGTTGCTGTACGTCTTAGCGGTGCCGTCTCCCGTGAGGGGCGCGGCGCCAGAATTGTAGCCGGCACCGTAGACGCGGTGGGCCAGCATGGCGTAGGTCTTCTTCTGTTGTACCGTGGACAGTCTCTTGTTCTTGCTGAGAGCCATTCTTTACACCGCAGTGGTGTGTACGGTGACCTTGAAGGCGTCAGCGGAGCCGGGAGTGTAGGCGCCGGCCGTGACGAGGTACGCGTACAGGTTAGCGGAAGCCAGCTTCAGCTGCTTGTTGACGCCGTTGACCTCTACGTAGAGGGTGGACCCCAAGTCTACGGGCGTGCCGACGTCGATGAAGCCGAGGAACGAGGCCCTGTCGCCCGAAGGCAGGTCCCAGACTGCGTTGTCTGCCAGCGCGCTCGGCGGGGTGACGCCGTAGAGGTACAGGCGAAACGTGGTCATGCCCGACGGGACGGCCGCCACGTCTACTTCCAGCTGAACGCCCGTCACCATCACGCTGGCCGCGGAAGGGCCCACGGACGCGAAAGTCAGGGCGCCTCCTACTACGTCGTTGCCGGTGTACGCGGTAGTGTCTGCGGGACGACTGAAGGACAGTGCGACGTCGTAGGCAGAAGACACCTGGTTGATCGCGAGGGTACCGGTGTCGCTCGCTAGAGTGACCGGAAGAGAAGCGGACTTCGTCGTCTGGCCGAAAGCCAGGTCAGTGCCTGAGCCCGTGGCCCCCACTGCCAGCTTAACGCGCTGCGCGAGGAGTCCTCCTCCGATGTCGTCAGCCGCTACTGTCGCGCCTGCGCCGGGTGTTACTGAGATGTTACTTGCCATGTTACGAAGCCTTCGTTAGGGCCAACAGCAATCCTATGGGCTGACCTGCGGTTGATGGTGGTAGAGAAACAGTAGGCCTGTTCTGTGGGACGTTGAGGCCGAAGCCGAAGTTGAGTGAAAAACCAGCCATTAGAGTATCTTTTGCATGAGGACGTCGAGGCCGTGGAGCAGCAGTACTACGCTGCCGACCGCGGCCACGACTATGAGGATGATGAAGTAGTTGAGGTAGGCCAGCACCACGACTGCGCCTGCTCCTATGAGGGCACAGAGCGCTATGAACAGCATAGCGAAGAGAGACGAGGCCTTAGACAGCGTGTCTAGGCCCCGCCACTTCGCGAGGATCGTTCCCAGGTAGGCCACTTGTCGCTGGTGCACCTCTTCGTTACGGTCGACGCGTGACAGTTCATCGCGGCGGCGACCTCGGGAGCGGAGGAGAACTCTCGCCCGTCTACCCTGTAGAGATATTTATTGGTGTCCCACCGCTCCAGTTCTATGCCGGCGGCCTCGTACTGTTTCTTCCAGTGCCGCAGGGACGGGTCGGACTGGAACTTGATGAGGTGCGTGTTCTCTTCTGAAGTCACGAAGTGCACCCGCGCGCGGGACCTCATGAACTTCTCGAAGCGGTCGATCTTGTGCGGCCCCAGTATCCCCTTCTTCATCAGCTCGACCATCTTCTTGGCAGAGGCCGTGCGCGAGTAGTAGTGCTCGCGGCAGACGTCTTTCGACAGCATGTTCGAGGCCTTCTTAGAGGCGTACCCCGAATGAAGCTTTGGAGACTGGTAGATGACGTCAGACATCGTCCTGATCATCCGGTCGTAGTAGTTCTCGTCGTATCCGAACTTCTCCCAGCCCTCAAACAGGGCTATAGAGACTTGGACTCCGGTCTTGAATTTTTGAGTCATGTGCAATGAATTTTTGAAAATTGATGGCGGGGCCTGACACGAAGACAGTGAACTCCTCGGGGTCGAGGCGGTCCTGCCGGACGTCGTCGAAGGAGAGACCCGACTCCCTGACGGAGCGGGCCACTGGGACTATGTCTGTCTCGATGCGTATTACGAATGAGTGACGGTCTTCCATGAGTCTTTCCTCTCGTGACCTATTCTCATAGTATCACGAGAGGGGGAGAATGTAAACGATTAAGTTCGAGAAAGGCAGTCGCCGCCGTTCTGAGAGCGTCCACACTTGTTGCAGTTGACGGAATACTTGCGGGTGTAACTGCACTCGTCTTCGGTGTGCGTCACTATGTGTGGACCGGCGTCTCCGTACGGGCACCTCTCGAAGGCGCCCCGGGTGCTGGAACATGTGAACCGGTCCAGGTACCCGTGGTTGTCGGCGTGCGACGGGGCTTCCCAGCCCGCGGGCTTTACCAGGTCTGGGAGACCGTAGGGGTTCGGTCGGCCTTCCTTGACGCCGACTTCTTTAGAAGTGTTGGCCTTGAGCACCTCGTCCCAGGCCTTCTGTCCGTCGACTCCGAAGAGGTCTAGGGTGCCGGCCGCGAAGACCATGATGTCGATCAGCGCGTCTACGACTTCTTCCGGACGTCTCAGGCCGGCCTCGAGCTCGCTCACTTCTTCAGCGACGCAGTCTGCGCGGAACCGCAGGAACTCACGCAGCCTGGCTACGTCGAGTTTCAGTACTGCCTTGCGGACGCCGAAGTGGTCGTGCATCTCACGGATGTCTCGAAATATGTCCTTGCTCATTTCTTCCTCTTCTGGCGACGAAGCGCCTGGTCTCGGTGGTACTTTGTCGCGTGGGAGTAGAACGGTTCTCCCTGGAGGTGGTGCATCTCATGGAGTACCAGTCGGGCCGTGAGGCCGTGGTACTCCTTGGTGACGGTCTCGCCGTTCGGCTGGGTGAACCTCAGCCTGACCCCCTCGGGACGCTTTACCTTGACTATGAGTCCGGGATAGAACGCCGAGGACTCTTCGAGGTACAGCTCTTCTCCGAGGTAGTCGACTACTCGGGGGTTGAACGCCGCGATCACGGGACTGGCCTTGATGACAAAGGCCTTGACGGGGTCTTCCTCGTCGGGTGAGTTGGCCCCGAGCGAGGCCGCGTTACACGACAGCATGACTCGAGTGAGCTCTTGTGCCAGGGAGACGCCGTCTTCTCGGGAGAAGTCAAAGTTACGTGCGGGTTTCATGTATCTCCTACTCGCTGTAGAAGAACAGGGAATTGTTGATGTGGCGCAGGTTGACCTCGTCGTAGACTTCGCCGTCATGGACGTTGTCTGAGATGAGCCAGTCAATGTGAGCGGTCGGTATCTTGCCGCGCGCGTCGTTTGGGTCTTCCTTCGCGAAGACGATTACGTTGACCGACGGCCGCAGGAAGAGGCCTCCTGACAAGTAGGAAGTGATCTGGGCTCGCTCGAACCTGGTCCTCACCAGTACGACCACGGTGGTGTCGGTGCCCGCCGTGAGCACGCTAAGCTCAGACGCGAGTTTCCTGACGAAGTACGTCACGCCCGAGCCCCTCGGGAGGATGAAGGTCTTGTCGAAGTCTCCCCGCGAGGAGACGACTTCACTCATCAGGCGGTCTTGCCAGTACTGCGCCGTGTCAGTCATTGACGGCCTCCACGCTGAATTTCTTCATGCCCATGTTGCGCGCGGCCTCCTCGGCCTCGAACTTCGAGCTGTACGATGCCGGCTTGCTGTTCTCAGACGCGGTGTACTCTGACATGGCCATGACCCAGGTCTTGACGCCGTCTTCCCACTCTACGAGTATTCCGTATTTCTGTGCCATGCGTTCACTCCTGTGTGCATACGCTGAAGTTCTTTACTTTCTCGAAGCGGATGACTCTCTCGAACCTGTCGATCATCGCGTCGGTCTTGTGGCTTATCACGATGACGTTGGCCTCGGGGGCTGCCACCGACAGTATCTTCATGAACTCTTCCGTGCCGTCTCCGTCGAGGGAGCCGTCGAAGATCTCGTCGAAGATGAGCAGGTTGGTCGAGGCGCTGTTCCTGAGCTTCCCGACCGCTCTCCACGCGAACATCGTGCAGAGGTTGATGCGGGCCTTCTCGCCCTCGCTGAACGAGGAGTAAGAGAAGTCGTCACGGTGCCTGGACTGGATAGTCTCGTTGAAGTTCTCGTCCAGCTCGAACGAGACGAAGAAGTCCATCGCGGTCAGGTACTTGTTGATGTACTTGTTGATGATGGGCACGTACTTCTTGATGATCTTCGACTTGATGCCGGAGTCCTTGAGCATGATCGCGGCCGAGCCGTAGAGGTCTTTCTCCGAGAGGAGCTTGGACTTCTTCTTCTCGAGCGAGCGTTTTTCGCGCTCTAGCTTCTTGATGCCGCTCTCATCGCCGTGGAGGGTGCTCTTCTTCTCGTTGAGCTCCTCTATCTCGCGGCGGTGCTGCGCGATCTGCGTCTCGAGCCCCTGGATAGTCGACATCGCGACGGTGTTCTCGACGTTAAGCTCACTGCACTCCTCGTGGACCCTGGAGATGGCGTTCAGCCGGTCCCTCGTGGCCTCTACTTCCAGGTGCAGTCGGTCGAGGCCGTCTATGGTCTCGTTGAGGTTAACCTCCTTGCACGAGACGTGTGACGTCTTGAAGTCGGCCGAGATGTCTTGACGACAGGTAGGGCAGACGTCGTTGTCGTTGTAGAAGCTTATCTCGTCGCGGATCGACGACACCTTTGACGACAACTGGGTCGACAGTGAAGTCAGTTTGTAGAGCCTGTCGCGTATCTTGTTGGGGTCGTCTGAGACCGACGCGAGGAGCGCGGCGCGCTTCGCCGCGTTGTTTTCTATCTTGGCGTTGGCGTCCCGCATGGCCTCGAGGGCCGACGCCACCTTGTCCCCCAGCGCTGCTATCGTGGACTCCGCGTCGCGGGTCATGTCTGCGAGGTGCTTCTCCTGCAGCTCGATCCTCTGCTCGATCAGTCGCATCTCGTACGAGAGCTCCTTGACAGAAGTGACGTTGTTAGACGCCCTCTCCTTGAGTATGCCGTTCATCGCGGTGAACACCTGGAGGTCCAGGATGTCCTCGATGATCTCGCGGCGCTGGCCGGTAGCCAGCTGCATGAAAGGCACGAACGACGCCGAGCCAAGGATGGCGACCTGACAGAACGTCTTGTAGTTCAGCTTCAGGACCTGCTTCTCGAGCATCTCCTGGTAGTCACGGTTCGCGGCGTCCTGGTTGAGCATAACGCCGTTCTGCCACACCTCGAAGACGTTCGGGACCTGGCCTCGGCGCACCATGTAGGGGGTAGAGCCGACGTAGAACTCGATCTCGACCAGCAGGTCCCTCTTGTTGATGCTGTTCTTCAGCTGGGGCTTGCGTATGTTCCTGAACGGCCGCGCGAACAGCGCGTAGCAGATGGCGTCGGCCAGCGTGCTCTTGCCCGAGCCGTTCTTGCCTATCACCAGGGTGCTGGCGTGGCTGTCGAGGGAGACCTCCGTGAAGGCGTTACCTGACGACAGCAGGTTCTTGTAGCGGATGACGGTGAAGCGTATCACTGGACGGAACTGGCCTCTTCGTAGAGCTCGGCCATGAACTTCTCGAGCCTCTTGGGGTCTTCGACGTTCATCGAAGAGACGTACTTCTTGATGATGGTGAGGGTGTCTTCTGCCTCGTCGGGGAGGTCTTCCTCGCCCTCTTCGATCAGCAGCTGACCGCGGTCTTCTATGACTTGAAGGTTGACTATATCATGTTTCTCGAACTTGTCAACTACTCTCTCGAGCAGGTACGGGTCGTTCTTGCACTTGACGATTACCTTGACGTAGGTGCCCCTGTACTTCTCGGCGTCGAACGACATCATCTGCTCGGCGGTCTTCTTCGAGTCGTCGTAGTAGAACTTGTTGAACATGTAGAACGGGTTCGCCACGAACTCCAGCTCTCGAGTCGATGTGTCGAGGACGTGGAAGCCGCGGGCGTCACCGTAGTCAGACCAGGTGTACTGGCCCGTAGACCCGAGGTAGTTGATGGAGCCGACTGTGGACTTGTGGTGGAAGTGTCCCGAGCACACCACGTCGAAGTTCTTGAACAGGTCCCTGTCCATGCCGTGCTCGTTGATCGCCCCGCGGTACATCTCGAAGCCGGCTAGCTCGAGGTGTCCCATGAGCACGGTGGCCTTCGACTCCTGGAGAGACCTGAACGAGACGTCCCGGTTAGAAGTGGTGATCCACGGCAGCAGCAGTATGTCGAGCCCGTCGATGTTGATCTCAGCGGGGTCCTGGTAGACCCTCATGTGCTCCAGGTACTTGGAACCGCCGTAGAGCTCCTCGAGGGCGTTGAGCTCGTTCGAGTCCTTGAACGACACGTCGTGGTTTCCCAGGATGAAGTGCGACTCTATCTCGCGCGCGTACAGGGGCTCCATGAGAGTCTGCGTGAGAGACCGGGCGGTGTTGAAGTTGATGTACTTGCGCCGGTCCACTGTGTCACCGAGGTTGATGACGTGCCTGATCTCGTGGTGGTCAACGTACGGGAAGAACACTTCGTTGAAGAACTTCTCCTGGTTGTTCAGCAGAGACTTGACGTCGTTGCGGACACCCCAGTGCAAGTCGGAGATAAGAGCTACCTTAGCCACTAATGATGGCCTCTCGTGTCTTGAAATGTCAGGAAATATGTACAGTTATATCAAGAATCGACGGACTTGTCAACTGTCTCGGGCGTCTTCTCTGCCACGAACGCGGCGTAGACCTTCTTGGCGAGGTCCTCGCGGTCGACGTCCGACACGTAGCCCCTCTCGATCAGGTAGTCGGCCCTCGAGTAGAACTTGCGGCGGTACTCTCCCCCTAGCTCGTCGAACGACGGGAGCTCATTCTTTCGGGAGTTCATCGACGCTCTCCAGCAGGGCCGCCAGGTCGTAGACCAACGCGTCTATGAGGTCGGGGGTCTGCCCCTCGTCCTCCTGCTCCCATCGGAGCTCCTTGTAGAGGTCCCAGTCTATAGTCTGGACCACCGTCCAGGCGCACGACAGCAGCAGGTCTTTCCTAGTCAACGAACTTCTCCACTCCCTTGGCGGCCTTCGCAGGCTTCGCTTTCTTCTCGAACTTGGCCACTATAGAGGCGGCCTTCTCGTCGTCGATCGTGACGCTCTCGGCGGAGCCCGCGAGGTTCATCTCGATAGACATGTTCACTAGCGACATGTGCTTGATGTAGGACTGCTTCTTCTCCTTGTCGATCCTTCGCAGGAACGCGAACCAGATAGTCTGGGTGAAGTAAGAGAACGGGCTCTTAGACCTCGCGGGGTCGAACGTCCAGTAACCGATGATGCAGTTCTCGATGCCGTCGTCGATCATCTCGTCGCGGTAGGTGTAGTTCGCGAAGTTCGGGCGAGACGCCAGCTTGCGCGCGATCTGCATGAAGCACATGCCGATGTAGTCGGGTATCTGGGGCACGGGGGTGTCCTTGCCCGACGCCCTGTGTGCCTCTACCTTCTCGCGGTGGGCGACGATGGCGTCGTAGAAATCTCGGTTGTTGACGTATGCGCGCTTCTTCAAATCCGTCCCTCACTAATATATTAGAATAATAGCAACAATTTTCTAGAATAGCATCAATATTTATTACGATGTTTTATCTTTAGGCCGTGAGAGAAACCAGATACTAAATTTCTCGCGACGCGTACTTTACGGGTTGACAACTTTTCTGGGCGTGGTATAATAGACTTAATGTCTAAACTGATAGACTCCGACAGAAATTCGAAGCTTGCTTCGACATGAGCTTGCTCATGGAAACTGATAATCAAAACCGGTCACTCGAAGCGAGCGATCAGCAGTCGAATAGCTGAAGCGGTCTGATTGACTGTGGTTTCAATGACTAGATGTGTTCATCCGAAGGTGAACCAGGACCACAAATAATTACGATCATATACTGTTTCTCAACAGATGTAAACGATTACTTTCGGTGCTGCGCACCGGTTCGCTACGCTCACGCTACAGCTCGTAGGACACAGTCTTGTAGTTGAACTTCTCTGCGTCATACATCTTCACTCGTTCCATGAAGTGCTTCAGGGCGAAGTTGACGTAGGTCCCCACTCTCAGGTCGTCGACGATGTCGTACAGGGTTATCTTGTTCGTCACGCCGTCCAGGCGCAGCCCCCTCCCCAGTGACTGCAGGGTGTTCACCCGTGACTTCGACGCCGACACGAACACCAGGTTGTACAGTTTCTTCATGTTCGTACCGGTAGACACCGTGCCGGAAGAGCCGACGATGATGATCCGCTTGCCGGACTTCGACTCGTCGATGAGCCTCCGTACCCGTTCCCGGTCCTCCGCGTCGGTTTTGCCCGCGATGAAGTACACCTCGGCCTCGTCGCCCACCGCGTCCCGTACGGCCCTGAAGAGGGGCTCGCCGTGTGTCTCCACCCTCTTGAACAGCACCAGGGTGTTGCCCTTGATGTTCTTCACGAGGTTGACGATGAACTCGTTGCGCTTCGCGTGGGAGTTGAGGAAGTTGACTTCGTCGTTGTACTTCCTGCTGTCCCGCAGCAGCTTGGCGTCTTCCTTGGGGTACTTGAGCACGACTGCCTTGATGGTCAGCTCTGCCACGTGGCCGTCCCTCATGAGCTTCTCGGTGGTGGTGACCTTCCTGAAGCGGCCGAACAGTCCCTCGATCTGTACCTTACTCGTGAGGCTCCCGTCGAGCGTGCCCGTGAAAGCGAACCGGTCTCCCGCCGCGGCGCAGTTCGACAGGATCGTGACGAGGGACTGAGCCTTGAACAGGTGGGCCTCGTCGCCGATCACGCACCCGAAGCGGTCGAACCAGGACCTCGGCTGCTTGACAACGCTCTGCCAGGTGGTGACCGTGACTCTCTTGGAGACGCTCTTGTCTACGCCCCCCATGATCTTGTGGACGTCGAGCGGTCGCCCGTTGTTGTAGTCCGTGAAGTCAGAGTCCATCTGGTGCACGAGCTGGAGCGTGGGGACGATGACCATCACGTCTTTCTCTATCGCCAGCATGAACCTGGTCACGATGTAGATGATGAGTGACTTGCCGGAAGACGTGGGAGACAGGAACCCCGCCCGGCGGGAGTTGATCGCGTCGAGAGCTGCTTCGAGCTGGTACTCGCGCGGCTCCATCGGGAGCTTCAGTCTGGCCACGAACCGGTCGAACTCTTCGCGGGTGACCTGCCTCTTGTTCTCGACTCCCGGGGACATGGTAACGGCGTAGTCCTCGTCCTTCGCGAAGTCTCGGAGGTCGTCGATGAGTCCTGCCGGCAGCAGCTGCTTGCGGACGTCGAACTGTCGTACTTTTCCGTCCCACACCCCGGCCCTGAACTTGGGCATGAACTTGTAGCCCGGCACGAAGAACGTGAACCGGTCAGATATCTCCTGCAGTATCCCGCGGTCTGCTTCTATCTTCAGGAAAGCCTCGTCGGCTTTCGTCACTCGTATGTCTGTCATCTGCCTGTATCGCCTGCCTTGAAGCGTATGAACGCGATGGCGTTCGACACGTGGAAGCTCCTGTTACCGACCGTCCTGATGATGGAGTCCAGTATCTCTACCTTCTCTTTCATGACGGACATCTTCAGCCCGTGCTGGATGAGCTCCTCGTCGGCGTCCAGGTAGTTCGAGATGTCTGCCCGCAGCACCTTGAGCCGGAACGGTGCGTACCCCCGCTCACGCATGGTCTCTACGTCGAGGGTGCCGGCGTAGTAGTCGGACTTGACCTTCTTCAGCACGGCGAAGTCGGCCTCGGCCTTGCGGAGCCTCATCCTCTCGGCGCTGAGCATCCTGTAGTACTTGTTGTGGAGCTTCGGTATCTCTAGCGAGGCGCGGTCGAGGTCTACCGGGGAGATCGTGGAGTCGACTTCCCACTCTGCGAATATCTCATCAATTGTCATGTCGAAGTCCTGTGTGTCAGACGAAGTCGAAGGAGTCGTACTCGAAGAGGGCCGTCACCGTGGCGTAGTTGGTGTCTTCGTTCTGGTAGGTGAAGTCGATGCTCCCCACTGAGACTGGCATCGCCTTGACGAACTGGATGTTCGCGACCAGGCCGTCTCCCTTGTCGAGCAGCCCTATGGTGAGGTCGGAGTACGTCCCGTTCCGGTCACCCGGTCTCTTGACCAGCGCGGCGTACTGCGTGTGGTCGTTGGGGAACGCCAGTCCCTGCCACCACTTGAAGAGAGTCTTGTACGACTCCATCTTCGCGTCAACGAAGAACGTCACGCGGAGGGGGTCGAACTGGGGGTGGTCTCCCGAGAACTTGATCGTGGTGAACGGGGTATTGACCCCCGCGCTGTTGAAGGAGAAACCCGGTATCGAGACGCTCTGGACGAAAAAGCTGGTCTCGGGGAGCCTGAGCACGTCGAACCTGAAGTTGTTGATGCTCAGATAATTTGTGTCTTGGATCACCGGCACGGGTTTACCTTCATCGAGAAATGGTATAGAGTGGTCTCATGGTATTTATAGGAGCACGAGAAATGGGTACCGGCTTCAAGTTCACCGCGCCGATCGAAGAGGTCACTCCGGTGTCGGTCATCGAGACCGAGACGAAGAGGGACTTCCGAGTAGAAGTCTACGAGAGCGAGAGGGGCTGGGGAAGCTCCACGGAGTACTGGTACGCCTCTACGCTCGAGGAAGCGCTCGAGAAGATGAGGGGCATCAACGCGGAGAACGTCTCACCCACGGCCCCTGACTGGTACCAGGTCGCCCGCGGAGTCGAACAGTTCGAGCCGGACTCACGGGTGTGGGTCAAGGTCCGCTAGTTGACAAGAGTCGAGAAACGGTATAGGCTGGCCTCGATCAACGGAAAGGGTCACTTCATGGAAAAGATCAAGTTCTACGTCCGGCGGGAGTGGGGCATCGACACCGACCGGTTCGGGGACGTCGTCCAGCTCGCCGGCAACTGGGTCGTGCGCCGAGAAGACGGCAGGCTCGACGGCACCGCTCCGACGCTGGACCTGGTCAAGTACCGGTACCAGCAATACGATCTGGTGATGTTCGGATGATCATCGAACCGATATTCTACAGCAGTGACGAATACGACGACGGCTGGGTGAACGTCACCGAGTCTAAGCGGATGCTCGACCGGTACGACTACCTGACTTCTATCTTGCACCCCTCGCGAGAGGCGGCAGAGAAGCGCGCGACCGATCGCAGGTACCCAAAGTGCAGGGTCCTCTACCGCATCAGAGTCAGGATGAAGAGATGAGGCCCTACGCCGTCGAGTACGGACGAGACAACGGTGACGGCACTTATTCCGTTGTCATCGAACGCTATCCACTGCTGCAGTGGCAGAAGCCGCACCCCGACTGGCCGGCGAAGCTGCTCTACGAGGATGGACGTGACGCGGGCAGGGACTACGCATACGAGGAGTGCGCTGAGTACGTCGAACTGACCCTAGGGGCGCTCGGACAGGCCATCGCACATCAGTTTCGCTCTCGCAAGTCCGGAGGTTGACTATGAAGGTACACAGATCAGTGCGCGCCGCGATCGGTTTCGTCTCACCGTACCTCGCGTGGACGTTCATCACGGCGGACCCGCTCGACGCGTTTTCTTCGCCCGACGCCAGGATGTTCCTGCTGTTCTTTACTGTGTGGATGACGGCCCTCGCGTTCGTCATCGGAGACGACTGAGAAAGGATACTAAGTGGGGAGCGTACACAACGACCTGTTCAGCTGGGCCTCTAAGGCCGCGTCCAGGGGTCACTCTACAATAGAGGTGAACGTCGACACCGCGATCGCCGCGGCAGACGAGATCACTTCTCTGTCGCAAGAAGTGGCAGAGCTCCGCGCGAAGCTCATGGGACTCGCCGACTCGCACGAGGTGTGCGGTATGTCCTGGAACGGCTTCAACGTCGTCGGAGACAAGGAGAGCATCGATGAGGTCAAGAGGCTGCAGCACAGGTCTTCGCAGCTCGAGACTTACGCCCGGATCTATGACGAGAGAGTCACGGTCCTAGAAGACCAGTTGAGGCTTTCCAAAGAGAGGAACTCGGAATGAACCTGCGGTACGTAACTTTCAACTCCGTCACGGCCTTCGTCGTGGCATACGCGGTCTACTTCCATGACGCGTTCAACCTGCTCATGAAGTACGAGAAGACCCACGTCTCTCTGTTCATCATCGCGATCTACCTGGCGTGTACGGTCTACCTCGGCGTCAAGGGCAGCGCTGCCAACTTCGCGGCGGTCAACTTCCAGCGCCTCGAGCTCACTGCCCTGGGGCTGCTCGGCACGATCATCGGGTTCATCCTGATGTTCTCCCACGCCGGAGACCTCGCGACCTTCAAGGCCAACGTGCTCGTCGAGCTGGCCCCGGTGTTCCTCACGGGCGCCGCCGGCGTCGGCCTGTCCTGGCTCCTGGGCCAGCAGGCGTACCTCTGCTACGGGGTGTACGAGCATGCCTAGACACATCGCGATAGCGTACATCGACCTGCTGACGTGTCTCCTGGCGGTGTTCTTCTGCTTCTTCATCATGATGGACGACAGTCCCCAGGCCAAGGGGAACGTGCAAGACGCCGCGAGGTTCATCTTCGAGGGCACCTGGTCTAAAGACTCCGCGTCTGACGTGGATATCTGGCTGCAGCAGCCCGACGGGTCGGTGACTAACTACCAGAAGAAGGTCCAGGGGTCCGTAACCCTCGACGTAGACGACATGGGCACCATGAAAGTAGACGTCCTCCGCCGCGAAGTCATCAGCGTGAGGTCGCTCACTCCGGGGCACTACGTCGCTAACGTGATGCTCTACGGCCGGCACGACACCGCTCCCCCGAGAGTGAGGCTGAGTCTCACTTCACTGATGCCCTACAGGGTAGTGGCCGAACAAGAAGTGGAGCTGTCTAGGTCGGGCGACGAGTTCACTCTCGTGTCGTTCGACGTCGACTCGACGGGCAAGGTCTCGAGCGTCGACACCTCGACTCAGGTAAGTCTAGCAAAGGGAATGATCAAGTGACGGTAATCTTCGGCGCGTACACACTGCTCTCGGCTGTCGCACTGGTGCTGGCAGTCTCCTGGTTCCGGCGACTGTTGATACCGGTCGTGCTGGTAGTCTTCGCGGCGGGCTTCTACGTCACGGCGATGTCGGTAAACTACGTCGGCTATGCCCTGGACTCGTTCCTGGTCCCTGACGACAAGGAGGCGCTGGTCCTCTACAGCAACGAGGGCCAGGACTACGTCTACTACGTTCTGTTGTTCTCGGGCGAGGACCGGCCGCGACTCGTGAGGTTCCCCGCCACTGAAGCCACCAAGGAGGAGTCCAAGAAGGCTTCAGACGGGTTGAAGATTATCCGCTTCGGCAAGAAAAAAACGTCGCAGGGAGCCGGCGGTTCTGAGGGCATGGACTCAGGTGAAGCCCCGCCGTTCACGTTCATCACTCCCGGTGAGTCTAAGATGATGCAGAAAGAGCAGGGTTGAATGAAAGAGATTGAAGAATTGACAGAGTCCTACGGCTGGACTCTACGAGAGCTGCTCGACTACCTCGAAGACCCGAGCATGTCGGACCAGTTCGAGCTGACGACCTCGGCCATGCAATGTGCAGCAGACCTGATAGAGTTCCTGCTGGTTCACCGAGCGTAAACGGCCGACAGTCTGTGAAACTGGGGAGTTCTTCTACTTTTGCCACGAATATCACAATGATAATAATGGCATAGAGAGGCAAGAATTGGGAAACTCAAAGAGCTGATGGATTCCTCATGCTTACTGCTAGAGTGACGTCAGATCACCAGTTTGGACGTACAGAAAAGGGAGCCGTTTGGCTCCCTAGTTCTTTCTCGGTCCTTAAGGACTCTTTGACGTATTTATACTGAGCGACAGTTATCAAAGTGCCAACGTTTCATAACTCCGCTCTTTCCGGTAACACCACATTTCGGGCATACATAAATCTGTAGAGTTCTTTCTGAGAGTTTTTTTCGTGTCTCGTCTGATAAGACTTTCCCACTGTTAGCCTCACGCGCTCTTTGCTTCTGATAATCTGTCTGCTTACGACCCTTTCCGGCTTCAGATATCTTTCGTTTAGTCTCTTCGGTCGGTAGAGGACGGTTATCAAAGACTCCTCGTTCCCATAGAGAATGCGCATTCTTACGAGAGCGTTCTCTCTCCTCTTCGCTCCAGATTTTTTCATCATGGTATTTCTTTAGACTCTCACTAATCTTAGGCGCAGCCTTTCCCTTGTTCCACGGGACGTTTCCTTTCTTACAAGGATTGTCTTCTGTGAATTTTTGAGAGAGTTCTTTCTTCCACTTGTCACCGTCGTCAGATGAGAAATACTGCTTTCTGCTGTTTGAAATTTTCTGCTTTTGTTCCGTGGTCATGACTTTTCCGAGGCCCCCACGCCCGCCGGGAATCATGTTGTATCCCTCGGAGATTGTGTTCCTTCTCTCTATCTCTTCACGCTCGAGTTCTTGAACGAGCGAATCACTGTCGACTGCATGTAGAATTTCTATTGTCCATTCATGCGGTGGATACTTGTTGAATGCGCAGAAAAGTTTTGACGCGCATTGCCGGTGAGAGCCCTCTTTGACCCATTTCTTCCAAGACCTGACGTGTTGGTCAAATCGTGTGGACGCACTAAGTTTGGTGTATCCTACGTATGATTTGCTAGACGGCGATGTGAGTTGATAGACGGTGTATTTCATAATTTCTCCATCATCACGAGATTTGAATAATTATATCAAACCTAGTGTATAAGTAAACAAATATAAGGGCAGGATGACCTGCCCTTATACACTAGATTAGCTACCTCACATGAGATTGCTGATGAATGTTCTCCGGTAATAAACATTCGTGTTCGCGGTCACTGCGCCGTTGCCCTTGGTCGCGCCCTGGGCGTATGGGTTCGCAACCACGCCGTAGCGGGTCTTGAAACCGATCTTCGGCTGGAAGGAGTTCTCGCCGACAGCGCGGACCATCTGGAGGGGAACGTACGGGCAGTAGAACAGTCCGGCGTCGAAGGTGTTCGAGCCCTTGTATCCCACGACCATGTAGTTTCCGCCGGCGTACGGGTCGATGTAGACCTTGAAGCGACCGTTCAGGACGCCCGCGAAGGTGTTACCCGTGTCGTCGACCTGGAGGTTGTTGCTGTTCAGGGCAGGGGTGTAGTCGAGCACGCCGGCCATCTGGAGAGCGGAGGCGACGTCCGAGGAGCAGAGGACGATGTTGCCCTTGCCGCGACGGGTGTCTTTCGCGATCTGGTTGGCTTCGCGTTCGATCTGGAACATCAGGCCCTTGAACTTTTCGACAGACCAGCGGCCGTTGGCGTCGGTGTCGAGGTTGTAGGTGCCGGCCACTGCGGTGTCGGTCTGAGAACCGGTAACAGCGGTGGTGTAGAGGGTGCGGATCATCTCGCGGTTGATTTCCGAGAGGATTTCCGAGCTCAGGATGTTCGAGAGTTCAGACTCAGCGTCCAGTCCGTGGATCGCCTTCAGGTCCTGAGCGAGTTCCATCGAGTACTCGGCCTTCAGCGCGCGGCTCTTTGCCGTGACCGAGACCTGTTCGATGGTGAAGCTCATTTCCGCGAAAGCGGTGTTCACTTCCATGTTAGCGGTAGTCACGCCGCCGCCGGAGTTCGCGGTGTTCGCGGTGCCGGTCGTGCCCGCGTGGGTGCCGGTGCCGGAGTACGCGGTGTTCGACTCGGTGTAGAACGCCTCAGCGATCGCCGCGTTGGTCGTGTTCGCGTAGTTCGAGCGCATCGCGAAGACGAGGCCGGTAGGACCGGTCATAGGCTGCACGCCCATGATGTCGTACGCGATCAGGTTCGGCATAGCGCGGCGGACCAGCGAGATGAGGACCGGGTCGTAGTTGGAGACGTTGCCGGTGACGTTGACCGGGGTCGCTTCCATCAGGGACTGCGGAGACCAGGAGGTACCCTCGCGGAGGGCGATCTCGGTGTTCTCGAGCAGTGCTGCTACGGTGTTGCGGCGGTGAAGGTCGCCGATCTTTGGCAGTTCAGCGTGCTCGAGGAGGGGCTTCCACTTCTCGTTCAGGCGCTGTAGGTTTGAGACTTCGGTCATGTGGTTTCCCCTTTGATCCTTTGCAATATTTATAATTCTTACTTCTTCAACGACCGAGTCACGGCCGCCAGGTAGCTGGCCATGTTCGGGTCGAGCTTAGGCTCTTCCTTGACGGCCTCGCCGGTGAACTCTTCGTTGAGGGCCTGTTCGCCGTCGACCTTCTTCTTCGCTACGAGGCCTTCCTTGATGGCCACGAGCTTGGTGCGGTACTCTTCGTCCGAGGAGTACTCGATGGACTCTGCGAGGGTCGCGAGGCGGTCCTTCTGCGTGACCGTCAGGCCCTCGGATACTTCGGCCACGACGTCGGTCGCCTTGGCCTCGTTGATGGCGTCAGCGAGCTCGATGTTCTTAGCCTCGGACTCGTTCAGGGACTGCTCGAGTTCTGCGATGCGGGCCTCGAGGCCTTCGAGTACGTCGATGCCGCCCTCAGGCAGGACCACGTTGTGCTCTTCGAAGAGGCCCTTGAGGCCTTCCATGAACGACTCGGCTACGGCGACCTTGGTGTTGGTCTCGATGGCCACTTCGTTCTCGTTGAGCCACTCCTCGACGGCGTAGTCGAGGTAGGCGTCTACCTGCTCGACGACCGCCGTGATCTCTTCCTTGAGCTTCTCGGCGCTCTCGGCCTCGATCGCTTCCTTGAGCTCGTTGACTCGCTCGATGAGCGCTGCCTCGAAGACTGCGGCCACCTTGGCCTTGAACTCTTCACTGAAGTCTTCACCGTCGAACAGCTCGTCGGTGTGCTCCTTCACGGAGCGGTTGTCTGCGAGTCGTGCCGGCGCCTGCTTCTGGGTCTTGCCAGAGTCAAGGAGCTTCTCACCCTTGTTGATGCCGAGCAGGTCTGCTACCTTGTCGGCGACCGGGTCGGCCTTCTTCTTGAGGTCGGCCTTGCGGTCGTTAGCGCCGGTCTCGATCGGGTCTGCAATCGAAGATGCCTCGCCGTCAGCCTGGAACTCATTGAGTGTGTTCTTGTCGACCATCGAGGGTCTCCTTTTCTTCAATTTTGAATATTTATAACCGGTTGAACTTTAGAGCGATTTCATGAACTTCGAGAAAGACTTGAGCAGTGCGCCCTCGTCGATCCGCTTGTAGTCTGAGTGGACCGCGCGCTTGAGCTCTTCTGCGACCGCGAGGGCGCGCCAGCCGTTCCGCTCGTCGTACACCCAGTCCACGTTCTCCATGACGCCGTTCAGGTACGCGTCAGGCGCTGACGGGTCGATGACGACGTCCCCGGCAGTGGCCAGGTGGAAGTCGCTCTGTACGTACATGCCCTTGCCCGCTGCGCCGTCTGACTCGCGGAGGGAGCCCATACCGCGGGACGAGATGCCCAGCTTGCCGCCGTCCTCGATGAGCCCGCGCACGATGTTGCCCATCGGCGTAGAAGACACCCGGGCCTTGCCGACGAAGTTGGTCCCCTCACGCTTCAGGGACACTATGCGGTGGCTGATGCGGTCGGGGTTGATCGTCGGTCCGGACGGGTGGCCAAGTTCACCGTAGGCCGTGTCGTTGTCGACCTTCTCCTTGAGGTAGCGGTTGACCTCGTTCTCCATGATGCCGAGCGGGTAGATGCGGCCGTTGCGGTTCTTGATGTCGGCCTGCAGGAAGATGCCCTCGAGGTAGAGGTGCTTCTTGCCAGTGGCCTCGTCGATCTGCTCAGCGTAGCCGATCTCTTCGGTGAGTTCTGTGATCAGCTTCACTTGCGCGCTTCCTCTTCTTTGGTGCCCTTCGGCCTGCGGGGCAGCTGCTTCGGCACGCGTTCCTTGAAGGACTCTGCGAACTCGCGGAACGAGACGCCCGAGAGCTTCTCCTTGTTCTTCTTGATGCGCTTGCGTCCCTCGGGAGAGCCGCCGTCTGCTGGAGCCGGTGCCGTACCGTTGACGTCTTCTTTGGTCAGCTTGTCGACAGCCTTGTCGATGCCCTTGCTACGATTGGCAATCTTGTGAACTTTGCCGCCCTTGAAGCCTTTGATGTCGATCCAACGCTGGGCATGATCGTCCTTAGCTTTCTTGATATAGGCGCCGAGTCTCTGCTTGGAGACCTCGTCGAGTGTCAGCGTCACGGCCTCTTCGAATTCTTCCTTGACTCGCTTGAGCTTCGGGTTCTTGCGCTTTGCCTCGGCAGAAGCGTTGCGCGAAGCACTCGCGAGGATGGCCCCCGCGTTCTTCATGGGCAGGTGCTCTGAGGACGAGATCTTCTTCTGCACGGAAGCGAAGGACTCCTTCAGCTTCCCCTGCGCGCGGGCGATGCCGTTCACTCGCTTAGCGACCTTCGCCAGGTGCTTGAGAGCTCGGAGGGAGTCGCTGTTCGCGAGCTCTTCGCCGGCTTTGGCGTCGTGCTTGTTCGCGTCCTTGTTGGACGCGGCCACGTACGCCTTGAGACGCTCGCGAGAGACCTCGTCGATCTCTTCGACTTCTTCCTTGATGCGCTTCCAGGCGTTAACGAGCCCCAGGACGCGCTTGTCGTTTTTCTTGCGAGCCGCCGCGCTGAAGGAGGTCCACTTCAGGTTCTTCCTGTGGCTGTCCTTGGCCTTGCCCTGGTAGTCCTTCAGTCTCTCCTGGGAGAGTTCCAGGAGCTCCAGCCCCTCCTTGAGCTTGAGGGCCTCGGGCGGCTTTGCGTTGTTGACCTGGCAGTTGAGCTCGTCACGGAAGTCCTGGAGCTGACGCACCAGGGCCTTGACGCTGTACTGGTCCACCCAGGAGTTCTTCTCCTTGGAGTACTTCGTGAGCTCGGCCGCGAGGGAGTCGATCTCGGCCGCGATAGTGTTCAGGTCGTCGATGTACCCGGCCTTCACCTCGTCGTAAGAGCGGGCCTCGGGCTTGAAGTACTGCATGATCTGTTGCTTGGAGTAGGCGCGGCCCGACTGGAAGACCGGCACCTCAGACATCGGGTCGGTCTTGACGCCGTTGTCTGCCGCGTAGGCCTTCACGCCCTTGCCGCCCTGCTGGTCGGCTGCGCGGGTCTTGTCCTTCTTGGTCTTGACTGCCTGGCCGTCGTCTTTCACGGGGTAGTCGGTGACCTTGACCGGGTGCTCCTTCACGACGAGCTTGTCGAGCTCAGAGCGAGGACCCTCGACTTCCTGTATGTAGTCTCGAAAGCTCTTCATCTCGGTCCCTTACTTCTTGATCAGTTTAGCGATGCCAAACTCAAAGGCACGGTGGTTCTTTGATTTCTCATTCTTAGCAGCTAGCTTATCGATGGCATTATCGATGTGACGGACCTTCCCATCTTTCTTCTTGCCGGTAAAGATCAATGCGTTATCCGTCTTAGCTTTCTTGATGTAAGCACCGAGACGCTCCTTGGACACTTCCGCGATCTCTTCTTCAGAGAGCCCGTCGAGGTCCAGTGCTTCAAGCTCGGCCAGCACTTCTTCTACCTGGTCATCGGTCAGGGACTCGATGACTTCGTCGATGTCGAGGTCTTCGTCTTCCTTGACGGTCTTGGAATTCTTGTTGACGAGCGAGTTCACGGTCTTCTTGCGGTGAGCCGCGTTCCAGGCCTTGTCACCGCTCTTCTTTAGCTTGTCTCCACCAGCGCTGTACTCGGTAGGAGTTGCGTTAGGGTTGTGGCCGGGACGGTTCTTGAGCTTGAACTTAGCCTCGTCGATCTGTTCTTCCGGGACGATGAACGCCTCGAAGGCAGTCTCTACGTATCCGTCGATAGCCGCTGCTACCTTGGACTCGATGAGGGCCTCGACCATCTCACGGAAGTCGACCGGCTTCTTGGAAACTGCCGCGGCCACGACGTCCTCGAGAGAGAACTCTTCCTTGGCAAGTCTGTCACCTGCCCGGCTAAGTCCCAAAGTACGGTTAGCGAGCTTGTTAGAAGCATGCTTCATTGCAGAGTCAGCCTTCTCGCGGCCTCTCTTGAGGGTGGCTACGCGTTCCGCGTGTCTCTCTTTGCTTTCTCCCTCTTCAGGTCCCTGCTTTGCGACGCGACGCATAGAATTACCGCGATTGTAGCGCTTTTCTGATGCGTCATTGTAGGCCTTGCGGTTCTTCGCGTGGGAAGTGACAGACTTGACTACGTAAGAAGCCAGACGCTCCTTGGACACTTCGTCGAGCGTCTCGTCTCCCTCGATCGCTTCCAGGAGGGCCTCTAGGGCTTCCTCGTCCATGCCGGCGATCTCTTCGTGGAACTCTTCTTCGGTCATCTCTTCCTCGTTCTTTAGCTCGATCGAGCGCTCGTGCTGGTTGTACTTCGTCTTCTTGTTCAGGCGACGGAGGAACTTCGCGTATGTGCTCGACGTCATTTGTTCTCTCTTTATTTATTCTTGGGAGGAACCGGCTCGTCCGGCTGCGCGATGAGTTCCGGGAAGATAGGCTCGTCCTTGCCCTTCGCGATCTGTTTCTCCATCTCCTCGATGTCCTCGTCGGTCTGTCGGAAGATCTCCTTCTTGATCCACTCAGACGACACGAAGATGCCGTTCCACTGTGCCGCCTCTGCGGCGAGCGCGAAGCGACTCTGGAGTATGTCCTGGTTCTTCATCTCGCTGAAGTGGTTGTCGACCGCGAACTCGAAGAACACGTTGTTCTTGATGTTGGGCCACTCTTCCTCGGAGATCACGTTCTTGAGCACCAGCTGCTTCTCGAGGGCCGAGTACAGCAGCATGGAGAAGCGCTTGCGCAGCCGCGTGATGAACTTCTGGAACTTGATCTCGTCGCGAGTGATCTCAGAGGGGCGACCGATGCTGAAGCCCTCGGAGGGGTTGAGGCGGGACACCGGTATGTTGAGGGACTTGTACATCTTCTGGAGGAAGTAGTCGAGGTCCGCGAGGTCGCCCAGGTTCTGGCCGCCCGGGAGGGTCTCGATCTTGGTGCTCTCGCCGTTGCGGCGCGGGAACCAGTAGTCCTCGAGCATGGTCATGTGCTTGCGGTCGTCACGCACCTCACCCGAGCCGGCGTCGTATACCAGGCGGTTCTTGTGCTTCACCATCATGTCGCGCAGGTACTGCTCGGCCTTCGCGCCCGGCATGTTGCCCACGTCGATGTAGAAGATGCGGCGCTCGGGGGCCCTCACGAGCCGGTAGATGATGAGGGAGTTCTCGAGTGACCGTAGCTGGTTGAACGGACGCAGGGCCTTGTGGAGGTACGACAGCACGAGCTTGTTGTTCTCGTCCATCAGCCCGCTGTTCGCGAAGATGATGCTGTCCTTCGCGATCTTAAGTCCCTTCTGGTCGTAAGACGTGGAGGGCTCAGACGCCCGAGACCCGTCGCCCTTGCCGCCGAAGCCCTTCTCAGCGAAGAGGTAGTACTCGTTCTTGGTGAACTTCATCGGGACGTCGAGGTTGGCAGACGTCTTGTCTTTCCTGATCTCGCGCACTTTGGTGATCTTGCGCGGGTCGATGTACCGCAGCTCCTGGATACCCTTGGAGGTGTCCTTCTCGTCTATCACGACGTGGTAGTAGATCTGCCCGTCGATGTACCACCGGCGGAACAGCTCGTACGAGATGTTGTTGATGTCGAGGAGCTCCTTGACGTTGTCGACCTCCTCGCGGATGACCTTCTTGACGTTCTCGGAGTATCCCTCGAGGTTGTCGAGGTTGATAGTCACCACGTCGTTCTCGTCAGAGGCTATGGCCTCGTTGACGATCTCGTCGATGGCGTACTCGACCTCTGCCTCCTTGGCGAGCTCGCGGTACTTCGTGACGAGCTCGGCCTCGGTCTTGGCAGAGCCCTCTATGTCGACGTACTGGCCGTAGGCTCCCCCGGTCGAGAGGAGCACTGAGCCCTCGTCGTCCTGCTTCTCTACGAATGACGGGAGTTCTTTCTCTTCGTTCCGCTTGATCGAGAAGCCGAAGAGCGACAGGTTTGGTCTAGCCATGTGTGATCCTCATGCTGAAAGGTCCGGAGCGACTAGATCACGATCCCCCGCCGTCTCCGGTGTTGCCGCCGACGATGCTCCAGGAGTCGTACTGCCAGACGACCTGGAAGGTCTCGATCTGGTCACGCGTGTCCCAGTCGAGGTCGATTTGTCCGACTTCCGACGGCCAGATGCCGTTCAGCTGGTAGATGCGCAGCTCAGAGCCGTCCTTGCCGTACTGGGTGATGGTGGCCTGGGACTTGTAGTTGCCGGGAGCGGAGCCGGCCGATGCAATGTTGGTCTCGAGTCCGTTGATCGCGTTGGACCAGGTCTCGATGGCGTCGCGCACCGCGAAGTCCTCGTCGTTGTAGACAGCAGTGGTCCAGGCAGAGAACTCACGGTCGCCGGGGATCTTGATCGTGCGTCCGAAGTACGAGACGTTGATGATGCCGAGCGTGCTGCCCGGGATCGAAGCCGCGCGGCAGAGGAACGGCATCTTGATGTCGGCGACGGGGTTGATCGGGTTGGTCACGAGCACGTTAAACTGGCTCGGGCGTGCCCCACCGTACTGGAGCTGTGATCTTATGTCATTGATCGAGAAGGACACGGTATAGACCTCGCAAATGCGTTGATTGAAAGCTTTAGGATATTTATAAAAGTATGAGTCTCGGGTTTACATCCCGGGAGAACTGGTATATGGTAGTCACATCAGAAAAGGAGTGTAAGGCATGGCAGAAATCGTAGCCAAGACCGCGGTCGCCCTCGCCGTGGCTTACATACTGGCAGTAGTGGTGATGACGGTCACGTCGAACCCGACCTGCCTGGAAAAGACGGGTTCCCCGACGTTCTGCTCGTTCTTCGGGACGCTGGAGTACGCGGGCGACGCACTCAAGTGAGGGGCCAGGAATGACCGCGCTTAACTCAGTAGTAATGATGGTGTTCCACCTGTACGGCTCAGACCAGACGGTGCAGCACTTCTTCATCCACCAGACGGAGGCCGAGTGCCGGCAAGACGTCTACGACCTCAGCCACAACAAGACGCCCGCGCAGGTCATGATGGAGGCACAGATACCTCCTGAACCGCTCACGAAGATCGACTTCTCGTGCGTGACACTCGACGAGGCCGTGTTCCGGCTGACGGGACAGCAGCCCCGCGAGTCAGAACCGGGAGAGCAGTGATGCAGGTCATCGTGGTGCTAGTACACCTGGTCGGCGGCGGGGGTCACGTCGGCTTCTTGCAGTCAGACTACATAGCAGCCTCGTGCCAGGACGCGCGGAACACCATCATCCTGACGTTCGACGGCGCGACTATCCTGGAGCGCGCGAACATCAAGGTGGACGGGCACATCGACACGTTTGAGTTAAAGTGCACTGACCGTGACACCGCACTCAAGATAGTGAAAGAGATGAAGTGATGTTCTGGAAGAGACAGAAGAAGCACTCCATGGGAGACCTGTGTATCGTTCCCCGAGGCGACAAGTTCGTCATAGAGCGCTACGTCTTGGAATACAATGGCCCGTTCTTGCCGGCGAAGTACAGGTGGGACCGGGAAGAATTCATCGATGAGATAACGACCGTCCACGAGTACGGGTCTGTGGAAGAAGCCCTGGCTGTCATAGACAGGCTCAGGGAATACGTGGCGCAAGAAGAGACGCGACACGCCGAGGCCAGGAGACGTCGTCGCGAAGAAGACTCTCGGGCCGTCTACGTGGATTACTGAGAAGGCTTCTTGCCTTTGCTGAACTTTACGTGGCGGACATAGTCGCTGACTACGTTCCATCCGAACACTCCGTTCATGAAGTATCCTTCACGACGGGTGCCGAGGACAAGACCTTTCTTGCGGAGCTTTACGCAGCGCTTGCAGTCGCAGAAACGGTTGTTCATGTCAAACTCCTCATGTGTAGCGCGGGACGAGGCCGAAGATCTGAGAGTGGTCTCCCTCGATCATGCCGCCCTTCCACGGGTTGGAAGCGTCGTTCCAGTCGGTCTCCCAGAACGTCAAGTCACCTAGGTCGCCGTGATAGTCGACCCTGACTCCGCCGTCTTCAGCGATGATGCCGACGTGCAGCTCGTTCCGTGTGGTGGAGAAAGCAGTTACGAACTTTGAATTCTTGGTCATGACGGCGTTCCTTTCCGATTTGATAGTTCAATGTATACCATCGCGGAGAGGATGTAAACTACTATTTTAAATAAAGAAAGGGCCCGTGAGGGCCCTTTGTCTGTTTCGTCACCTGGCGGATCAGAACTGACCGACTACTTCAGTGAAGTTGACTCCGGTCCGTACTGCCACGAAGTTCAGCTGTATGAAGTTGATCGACCTCGCGGGAGCGATGTACAGGTCGCCCACGAAGCGGTTGTTGTCGATCACGTCAGGCGTGTTGTTGGTCTCGTCGCACACTACCTTGAAGCTCGAGATGCCGCGGCGGCCCTGGATGTCTCGCAGGTACGGCTCGACCATGTTGCGGAACTGCGCGCGGGTGAACGAGTCGTTGAACTCGAACAGCGTGTACTTGGCAGCGCTCGCGATGGCCTTTTCGAGGACGATGAAGAGCCGGCGGACGTTGATGCGGTCGAACGCGGAGGCCTTCGTCTGGAGGGTCTTGTCTCCGTAGAGGATGGTTCCCTCGCCCGTGAAGTTGACCACGGGGTTGACGTTGCTGCTGTAGAGCAGGTCTCGGTCGCCCTGGTCGGGGTTGTACGCCAGGCGAGTCACGTTCTTGATCGATCCGCGGTTGAAGCCGGCAGGCGACCACCACGGGTCACGGAGCAGGTCGGTGCGGACCATGAGGCCGGCGACGTCGCCGTTGAGCGGCACCCACCGGTACGTGTCGTTGTACTTGTCGTACTGGTACTTGTAGCCGGAGTCCATCACGCCGTAGGAAGACGAGCCGAGCTGGTTCCTCGTGAGGATGACCGACTCCATCTCCTGGAACGGGTTGTTGACCACGTCAGACAGCTGCGGAGACACGAGCACGATGCAGTCCTTGCGGTACTCCGCGATCGACTCGATCAGGTACTGTGCGAGTCCCATGCCGCGGACGCCGTGGGACGGTACGGCCTTGCCGGTGAGGACAAGGCTGACGTCCACTTGAGTCGCGTCACGGAACTGGTTGTAGGCGCGGATCATGTCGCCCAGGCCGACGCTGTTCTCGGTAGCCCCGAAGGTGCCGCCGCCGAAGGACGCGGTGTACGCGCGGTCAGTGGTCGCCGCTGCGGAAGACGCTGCGGTCTGTACCGAGCCGGCACCTGACCGGTCATTGGCGTACCACACCCAGTTAGAGGACTGGTTGAGGACGTCCTTGTAGTAGATAGAGCCGCCCTGTTCTCCCTTGGCGTCGACTGCTCGGGACATGCCCTGCCAGACCTCGAGGACCTGACCCGGAGTACCGGTGATCGCGCCGCCGTTGTCGACGATGACGGCGTGGATCTCGTCACCGACGCCGCCGCGGTTAGCCGCGTAGGAGGTGGTGTTAGGCGCGCCCGAGACTGCGTTGAAGAACTGCCAGTAGCGAGTGAGCTGTGCGGACTCAGTGTAGTCAGAAGTCAGGTAATAGCGGTCGTAGAACGAGACGTTCGCGCTCGTCGCGCCGTTCGCGGTCACGGAAGAGCCGATCGCGGAGATCTGCATGAACTGCGTGCCGATGGTGGTGTTGCCGACGTTGACCCAGTCGTTGACTGCGAGGTCTGTGAGCAGGGGCACCGTGTTGCCCGTAGCGGTGGCCACGGCGGTGTTAGACCCGACTGCGAACGCGACGGTCGTGTTGGAGATCGAGATGGTCTTCGAGTAGGCGTTAGCGGAGTCGCAGACGCTGATCAGGAGGCTGTTGCCGGGGTTGCCAGGCCACTTCGCGAAGTACATCTGCGAGGTGTTGGCGAACGAGAGTGTGCCGTAGTGGGTGGCGTTCTTGATCTGGGTGTTGGACGACGGGATCGCTGCAGTGTTAGAGATAGCGACGGCGTTGAACGTGTTGACGGTGGCTGCTCGCGACACCCAGAGCTTGTTACCGTAGTCCAGGAAGTTGGACGCGGAGAACCAGGTCTCGAAGTTAGAAGCGGTCGGCTTCCCGAAGCGAGAAGCGAGCTCGTCCTGCGAGCTGATCAGGTCACGGTCTTCGACCGGGCCCCAAGTGAAGACGCCGCCGATGGCTCCCTCGGTAGTAGAGACTGCCGGGACGATGGTGGTCAGGTCGATTTCGCTGACGCTGACTCCCGGGCTCACAGTGAACGACATGCGTGTTCTCCTCGTATAGTGAATTACTTAGCTTTAGGATATTTATAAAACCGCCTCCTTATGGGTTTACATACATCGAGAAAGGAGTTATAATCACAACAGGAAAACGAAAGGAGAACCTACATGAAGATCGCAGTGAGAAACCGAGAACTCTTGGACAGGCTCATAGAGAGCGTCCGAGACGAGTCAAAGGCATGGGACTACGAAGACTACGACCATTGCTTCTGTGGGCACGCGAACGCCCTGACTGGCAACTCCATCGGAGGTATCAAAGAAATCCTCGCTTTCAATGGAAAAGCAACTGAAGATGCTGAGACTGCCCTCGTCATGACCCGCTTCGAGTACAGAGACCGAGCAGTCGCAGTCGCCGCGCTCGTGTCTATCCGGGACACCGGCGAGTTCTAGAACAGTCGGTCTAGCTCGTCGTAGGGGTCGAAAGGGTCTCTCTCGGTGCCGTTCACGATGAAACCGAACGGCATCATGTCCCTGTCGTGCTGCTCGGCGGTCCTCTCGCGTAGGGCCTTCATCACGTCCTGGTTAGTCAGCTCCTTGAAGCTGGCCTGGGACGTGAGCCAGCCGAACAGCACCAGGGGCATCACGAGGTCGTCGTGCTTTCCTGGCTCTGCGGCGTAGCTGTTCTTTGACTTGCTGAACACGCTAAGCTCTTCGATCGTGTCGAAGTCCTGTATCAGCAACTGGTCCTGCTCGATGAGCATCTTGAGCATGCTGCAGCCCATCGACTTCACTGAGTGCGATGTGTTGATCCCCTTCTCGGCGCTCCTGCCCCCGAAGCAGACCTTCTTACCAGAACGGCCCGCGTTCTCGGTCCAGAACAGGTTCT